TACCACTATTCATTCTCCATGAGGAGCCATCCAAGTAACCACCACTCCAACCTGCTAGAACTTTATAGAACGGGAATGTGCCTTTACCTTCTTTAACTTTTAACACTACCCAACTGTCTGGACTATAGTCCACTATCCCAATCTCCAAATATGTTAGGTGCCTGTTCAGCCGCTTTTTCCATATAGTAATCACCAGGATAATGCTTGAGGCACCGATATGCTTCTTTTCTTACAGCACTTGGAACTCGTGGTGTCTTCTTAGGATCCATCAAATCTCTGAGAAATATTCTAGTATTCTCTATAGCCCATTTTCTTTCATTCGGCATTGTCATTGCGATACTCTAATTCGTTCTGCATGGCAATTTTAATTGCTGGATTGATTGACGACACATTTTTTAGGACTGCTTCAATGTGATCAGTAGTCATATCACACAATGTAATATATGACAGTGGCTGGTCTCCGTTAAGACCATATGTTCCCCAATCACACGCTTCTCTAACCTCTTCGTGAGGTTCTGCAAGTGTGACTACCAGCATTTCTTCATCACCATTAGCACTACAACGAACATAGTCTATTCCGCCGTCGATCATATACTCGTTGCCGTTAGCATCAGTGTGGGTAACATAATCATGTCGGTGCCGGCTTCGTAATATTGTGCCGTCTGGTGTACATAGTGCATTGCGTATCATACTATAATTAGTATCTGTCATTACATCTATCCTTTTTCAATATGGTATCCCCGGTAGGATTCGAACCTACGACCTACGGATTAGAAATCCGTTGTTCTATCCAGCTGAACTACGAGGATCTAATCGTGTCATTGTACCCTATGGCACAATCTAGTATTGATAGCGTATCTGTATGATTCGCCATTTCCATGAGTGCTAAAGTGTCTTTTGGAAAACACGCACCCCCAAATCCACGTTCTTCAGTTACTTTCGTGTGACTTGGTCCAATTCTGTTGTCAGATGATACGTGATTTCTGACCTTTTCATAGTCTAATCCATGTTCTTCACAAAAATCATATAGCTGGTTAAACCATGCTACTTTTGTTGCTAAAAATGCGTTGATTGCATATTTAGTAAGAATAACTTCTTCTACATCTGTGGTATGACAATACTCTTTATATGTAAAATCGCTACAAACATAGAACACTTTCCACCAAAAATGTGAATTATTTCCAGCAAATATTATTCTTTTATTTTCTCTGATATCTTTTCTTGCGTAGGCTTGTCGCAAAAATTCAGGTGAGAATGTAAATGGGTTTGAAAAGTTCTTTTCAATATACTGCCAACACTCTATATTTATAGTACTCTTAATAAGTATTGGAATTGTTGTGTCTTCTATCTGCTCGATTACATCGACAATTGCGGAGTAATCACACGATCCATCATCATTTGATGGAGTAGGCAAACATAAGATAATACCATCATACGTTGAATGGTCTGTTATCTTATTATTATTTATGCCCGGATCAACAACATGAATCTGGTGTCTCTCACTTAAAACTTTCTTATAAGTACTGCCTACGAAACCACAACCAATGATTGCTAGATGCATATATTATCCGAATTCTTTTTGTAAATCTTCTTCTTCGTACCCTTTGAGATATGATTCAATCTCAGCAGGACTCATTTGGTGTTCCTCTACCAGAGCGGATGCATATGTTGCACCCGTATAGTAATGTGGATTTTTTGGACGACCGTAGTGGCTATCTGCTGAACCACGATCATATGCACTACCATGCCTTTTATCCATTCTCGTATTCTCCTACTTTAACAAATTTGCGTCTTGCTTTACTATACTGTTTCATGGGCGATTTGAATCGCTGTACAGTGCCGCCTGGTGCTTGGTATGCAACTAACTGACCACTATCATTGACATGATATATGCCATTTGCTATACGCTCACAACCCCAATCAGTGACTTCCTGAAGCATCTGGATCATGCAAAAGCCCTCTTTTCGAACTCATCGTAGGCATACTCTGTCGCTTCTTCGTCAGACATACCGTGATCTAGAGCCTCTTCATAGAGGCGTTCTAGTAGTGCTTCGTTATAGTGATTGCTCATACGAACTCTCCAGTAACTTCACTGAACCCGCATCCATCGACAATGAGTGCTTTACCAGACTCATCCACGATGACATCACCAACAGACATAGAGTACTGACTGGCGAATCGCTCAATCTTTTCCTCAAATACTGGATTACCATATGGATTGTTGTGCCATAAGAATGCTTCTTCAGCATCATTCGTATCAATGTTTGATACATGAGCGTAATGCTTGACGTAGATTTCATTCCACGCTTCAGAACCACCCATCTTAACAGATTGGGCAGCCTCTATTATAGGCATTTCTATCATGGCATCTGTCCAACCAAGCTGGTTTACTCGGTCATACTGCGCTTTAGTGGGATTTATCTGGAATAATTTGAACATGAATCTTTCCTCTCTCATTAACTATACTAGTATTATAGCAGGATTGAGGGTAATGTCAAGTAAAAAATGAGTTATTTTACGCATATTTTCACTTTATGTGTATAAGTTTATAGAGCGTTGCAATATCTTCTTCAAACCACACCTGTAGTGCCAGTCGCTCATTTTCATTGTTTTCTACACCATGCATTACCTGCGTGGAAAAGGCATATGCGTTATCATAATCTAAATGCGAATGAGAATCATTCTCAACTTTATATAGGGTAGTTGGAGCGAAACATTTGCCGACTTGTACCAATGGGAACACAACCGCTGTATTCCGACCATAGTCTTTTCCATCCACATGGGGTACTATCACCGCATTGGGTGCTACATACATGAGAGACATTCTTGTTGGTCTTACTGGAAATTTATTGGCTAGTGTGTCTAGTGCCTCGTTAGGATCTAAGATAAGAATATCTAGATTGGTGTAATCTTCGCCCACGGTATGTTTGTGGTAATCATCGATGCGCTGACGGTGTGTCGACCATAGAAGATCGACTAGATTGGGATGTAGAGTAAGGTCTACTTCAAAATGTTCCATTATATAATTTACTCTTCAAATAAGTATGCTGATTTACACAGAATCTCGCTTGCTTTGGTTTCCCATATGAATGGAAATATACCATGGACAATTAACACGAATGCAACTCCCCATGCAAATCTTAAATGTTGGAAATATGTTACGTCATTCTCTTTCAAGTGGCTCAAGAATTTCTCCAATCTTATCTGCTAAGTTTCTAAACCATTCAGCATCATGTCCCTTAGTTGTTTCAGCCGCGGTACCCAATCGAATACCACTTGTCTCTACAAAACTTCTAGGGTCATTTGGTATGCCGTTTTTGTTCACTGTAATTGAATTCAACTCTAACAAGTCAGCCGCATCTTTTCCACTGATTCCTCTATTTGTTAGATCAAGTAGTATTATATGCGAATCTGTGCCGCCTGTCAAGCATTCAAATCCATTTGCTGTAAGTTGTTCTGCAAAGGCTTTTGCATTTACAACTACGTCATGGGCGTACTGAGTAAACGACTCTGAGTTTGCTTCAACAAAACATTGTGCTTTTGCGGCAATCATATTCATTAAAGGACCGCCCTGTGTTCCAGGAAAGATTGCACTATTAATACGTTTGGAATATTCTTTCTTGTTCCACAGTATAATACCACCTCTAGGACCACGTAACGTCTTGTGTGTTGTACTTGTTACAATATCAGCATACTGAATAGGACTATCGTAACAATTGCCTGCTACGAGACCAGAATAGTGTGCCATATCTACCAACAACAATGCACCAACTGAGTCAGCAATTTCTCTAAACGCTTTCCAGTCGATTTGTCTAGGGTATGCACTAGCACCGGCAACAATCATTTTAGGTTTATGACGTTCTGCTAACATCAAAACTTCATCATAGTTAATTAAGCCATTCTCTTCAACACCATAGGTGTATGCATCATAAATCTTACCTGATATATTTGGAGGGCTTCCATGACTTAAATGTCCACCGCTTGCTAAATCCATACCTAGTATTTTATCACCAGGTTGTAGAAATGCTTGGTATACCGCGGTGTTGGCATTGGCGCCACAATGGGGTTGCACATTGGCAAAGTTACAACCAAACAGTTTAGTAACTTCTTCGATTGCCATGGTTTCAATTTCATCCATGTGGTCGCAACCATTATAATATCGTTTACCTGGATAACCTTCAGCATACTTATTTGTAAATATACTTCCGCTTAATTCCATTACTGCTTTGCTGGCGTAGTTTTCACTTGCTATGAGTTCAATTGTATTGTCTTGCCGTTTTGTCTCGCGGCTGAGAATATCTATAATTTTTTGATCCATAATATTATGCTATGTAGTCTACTCTATGTGAAGTTGTAACTGTGTTAAGATATCCTTGTGCATTGTATGTAGTGACAAGGTACGTGTCTTGGACAACCTTTACGTTGCCCTCTCCTGCATCATATACTTGCTTAACTACTTTCTTTGTTGTATATGATGTAGCTGATACGGGTGAGATACTATCTATTGCATCCACTATTTTTTACTAAACGCTTGAGCACCAAAGAATGCGGCTACGATACCGGCTACTGCTACAAAATATGTAGGAGCCATACTACCAAGTGTTGCTTGCGCTTCGTTAAGTCCAGCTAATGAAGCCAGTACTACTGCGAAAGGATATAGTAACATACCCACTAAAGCAAACCATGCCATCTTTCTTTGAGCATCGCGCATTGCATCTTGATCTTCAAGTTCTTTGCGCTTAAACTCTAGGTGCATTGCTAACTCACCATTATTGATGTGTCCATCACCATTTGTATCGGCATCTTCTAAGCCTTCTACAGTTCGGTAACCTCTGCTATCTACTCTTGCAGTTCCTTGATCACTCGTTGTTACTGTCTTGTCCACTGTTACTTTCTGTTCGCTCATCTGTGTCTTTTCCTTTGAATACATCTAAGAAGGAACTCTTTTTAGGAGTTGTCTCCTCAGGCTTGTTTATAATATCCAATTGTTCATCAGTTAAAGTCACAGTTCTATAATATACGATCACTTCCTTGGTTTCTTTTACAAATCTTTTAATCTCTTGAAGATTGTATGCCATCAATTCATAGTCACCTGGCGTCATGGCAAAAAATACACCACCAGTTTCTTTTTTAATTCTTTTTGTAAACTCCTCGATATTCTTATCAGATACCACATACCAGTGTGGATCTTTCATGGCAATCGCTTGCGGCATGAGAGGTTGCTTTATAGGAGTTTTGATCTCTACCGTTTTTATAACCACTTCCCTTGGTGGTTGCGGTATTAAACTACACCCGTTAAGGAGTAGGATCAAACTTGAAAAGGCTATCAGCCTCCAAGCTACGGAATACGTCTTCAGTTGCATTGTTTACTCTCGGTTCAATTAGTCCAGGTTTGGCATTGGCGAGTTTTCCGAGGTCATGTCGCTGGAATATGCCTAAGTATCTGTCTCGCTCTGCTATTATTTCTTGGTTCTTGGCTGCCATTTCGATGATGGCATTGGATTGATTTTCGTAGCGGGCTTCCATCGTGTTGATGGTATTTTCTTGAGTGGCAAATTTAGTTTCGTATGCCGCGTTCAATGCTCTGAGTTCAATCAATTCATTTTGTGTTGTGGTGTAGTAAAAGTATCCACCTATACCTAGCGATACGATTATACCAATAAATAATGAATTCATATTTCACCTCCTAACAATTTAGCAATTCGATCTTGCTGTTCTTGAATTGCTTTCTCTTGGTCTTTTAGAGATTTCTCTTGAAACAAGTTCTGTTGTCTCTGGTGTTCAATCTCTTCTTTTTGCTCATCAATATCCATAATGCTATTTATACTACTAATACTTTATATCTTGTAGACCGCCACGCATACCAGCATCAGTTCTATCAAAGACTGGACCAGAATCTTGACCAGAATCTGTGATATTTTGTTGAGCCGATTCTTCTAGATCATACAATCGCATCTTAGCACGATCAACACCAACCATGAATCGTTTGTTTCTAGTTGGATCACTGTATCGATTCTTTAATTGTTTGACCATCATATGACCTTGCTGTTCTAACTCTTCAGTACTTATAAGGGCAAACATAAGATCGGCAGTTGCTGGTAGTCCAAATGATTCTGACGTATCAGTCAGTTCAACATCACTATTATTGTAGCCACCTCTAGTGGTCTGTGTAGCTGTGACGATTGGAAGATTAGTTTGAACAGCTAGACCACGCAACTCTTCAGCAATACTTTTTATGATTGTATATGAATTGGCATTCCCACCTCTTATCCTGCTGGAAGTGCAAATATTAAGATAATCGATAAAAATAATATGTGGAGTAAAATTCTTCTTGAGGGTAAGTTCATCTAACAGTGCCTTAAAATGCCCTGCATGGGCAGATGCGGTTGGATATTCCTTGATGATTAATTTACCATCAACTTTGCCTTTAATCTTTTCTACACGGTCACTGAACATTGTTCTAGACAAATCTTTCAAGTCTTGTATAGCGACATTCATCAAGTTGGCATCTATACGTTCTGCTATACGTTCTTCTGCCATCTCTAATGTGATGTAAAGAACATTCTTTCCTTGTTGAATGCAAGAGGCTGCCATGTGACACATGAATAGAGATTTACCAACACCAGTTCCAGCAAGTGCAACATTCAATGTCTTATTTAGTAGACCACCTTCAGTAATCTTATTGAAATAATCTAAGTCGAATGGAATCTTCTCTTCTTCTCTATGATAAAAATCATATCGATCATCAGCGTTCTCAACATAATCATGTCCTATGTTTGTATCAAACCCTACACCAAGTGCTGTAGATAGAATGTCTGGTAAAGCGTCTTTACTGTACACTGTATCGTTACCATCAATAATCTGAATAGATTGCATGATAGCATTGTAAAGGGCTTTCTGTTTACAGAAAGATTCTGTCTCATCAATCAACCATTCTTTTGGATTGTCTGTCATCTGTAATGCATTGATGATTGTTTCACATCTATGGTACAAATCTTCAGTTACAGCCCTGTTGTCTTGTAGTGCAATCAATAGGGCAGACTTCGATGGTAAACTATTGTATTTAACAACAAAGTCTGCAATCGAAACGAATACCTGGCGAGTATCTGGCTCGCTAAAATATTCTTCTTTCACAAATGGAATTACTTTTCTAAGATAATCTTCATCATGTGCCAGGTGTGCAATTATAATTTGCTCAATATTATCCATTTGTTTCCCTAAGGTTTTGGTCGTTCATTGTAGAAAAGACTTCTCTTTCTATCTCGTTTACACACTGCGAACACAAATACAATTTACCATTTTCACCTTCAAAACAGATAGCTTCATCGGTTGCTTCGTTTATATTGTTTTCACATCTATCGCATACAGCCATTATTCAGAACCATATGCTTCGGCAATATCATCTTGGCTTACTTCTTCATTCATAATGGCTTCACTAGAAATTAGATATCGTTTCTCGATCCACGATATGAAAGTAGGATCAGTAAGAATTGGTAACCAAAAATCTTTTGTGTAAGTTTCTTTTGCACGATAATTTTTTCCATCTTCGCCATCAGATGCTATTTTGTACCAACCAATTTTTGGTTTTATTACATGACCAGATTCTTGTGCCATGTCTAACAGTCCAGACCATTTACTTATACCACCTTCGAATGAGACTTCAAGAGGTATCTTAGATTTCTCTCGGACATATCTTGACTTCTCAACATTGATAATAAAATTATAGCCCATCAGTTCTGTGCCTTGCTTATCTTGTTGGCGACCAATGATGAAGATGTTATCCGCAGAGTAATAAATTCCAGTACCGCCAGACACAATATCTTTAGGGAACATTCCAATCTCTTTGTATGTATGGTTCACTACGACTGCTGGAATATCTTTCATTGTCAGATGTGGTGTAATCATACGGAATAGAGATTTCATTTGTTTAGCACGGGTCATATCTGCTACAGATTTACCATCTAGTGCATCATCAACTTCTTTCTTACTTGCTAGATTACCAACAGAGTCTACGATGATCATAACATGATCACTAGGACTAAAGTCATTCAACTGTGACATGATATCATGCTTGAGTTGTTCGATATCAGTAATCGGTGTATGCATAACTCTATCCGTATCAATACCAAAAGACTGGAAATAACCTTGCGGTGATCCAAACTCTGAGTCATAGAATAGTATCACACCATCATCATACTTGTCAAGAAATGATTTCGATAACAGTAATGCGAATGCGGTCTTAAAGTGTTTTGATGGACCAGCAAATACTGTCAGTCCAGGTGTAAGACCACCATCTAGTTTACCAGACAATGCTACATTCAATGCGGGTACTGTTGTCTGAATTAGTTCTTTTGTATTAAAGAATCTTGAGTCTGTGAGTATGCTCGTTTCTTTAATTGTCGAATTCTTTTTAATCTTTTCCATTAAACTCATATTGATTTTTCCTCTGTTATTGTCACGCCATTCTGAATCCATATTTCACATGAATCTGCGTCCCATCTTTGATCTTCTACTAGGTAGTCCCAACCACCATCGTCACCATCATACTCTTCTTTGAATGCTTCTTCATCAAAGTCTGCATCCATATTATGAAAATATAAATCTTCTGATACACCATCCCATGTGGAATCTAATTCCCAACCCTCAAACGCTGTTACTTCAAATGCTTCTTCTGGATCTTTCATTGCTTGATCCATCATGGTGAGTTCCTCGATGTTATCATCATCGATGTCAATGTAATATTCTCCGCCACGCCAACAGACAACCACTTCAATGGTTCCAGTCTTTTCTGGGTGTCTAAAGAATTCTGATTCAACTACAGACTTTTTCCACTGTGGTTCAATCTTAAACCTACGAACTTCTTTCATCATTTTATTCTCCTTTCGTGCATTATATCTGGTATTGATTCGTTTGTCAAGTTATTTCTAAACAAATAAATCCATAAGTGAAGCGACTGGTCTAGTATCCCAATTTAGACTCTTGGTAATATTTTGAAGTGGCTCAATGAATGCTTTTTCAAACATCATTTCGTAATCAACATATTGATGTAGATCAAACTCAGGTGGTAATTTACCAATAAATGATATAACATTTTCTCTAATTAAGTTTGGCTCTTTGAGATACAAAAACTTTACTTTGTCACCCTCTTTGATATACTCATATCTATTCGTCAACTTAGAGCCTTTGAGTTGATGATTATACATCAAGGCACCACGAACAGCGATTGGTGTACCTTTGGCATAGATGCTAATACCACTTGTGTACTTAGCCAGATTGTTACATCCACGTGGGAATGCAATCTGTTCTGGAGTCATATTCTTGAATGCTTGCCAGTGTTCTTCAACATATTCTTGTAATGCTTTCTCATCTTTATTGAGACAAAGTGCCACAGCGTCACGTAATGACTGTCTAACTGGTGCTGGTGTAGAAGACCTGACGATCTCTAAGCCCATAACTTTTAGTTTAGGTTCAGCATATCTAACACCTTCGTTGTCATATACATTAAGGGCATAGCGTTTCTTTGAAACAAAGATACCACTGTCGGCAATGGCTTCTCGCTTGAAGAATATCTTATCTTCAAATGCATTTGTATACTTAGAAAGATTAGACATGGCTTTGTTGATACATGGCTCTATCTTGTCTTCGGTAATCTTGTCAAGTGCATCAATGATTTCAGTATGTGATTTATCTTTGAGAAACTTTTCTACAAGGACATCCAATGTGATGTAGCATGAATCAGTATCAGTATAAAAACTATACTCAACATCTTCAGTGCCACAGAATTTATTTAAATATTCATTTACAGCACGGGCAGTCTCACGAATGATATACTGACCAGTTAGTGTGATACCCTCTGCAATTCTCTCATCAAAATATCTGAAGTACTTGTTACCCATAGCACCAAACAGAGAGTTCAACTGAATCTTTCTAGCCATCTGAAAGTTATTGTACTTGGAGATATCAGCCAGTAAATCTTTGTTCTTAGTCTTTTCGTATTCTTTCTCTGCTTCTTTCATCAACTTCTTGTATCGTTGACGATCATCAAAAAACTTTTGAGTTATCTCTGGGAATAGACCTTGACTTCTTCTATCAAAACAAAAACCATTGGCAGCCATTGAAGCATTTCTAGCCACAAGACCACTCGTATCATATCTATTTTCTAACAGACCATCTACAGTACAATCAAGTGGCTTAATATCTAAGAACATTTCAGGCGATAGATTGTGTTGCATGATGATAGATGGGTATAGGGAAGTAGCATCGACTGATACAACCCACTTGTACTTACCGGGAACTGGTTCTTGTACGTAACCACCTTTGATACCACGACTGGCTTTATCTTCCTTCTGTGGAATCATAATGTTTTTTTCTAACAAGTGATTATATAACAAACAATCCCAAGTACGAACCGAAGAGAATATATCTTCAAAGTTACACTTGCAGTCATATGCCATAGTGGCAATTAGTTCTAGCAACTTCATCTTGTCATCAAGTTCATCTACCAATTTTGCATCGATAATATTATAATCAATGAAACGATTCCAGTCATTGACATAGAATTCTTTAAAGGTATCAAAATTGTTTTCAAGTTTCTTGTGACCAAGTTCTTCTTCAGCAATATAATCTAGCTTGTAATTTTCTCGGGCACCATATGTGAACTTCTTGTACAGGTCAAGATAATCTAACTGTGAGATACCTTTAATATCATACGAAAGTTGCTCTCTGTTATTGATAGTTGTTGTACGCGATCTTGTCATGCCAAATGGACTGAGAGAATTCTTAGCATCGTTACCAAAGACTCTATCAATACGACTGACTAGATACGCAATATCAAAGAACTTACTATTCCAACCAGTAATAATATCAGGGTAGTCATTGACCCACCAAGACATGAATTTCTCCAACAGATCATACTCATCCGCACAAACTATATACTCAACATCAATGTCTTCAATCTCAGGTGATTGTGGTTTCCATTCACCAGAACCCCAAGTGCGAACTTTTTTGGTTGCGTTATCGACCATCGATATCAATAGAACTTCTTCGATTGGTTCATCAACATTTGGAAAGCCATGTTCTGTGGTAGTCTCAATATCTATTGTCTGAATGCTCAACTGACTCAAATCAAATTTGACTGTATCAGGATATTTTGAAGAAAGATATTGGTAAGTGAGGTCTGTTTGACCGTAGATAGGATAGTTATCGATCTTGGAGTACTTGTCTACAAAATCTTTACAATCACGATTGTCACCAAACTCTACAGACTTTAAGTTCTCACCATAAAGACCCTTGTACTGTGAGTCTTTATCGTTGCGAACATATAGAGTTGGTTTAAAGGGTTGTCTTTCTATGAAAGATTTACCATCACGGAGTCCGCGGGTAAGTATTTTATTGCCGTATTGCCAGGCATAGGAATAGAATTGGGACATGAAGATATTTCACCATTGAATCATTAAGATACATTATACTACAGTGTCGACCAAATGTCAACCTTTAAATGTTGGCTTTTTCTCTTCAGGCTCTTCTTTAGGTACCATATCTACCAGACCAGGATGTCTGAATATGGCTCGGTACTGATCACCGATTACTTCTTGTGGTGCGTAGAGTGCAACCACTGAGTTTATTTTTATAGAAACTTGTCCACTATGAGCGGCAGGACAATAAGGACTGAAAACAATCTGAAACTTTCCCTCTTCAGTATCAGACGGCTTCATTAACACTAGGGCTGGATTAGACATCAAGTATCTATTCTTATCTGTTTCTAACTTCAGAATACAGATAATGTCTTCCCCGCTAGTAAGGGTAATTCCACATAAATGTGGTGTCGCTAGTTGTTGCTCAGTTGTACTTTGTTCGTTGTCACTCATAGTGGACTCCATAATATTATTTTCTGTTAAAGTTGTGCTAGTGAAAGGACCATGACTGACATTACTGCAATAGAAAACGCTATTAGCAGAACGGTATCACAGAAAGCTCCATCGCATTCTTTAATGTATTTCTTGAGGGTGTTCATTTTGCTCCTTTTTTGACTTTAATTTCAATTGGTTTTTGATCTTCGGGTATCTCTCGTTTTAACGTAATAAGTAACATACCATTTATGAATTCTGCTCCTTCTACTTTTACCCCATCGGCTAATGCAAATGTACGTGTAAAGTTTCTTGCGGCTATTCCTTTATGGTAATACTCTGGTTCTGACTCACCCCTATCCTGTACACCTTGAACTACTAACTGGTTGCCACCAGGAACTACATGGATATTAAACTCATCCTCTGTAAAACCAGCGGCGGCTATTTCAATAATGAAATGCTCATTATCTTCAGCCGTAATTATATTATAAGGGGGGTAACCGCTTTGTACTTCATTTGCGGTCGTAAGTGTGTCAAACACCTTGTCGAAACCTACAGAGTAGGTGTCTAGTCTTTCAAAGATTTTGCCGACATCGGCATGGGTATACTTTCGTACCATTGTTGTCTCCTTTTCAGCGAGTTATGTAATTTGAGATCCTGAACTTCAAGGCATCTCGGACTAAATGTAATAAAAAACTTTTCTTATTACACTACTATATATAATAAAAGATGTAGTGAATAACCTCTATGAATAAATATCATAGTAGCGGATTATCTTTTCTTTCCAATATTATACTTAGTTACTAAAGACCATTCGTCTTTTTCTTTAAAGGCTAAAACCTTAATTTGTGATAGAGGGGCACAGTCTTCAAAGAATCTATCTTCCTCAATTACATCTACTAAGCCCCAATCGGACAGCAACTTAGCAATAGTATTTCTTCGTTGGATATCGTTCTCTGTAAAGTCTGCATCTTTACCATCCAATGCAAAAAGTTCCTTAAAGTGTGTGACAAAATATCTACCTTGCTTGTGTAATATGTGACAAGATTGATAAAGTACTTTATCTTTTTTGGATGCAACTCCAATTCTTGAGAGTGTCTCTCTTACTTTTAGGAAGTCATCGGATTTTTTTAGCTTGATTTCAAGGGGTTCATAGCCAGGAAAGTCAATAGCAAAGAAGTCTTCACTCATTTCAGTTATACCTATAAAAATAAATTCATGTTAATATAACTGTATTTATAAAATTTAGATTTTGCCACCTTTAAATAGACGGTCTTCAATCTCTTTGAGGTTATCTTCGCTTAATATCCGTAACGCTTCTTGTGCTTTGGTATTGTTGTATCCAAAGTACTCTTTTACTATTGCTAGTCGTTCTTCTTTCTCAGGTTTTAGCCATTTATTATATCGTTTCTTTTTACGTACCATACTTTTCAGAAAATCGTATTGTAATCTGTGGTCAATATGAGGGCGAGAGTTCATCTCATTGGCAATCTTGACTGTATCGCTTGAATACGACATCGCTTTGTTGACAATGAATGGACTATACTGCTTCTCTGACCAATCATCTACCATAAGATTTTCTTTACTATGGTTAATGCTGTTAGCAAAATCGAATGGGCTGATAGCTTTCTTCTTTACTTTGAAAGACTCAACATCGATCTCTTCTCTTGGTGCTACGCCAATTAAATCACTAAGACTCATCGAGTATCGCTTCTAAGTCAGGTGCTGAATATGTATCGGGCTTCATAACTTTACCAGTCTTCACGTTCTTCAGCAATTTACCATCGGTAACTTTACTTTCGTTGGATCGTTTCACTTCCTCCCACACAGGGTCAAATGGTATACCAAGAGTAGATGCAAGACCCATAAGTACCCATACCAAGTCGGCAATTGCATCAGCAGTCTCAACTATATCTTTAGCACTGAATGCACCGTTAAGTTCGAGGAACTCTTCAGTAACAAGATCCATGTATAGATGTTCTTGATCAGTACCACGAAACTTGGCTGTGATCTCTGGTGGTTGGTTAGCTTTCAACATGAAAGACTCTACTGTTGATTGAATATCTGGCATTTTAAATTCCTATTTTAGAATAATCAAAAGCAATTCTGTGGAGTACCCTGTCTTCCATTTTCTTAAAGGGCCATCGTTTATGAATACTCAACCATTGCTCACTAATAACTACATCACCATCTTTCCAATCATGGTGATACATAAACTTCTCTTGCTTAACATGATTAACCAAGTACTGATAAATCTCTTGAAACTCTTCCTCAGTTTTATCTATCATACCAAATGTCTGTAGAAATGGAAAGTATAATCCAGTTTTACCAAGAGCATTAGTATACACTAAATTCATTGGTTTGTCAACCGAATGATGTTCATTAAAGAATGGACTAGTAGAATATTTACCATGTTCATGCCCAAGAGTAATCTGTAAATCTTGAAAGTCTATCTTGGCTTGTTCTGGTAAATCATCATACGCTTTGATCATATCAATCCAGCTAGTACGACTACCTCGTGAACCCTTTATTGCCTTCAACCATATAAGAGGTGATCTATCTGGATTTGATGCTTGGTTGGCATGCCAATCTAATGCACTTGTATGTCCAAATAATCCTTCTTCGCCATCTTCATCTTTTTCTCCAGTCACCCTGAGAATATTTTTGTGGCAAGCAATATGTTTTGTTCTGTCTGGTTGCAGATCATATCTCTGGCACTCACCAATCATCTCACAGATTCGTACCTCTTGATCCATTGTTAGATGTTCTTGATCTCTTATGACTACAATCATATGTTCCAGAACTTCTTCCGCAATAGCATGACAAGCACCTTCACCTATCGTAGCTAAATTACCTTGAACTAATCTCATCTTCCACAAGTCTCCGCACAGAATTTTGATGGCGTACCATTTTTCAAATCATCATAGTACATATTATTAAGTTCGCCACTATCAACCACTTCTTGTAAGTTTCTACCATTCATAGCAACACCTGTTTTTGGTTGTTGACTAGCTGTCATACAGCAAGGAAAAACTTTATCATCAAAAGAAATAAAGAGGTTCAGATTCTTTTCTGAAAAATCTGAAATGTAAGTATGCGAAAGTGTCCAGTTATACGAAATGCAAGTCTGTGTCATATTTTTCCTTTAGTTTTTGTATGTGTGCTGACATATTATAAGCAGGTGTTAGTGAATATTCTATATCGCTTTCATCATACGTACCAGCACCATAATACACTCGCAGTTTTTCACCCCCGGACGCTAGTTCTTTAAAATCGTTTGATCCTTCGCTTTGTATTATGTCATATTTTCCAGACAACTTATCTATAGATGAATGAAAAGAGGTAGAAAATGGATTAGGTCTTTCGTTAATATTAAACATTTTAATTTTATGTTCTATTGCAATTTGTATTGCTCTTTCTAAATTAATCTTATTTTCATTGAACAGTAAATATTGCCAAGAAGAATGTTGTGCGGTACATTCAGAACTATATGCTTTTAAATTATCCATTGCATCTGACCACTTGACGTTTCTTCTATACAACTGATTAGATTCTTGATCTGATCCATCAAATCCAAATATAACATTGACTCCCATTTTACCTAATCTGCGGTATGTATCTGGTTTTCCTATAGCACCGTTAGTTGCTATATCAATTCTAACTTTAGGATTTTCTGATATCAGCCACTCAGATATATCTGCAACTGCATCACAACCCATTGGGTCACCATAGTTACCACAAAATTTAACAAACTCTAATCCACTGGCTACACCATGTAAGATGTGTTTAGTTTCATCAAGTGTTCTTTGGGTCTGTACGAAATCTTTTAGTTTTCCACCGTCTTGACGAATACAAACTGGGCATCTTGCTTGGCACGTACTTGAGATTTCATAGTCTATCGCAACTATGCGTGTCATTTTATGTCAACTGAAGCCATGATATCAGTTAGGCAAGCGGTAAGATTGATTTCTTGATCTGATACGAATGCGGCTTTGTACTGATAGTCTGCAATCAACAGCACCAAATGAGGTACTTGTTTTACTTTGTCGATCAACGCATCATAAACTTTACGATAGATGCCCTGTGGATCTGTGTCAACATTGTTTGCTACCCACTGGCGCATTTTCTTGAAGTCTTTATCTTTGAGTGCATCGATTAGTCCCTTGACATTCATCTCAGCCAAGTTGCTCAGTATACCCTCATCAATAACACCACCAATACTGTACCGCTGAAGTTCATTCAGAACTCTACGATAGTCTGGAAAATGTTTCTTGAGTAATTCAGCAAGAACTTTATCAGAGTATTTAATCTCTTCAATGTCCAGAATATCTTTCATACGTTTGTGAAATTGCATTGCCATTTCTGGCTTGTCAGCTTTGTCCAAACGGAACTCGACCACAGTAGTTCTACTATGTAAGGGTTCGATGATTCTGTTTTTGAAATTACACGTAAAGATGAATCGGCAGTTGGCAGAGAACTCTTCAATGAATGCACGTAATGCTGGTTGAGTAGAGTTTGGATTTAGATAGTCTGCTTCATCTAAAATGACCACTTTAGTTTTGTTTTCGAAACTCATTGTACTTGCAAACTTCTTAATCTTGGTACGCAATACATCGATACCAGATTCTTCAGAGCCGTTGATTAGAATATAATCACAATCTAATTCATTACACAATGCTCTTGCTACTGTAGTCTTGCCAGTACCAGCACTACCACATAGCAGTAGATTTGTTATCTCACCATTACTGACCATTTGATTAAATGTTTTTTTAATCGATTTTGGTAACACACATTCATCAATGGTTTTAGGTCTATACTTTTCGACAAATAAAAATTCGTCCATTCTACTCTCCTCTCATTATATTATCCAAACGATTCCGCAGTCTTTCCTCCATCAAAAAGATCAAGTTGCAGTTCTCTGGCTGGGGCTTGCACCGGACTATCAAATATTACATAGTCAAATATGTTTTGTGGTGCAGTCTCACCGTATGGATCTTCTTCAACATTGTCACCGAAACCAGGTTCAATAAATGTTTTTTCTACCACACCATCATTTAAGATGACAGCATATCTCCATGATCTTTGTCCAAATGATACGTTGTCTTTAGATACAAGCATATTCATTGCTTGTGTAAGAACACCAGAGCCATCTGGAATCATTTTTACATTCTTAACATCTAACCACTTAGACCATTTGTTCATAACAAAAGAGTCATTCACTGATACACAATAGATTTCATCAATGCCAACTTCACGGAACTGATTGTACATCTCTTCGAATTGTGGTAGTTGATATGTTGAACACGTTGGAGTAAATGCTCCGGGTAGACTGAACAGTACTACTCGTTTTTCTTTGAACATTGAATCGACTGTTACGGGTTGCCATACATACGGGTTGTCTGCATCGCTATCTGTATCCAGTACCCGAGTATTGAAAGTTACATTCGGGACTTTGAACCCGACTTCAATATTACCTTTCATTATGAATCCTTAAATCTTAGAGTTTACGTCTAATGCAATCCAGTATTGTAGTCCACTACCATTAAGGTGCATGAACTTTTTCTTACTTAGAACCACATCGTAATCAGTAGAGATAACTTTGAAGTTTTCCATTGGGATACGACAATCGAATTCACCCTCATAACTACCATCGATATCTATCGTATAGCTATTCGATCTTGGAGATGCGGGATCACCCACAGCGAGAATGACTTTACCATTTTTGGCAATTACACTAAGCATTGAAGCAGATACAATTGATGCCGCTTGCTTGATTGTGTCGATAGTCTTAGAAGTTAGTTTGAATGCGAACTCAGAATCTACTTCGATAATCTTATCTGGTGCCGCGACTAGAATGTTTTTGTCGGCATAGTAGTATTTGAATTCACTGGGACCTTTCCGAACAGAAAGACTGTCATCACCAAACTCGACATCGGTATCATCCATCATAGATAGAAGTGCCAATAGACTGTTTAGATCATAGATACCTACTTCACGATCAAAAGTCTCTGGAACTTCTGCTCGGGCAAAGATGCCTACATCTGCGGGAATGGTGGTCAAAACATTGCCAGGTCGAATCAAAAGATTCGAATTTATACTGGCAAAGTTTTTGAGAACCTCAAGGGTTTTTTTGGATATTTTCATTATGTATAAGCCTCATCACTGTTGTTAATATTAAATCATTATATAGGGAAGACTTCGAAAAGTCAAGTCTTTTTTAAACTGTTTCTTTTGTAACAGAATACGTACTACCGGTGTCAGTATTGAATTGAACAAACTTCGCTTCAGTCTCAGGTTCGATACCATCACACTGTGCATCTCTAATTACTGCCCATTCTGCCTGTAAGGTATCATATGCGGCTTCATCTGCATATGTTAGAATGTATGTAAAGTCCAGCATATCTTCACTGAACTCCCAACTTACTGCAATATCACCATCAGTTTTTTTGCTATCAATCCAATCATTGAGAACTGTTTCTCTAGCGGTCTCCGCTTCATTAAGAACCACATCGGTGTCCATGACATACCAATTATCGTCAGTGGTAGGTCTTGAATATTTAATTGCGTATCTGTATGCCATTGGTTATCTCCAAAAATTTAACTTGTATAATAGCTATTTATAAAATCTCAGACTGTCACTTCCATTTATGAGAGGAGAGAGAGGTCACGAAAGTGACAGTCTGAGCCCCAGGTGGGGAACTGGTTAATCTATCTCAATTAAGATAGAAGCGGCTTTCCCTCCAAAGCCTAAACTGTTTTTGAGTGCGTACTTACATTCAGTTGCACGGGTTTTTGTAGTAACGTATCTACACTCGGTGTTATTTATATGCGTAAGTGGAATTATATTAGATTTTAATGCCATTAACGAATAAATTAATTCTATTATTCCATTACCTGCCATGGTGTGTCCTAGCTTAGACTTGAATCCCACAACATCTTTATACGGAAGTACATTTTGTATCGCTTCATATTCAAGAACATCACCTTCCTCAGTACCAGTAGCATGAGCGGCTACGAATGCTATATGATTTGGATCGATTCCTTCAGTAGCAATCTTCATTGCTTTAGTCAAACCAAAATCAGAAGGGTTAACAAAGTTTGCATGGACGCCATCAGTTGCTAGACCAGGTTCATGGATGTACCCATAGATGTATGCTCCTCTAGCTTTAGCTTTATCTACATCTTCCAAAATTAAACAGCCTGCTCCTTCACCTGTGATTATTCCATCACGATCATTATCAAATGGAGCAGACTTTGAACCTAGGGCACCCAACTTCTCAAAGAAAGTTGTATCCCATAAATTATTTGCAGAGTCACCAGCACCGCATATCACATAGTCATATCGTTTTGCTAGATGAAATGCATAGTCTAACTGGTATATACTGGTAGCACAAGCAGAGTTCATACTGGTAGCACCACCTGTAAATCCATATGTTTGTGCTATCAATCCCGCAGTGAAGTCCCTACAGCCCTGTAGCAATTGCTTAGGTTTAACTCTGTTCTTTCCATCACTAAGATCGGAACCATAGTCCTGGAACGTGGTGTTACCGGCAGTTAGTGTAGAGAATAGAGTAAACACATTATCTGAAAATTCTATATCAGGATTCAGTGCATCGGATACAGCGTGAAGTGATAGCTTATTAATGTCCAATAGTCTATTGTACATCGGAGCTTTTACTTCAGTCAGATTATCTTTCTGGGCAGAAAACGAACCATTTACTGGCGGCGCCAAAACACCTGTTTGGTATTCGGCAAAACAATCCACGGGGTTGTTCCCGAGGTTGTCTACTAAACCTATTCCTGTAATGGCTAATCTACTCACTTGTTTTTCCTATCGTGTTCATACAATGCCAAGAAACCATAATGGATAATCTTAACAATATCTTTTCGGTGATCTACTGGAGTTCCTTTCTTGCCATATCGACCATTATACTTATCGACATTACCAAGGAAGAACCCCATACCATGACCACGATCTACAATCACTTCGGAAGATTGGAGTCCACCCTGACCATAGTGACCCTGATAGGTCTTATCTATGTAGGCTTTGAACTCCTCTAATAGTTCATCTTCCCTAAACTTGTAGTCTGGTTTATTCTTCATTGATAACTTCCATTTCTGCTTCTGCTTCTGGAGTTTCTAAATCAACTCCGGCATCCACTTTAGTGTAGAGATCAATGAAGGCTGTTTTGGTATCAGTATCAAAACGATTCACACATAACTGGATAGCCTTGAGGCGATCATTAAACATTGCAAATGCTTTCACAATGTGTTCCAGTCTTCGGGTTGAAACCAACTCATCGATTGCACCCTCGTAAAAAGTTTTTCTGATAACGTCAGCCCAAGTGACTAAGTTCTCAGCAAACTCGACATCCACACAATCTTGGACAGCCATCTTATTGAGAACAATTTTCTTCTCTTGGGCAGCCGATGGATATTCTTGTTCGATTGTGATAGCAAATCTTTCCAAGAAAGCCTCATCAAGTATCTGGGCTCCCATGAACTTGCCGTCATCTGATCCACGACCCTTAGTATTGGCAGTAGCGATAACATTGAAACCGGGTGCAGGTTGAATCACTTCACCAGTTTTCTTATTGTAGTACGCTTTACCTTCTAAGATAGCTTGGAGGCACATTAGCTTATTAGAGCCACGATCAATCTCATCTAGAATGAGAACTGCACCACGCTTCATAGCGGTAAGTACAGGACCTTCTCGGTACACTACGTTACCATCAACTAGTGTATTACCACCAATCAGATCATCTTCATCGGTCTCAATGGAGATATTAACTCGCATTGCTTCACGTTTAAGTTTTGCACAAACTTGCTCGACCATCATAGTCTTACCGTTACCAGATAGACCACAGATGAAAGTTGGATAAAATACTTTAGACTTGACAATACTGGACAAATCTTTGTAGAATCCAAAAGGAACATAAGTGGCATCGGTATCAGGAATCAAATTCTCTACCGAGGTTTGCAATTTAGCTTGGGTCAAAACTTTAGCCTCTGTAGCCTGTGTCTGAATTACTTCGACAGGCTTCGGTGATTTAGGAACGATCTCAGCGACAACTCCACTATCTCCAAAAGAGTAGCGACCTCTAGACACCGCATAATTTGCGACAATGAATCCGAGTGCGGAACCTTGCTTGGGAATTCCAAGACTGGACGCAACTTCATTCAATTGACTACGGCAATAAATACCGCTAGGGTTGTCAGTGTTAGCGAGTGCTGAAATAATCGCACCAACTTCTTGCTCGGTTTGGGCAGTACCGAAAACTGTATTTTCTTGTATCATCATAATGACCTCTCTCAAAAGGGTTAACTCAATTTATACATACATTATAGCTGGAATCGAAACTAATGTCAAGTCTTTTTTTCAATTATTTTCGATTCCAAGCTATTGATTTTACGCAACTTTCTCAATGAAGCGATTTAAAAATACTCTACTAGACGATCTAGACTGGGTAAACTTCTTAAATCCACGTCTTAGGTCACCCTTACTAGTCGATTTAACTTCCATTTCACCCTGTTCGACATCCAATCCTTTACCACCCTTAATCAGGTATAAAGCATCATACTGAGGAGCACCTGTCACCTCAATAAACTTGTCAGTATTCCAGGTCTTCTTAGAGGCATCAAATGCCGCATAGTCATATCTTCCAGTAGTGTTGAAGTATTCATCACGGGCTTTTCTAAGATTAGGCTCGACCAATCTAAATCCAATCATTCTAGAACCAGTAGTCTTTTTGTAGTGTTGCATCATTGCATTAGAAAATGCGCTGTAGGCAAGTCCACGTGAAGAGTACCGATCAGGAGAAATTCTAGTAGTCATAGCGCCTTCTTTGATGTATATATCAGAAAACTTGCTACCATACATTCTTTTCTTTTGCGCTCGGGTATAGTCTCGACCAGTTCCGAACTCATCATTATGTACTTCTACTGACTCGATCACTTCCATTGTAGTGGAGTTATCACCGTCGGTAAGAATAATTGTATTGAGAACTTCTAGGTTGTTATTCGTTTTGAATTCAATTGCGACATCCCTAAGAATCATAATACCTTCAGCGAGTGGAGTCATTCCAAGACTGAGGTGAGATGGAACACTATATCGATCCATCTCTACACTATTAGGTCCGTCATCGTAAATGAATGCTCTACGTCCGTAAGAATTTGAAAACGCTGTTCCGTAACCAAGCAGTCTCTTAAAGACTTTAGTGTACTGACCGCGAGTCAAGTTTGAACTAATCAATTCTAATAGACCAATACATTGATCTTCCATGATTATGTCATCAACATTGAATTCCTGTAAGTCCGAAAGTTTTCTATTGTAGGAAAGGGCTGAAGTAAAACCGAATACTTTAAACGGGATATTAACTTTCTTACAAAAGGCAACTTGGATCATTAACTGTTCTAACGTAGCTTGCATTTGCTGATACATAGAACCAGACATATCCAACAACATAAGCATACCGTGGTTCTGACCATCTGGTACAGTAGTTGAAGATAGGAAGAGATCATCCGTCAAGCGGTATGCCCACAACTTATCCTCGTTCAACTTTCCAGTCTTATTTTCACGTTGCTTTTTAATCGCAGTGGCTTTACGCTTCATTTCGAATTGCTGTACCAACTGGTTAATAGTAGTCTTATGCTTTTTATTGAAATTTTCTAGAAGAATATTCTCAGCTTTCTCAACGGAGAAAGTCTCTTGAGAATAATTCTCATAGGTAGGTGTCCAATCCCAAACATCTGCACAATCAATTACCAAATTTTTAGTCTTCAGTTTGGGCCAGTTGACGTTCAGTGTTTCCAGATCATCATCACGAACCAATTCTTTTTCTCTTTCTCGAAAATTTGTATCGGTCATTGCTTCGGGATCCATTGATGCTTCTTTACTAGAACCCTCATTAATTTCATCACCAGATTCTGCTTTCTCAGTGGTATCACTTTCTTCAGTTTCAACATTATCCATTGGAGATGACTTACCATCTTCATCGGTAGTTTCAGATTGTTCTGAAGATGATTCTACATCATCACTAGGAGCACCGTCTTCATCTGAATCTTCATCGGTAGCTTCACCATCTTGGTCGCTTGCCATACCAGAATCATCACACTCATCATCCCAAGCGTCCAACATTTCCTCTTCATCCATCTCGTCGGTGAATTCATCGGACTGTTCCATTTGATTTTGCATAGCATCTTCAGTCTTGCTGTAATCAAATAGAGAGTTGGCAAGTTCTACTACATCATCCCAAGTGTCACACTTAGCAGTAGCAGTTACGAATGGCAACTCTTCTGGTGAGAAAGGAATGTTCATCATAGTTCCACCCTTAAAGTGGAGATTGATTCTATCAATAAGAGGTAGTTCGCTGATCTCTCGATTCTTCAGTCCGAAGAAATCTCTAGCAAGCAACTCTTTATAGCCTTTAGCAAAAGACTTTACAAGACCAGGGTAACGTGCTTTGATTTTCTTTTCGATCCGAGCATCTTCAATAACATTTAAGAATGATTTGAAGCCACGACCAGCATCGCAAGTAGCTTCGTGCCAGCCTTCGGGAGGAGTTTCTAATCCGTGAGAAACTTCGTGACCAATAAACAAGTCATATAGTTCTGGGATCATCTCCTTCAATTTAGGTAAGATAACTTTGCGGGCTTTTAGGTCGAACATAGCAGTTTGAACATTTTGATGCTCGACCGTTAGGTTCTCAGTAGCCAGTAGTTTGGCTAGATTTGACTTGGCTTGAATTTCCATTAATACGCTCTCTCTCATTTATATATACATTATGACAGGTGTTGCACCAAAAGTCAACCTTTTTCTTTGGTGCTAAGTCATTGATATATAAGAGATTGTAAAATTAATTCAAATTAGTTTTCTTTTTTACCCGCTTTTTTGGTGCTTTTACGATAGAATCTTCTAATTCAGCTTCCTTTAATTCAGCTTTAGCCCTCTTGGTTAGGAACTCGGCTCTCTTATTGAGTCTCATTACTACATCATCTGGTGTTACCCACATATCCACACCAGCTATTATATCATCTATCTCTTTCTTTGTAAAGAACCCTGCATATACATCGTGCATCAATTCTGAAATCCATTCTGAGTCGTGGGTTACTTGAGAGATAATCTCAGAACCTTTGCCAAAAGAACCACCCGAATAAGTGTGAACCATAAACTGGCTGTGGTCAGAAACTTCACATAAGTCTCCACATAAGAAAATCATAGTTGCGGCTGATAAACAAGCCCCTTCGATTGAGGTGACAATCGTAGCTTCCGTTTCGCGCATCGCCCTCATCATTTGTATTGCGGTATTAATTTGTCCACCATATGAATTGATATGGACATATATTACATCATTTGGTCCTGCACTCCTGAATAATTGATTCCAATTGATATACTTGTCGGGACCTTCGATAGTGTCATGGAGATATAGATCATATGTTCTCGCTATCGCCCTTTCAAATACATCATTATTTGTTAAAGCCAAATCTTCAATATTAAATTTACTCATAGAACTGTGTTACCGCCTTAATCTTTTCAATTTGTTTATCTATAATTGCAGTTCGATTGGGCCAGTGAATGTATTCTTTCTCTGGATTCTTTTTCAAATTCTGCAATAATGGCATGATCATGTCTTCTAAAGTTTTTAGTTTTTGCTGAACGTCTCCTGCAACTAAGTCTTTGTGTTCACTTATTAGTGTACTGTTATCCATCTGAATTAATTTTGCTTCGATATCGTACAATTTTTCCATAACAGAGTCCATCGCTTCGGCTGGTAGTTCTGCTCTAACTGGTGCGGTTGGGGCTGTGCCAGTAGGTGCTTCATCTACCGCAGTAAATCCAAAATCGAATATGTTATCTGCCATCTTGTTCTTTCCTTTTGTTAAACCGCTTAACTCTTTTGTCTAATGCCCTTAACGCTCTTTGCATTTTTAACTTTGATACTCTATGCGTCATGTTAAGTCCTAGCATATGATCATATTCATGTAGCGCAACTCTTGCGGCTAGACCTAAAAATTTTTCGGTAGTTTCTTTGTTATTAATATCATGGTATTTTATAGTGCATTCTGTAGGGCGACTAACGTGTAATCTGAATCCCGGCATACTTAAACAACCTTCTTCTGCTACACTTGTCTCTTCATTAACTCCAAGTAATAATGGATTAAAGAGAGTACGATTGAATTCTTCACCTGTAGTGGGATGTTTTACACCCATACAAAAAACTCTCTTATCATGTCCGACTTGATTGGCAGATAATCCTACTCCTCGCAACTCAATCATTTTTTCCATGAGTTCAGTTGCAAACTCTACCGCGCTATCTTTCTCATAATCAAATACCTCTGGTACTTTGTTGAGAATTTCATTACCTAATTCTACTAATTCCATTTATACTATCACCGAATAATTTTGTTTCTTCTCAAATTTAATTACTGCTCTAAACTTGTCAAACAGTTGGTCGCCTTTATGTGAGATTACAAATACGTTTGCTTCTTCTCCTATAGTATTTAGTAAGGTCATCACATAGTCTGTGCCATTATTGTCTAAACTACTGTCGAATACTTCATCAAGTATCAGTAGATTAGTTGCGGCACTATTTTTCATCTTAGCAATTGTTCTCCATGTAAACAGCAATGCCAAATCAATACGTTGCTTCTCACCTTCACTGAAGGATGCATAACTAAACTTATCTCTATGGCGAGACTTGATAGTCTCATTAAACTTTTCATCTAGATCAAACTGTACAAAGAAATCCATTGATGCCAAAAACTTATTCACTAGTTTATTGATGGCTGGTAAGTATTGGCGAATGATTCTTGTTTTTATACCAGTATCTTTGAGTAAACTACTAGCGACTGTTAAGTAATGGCTCTCCTCGCTCTTCTCTGAGCGTTGGTGTTCATTCTGGACCACTATTTTAGCCAAATCTTTTAGCTTCTTTTTCTCTTCTGTGATGTCTGCAACATTTTCTTTTGCTGTAGATATATCAGACTGCAATCTTGTTAGATACTTCTGGCTGGTAATAATCTCCGTAGTAATCTCTGCGATACTTTCAGACAGTTCCATAAATGTTTCTAAGGTGGCATTCAAAGTGACAAATTCATCCTCTATCTGGGTTGATGCATCTGTCAGTTCCGTAATCTTATCAGTTCTCTTTTTTAGAATATCTTCTTTAAAGTCATGTGGTATGCCTTGCTTACAAGTAGGACAATCATCATGGTCTTCATAGAATTGTAACTCTCTATTTACTTTACCAATTTGAGTAGAAAACTTTTCTTTAAAGGAATTGAGTTTCTTAATTCTTTCTTTTGGATTACCGAGTGATGTTTTGTCTGTGTTTAACTTGGTTACTTCTGCTTCATGTTCTTCTATAGATGTATGTATTTCTTCTATCTGTTTCTCTATTGCTGAAATTTTTATCGCTTTATCATTTTCAAGATTCTCAATATATTGTTTTTGCAATAGTGCTTTCTGCTTAGAGACTTCTACATCAGATTCTATGTCCCGTATGGTTTCTTTCATCTTGTTCATCTTGTCTTTCAATACTACATTCATGGTAGTAAAGATTTGAATATCAAGAATGTCTTCAATTATCTCTCTTCGACTACCTAATGGCAGTTGCATAAATGGTGTGAAAGATGCACTACCCAAAATAACAATTTGAGTAAATGATTTATAGTTTAATTTCAATACAGAGTCTTCAAGATATTTCTGTGTATCTCGTAGATTTGCATCTTGGTCTACCAAAGTACCGTCACAATAAATTTCAAATAAATTTGGTTTAACGCCACGAACAACTTTATAGTCTTTGGTACCAATTCTAAATTCAACTTCAACAAGTAAGTTTTTACCATTGACTGAGTTCAATAGTTGATTTTTACTGATCGCTCTAAATGGTTTGTTAAACAGTCCGAAACATAATGCGTCAAGCATGGTAGATTTACCACTGCCATTCTCACCAACAATCAAAGTATTAGGACTACGTGTAAAATCAATCTCAGTAAATGCGTTACCAGTTGACAGAAAGTTTTGCCAACGTAGCTTCTCAAATATTATCATATAATTCCTCGCCACTTTAAATGTGGCATAATAGCGCCTTCAGTATACATCTGGTGCTGTACTTGTGTTGGATGTTGGACAATCTTTGTATCTAGTCCTTCACAGAAAGGACCCTCAGTGTTCTTTACACACCATTGATACTCTGAAGTAATCCACTTACTATGATCTACCATGTTGCGTAGATATTTAACATTTGGATTTTGCCAATGTTTATTAGATAGACAACCATCCCATCCCAAAAACATAAAGTAATTTATTTTATGTCTTTTCAAATAATTCTCAACCCGAAGAATGTCTTCGTATGTTCGTATTTCTGCATCGATGTTATTACTAAACTCCATATGATTTTTAGATACAGCATCGGGCCAGTTGTGATTTGATAACAACCATGAACCATCGCCACCACTAAACATCCTAATTGGGTTTCCATCTTTACCTTGGCTAAAGTTTCCAGGTGGATTTTTTTCTTTAAATTCTGGTCCGTGTGTTATTTCCCAATCTTCAATTTGAGTGTCTGTCATAAATCTTGCAAATCTATTTGGTGATGACCACTGTACAGCGACCAACAGTTCATCTATATTAGCGAATGATGTACGACATTTTTCTACTGCATGAATAACTTTTCTAGCAATGAGATTATTTCCCTGAGAAGGAGAACCAGTATTAAGCAATCTTGCATCAAGAAGATGTGCCAATTGTTCTGACCAAGCACCAAAATGTCCGGGTTTAGTGAAAGAACAGCCAGCTGATATTATCTTCTTAATCAACGCTTTGAGCCTCTACATATAATGTGCGTAAAACTGTTTTGAGTTTATCTTTATCAAGATCAGTTGTCGTGCTATCAACATAATCATTCAGCAAGGACATGGTGTCTTCTAAGTTTACTTCAATCTCTCCAACTGCATCATCTTCAAACTCTGAAAAGTCTTCAATGATTTTTAATTCTGTGAGATTACATCGATACAATTTCTCAACGAACTGATCAAAGTATTGAAAGTCATCCTTCTTGACAACAATTAATTTTATGCAACAACCAGAAATAATATCATAGTCAAAAGCATCAAGCTGTTTTCTAAAATCATCGTTGGTATCGTCATAATGGAATTTGTGAAAAATATTAAATGGGTTTTGTAAAAACTCGATATCATTTGTATGGGTGTCATATATGTTGAATCCTCTTGGGTCATCATAATCAGACCACGTAATTTCATATGGATTTCCAAGGTAGAGAATATTATCAACCCTAGAACGATGATGATAGTGACCGCTACAAACCAAATCAAAGTTGCTAAAAGGGTCAACACCCATTCCGTGATCGTTTGACACGCCTTTGTACATTTGAAATCCAGCGAACTCAAAGTGTCCGAAGCAGACTTTGGCATCAGTAGTCGCAATCGTTTGCATACTGTTGTCATAATTTTCTGAACATATCCAAGGAACAAATAGTATTTTTCGACCATCAAATTCCACTGTGGAAATTTCTGGATATATTTTAACATTGTCGTATTCTCGTAGTAACAATTCAGGAGAGTTTACATCATTAGTATTCTTAAAGTATGTATCATGGTTACCAGGTATCATATGGATGTCAATCCCTAAGCTGGCAGCCTTATCGAAAAAGTATTCTTTACAGCTTCGTAGAGTATTGTAGTTGATATACTTTCTTCTATCAAAAACATCACCTAAATGCATTACAGTTTTGATTTCTCTTTCAACCAACATAGGAAAAAAGAACTCATCATAAAACTTTTTAAAGAATGCATCGAACTGTAATGAATCACTTCTCGCACCGAAGTGTGTATCATTTATCGTAGCTATTTTCATGTAGTCAGAATTTTTCTCAATGTGTTGGCTTGACTCTTTGCGTCATCAAGCGCATGGTGATGTAAGTCATTATCTGCGGCGCGAATATCAGAGTTTCTTATACCCATTAGATTCATTACTGTCCTGAAACACATAATGTTCCAATGTTTCCAAGGGTAGTTTGATATACCACAGGCTTCATAGGCTTCTTCTAAAATGGTAACATCAAATGATGCACCGTTACCCCAAATCATTACTTGGTCATTGCCAATAAATTGAGTGAATGCTTCTAGTGCATCTTCAATATCTACTGGGTCAACCATCAATGCTTTAAGTGCTTCTGGTTTTTGTTTTTGCCACCACTCTACGGTGTCTTTTGAGATGTGCAACCCTTTCGCTTTACAAGATGCCGCGTCTACATTTATATAGAACTCTTGCTCTGGTTGCCCATCTAACTTAAACTTAGTTGCGCCAATAGATACAATTGTAGAGTTAGCGCGAGTACTTAAAGTTTCTAAGTCCACCATGATGTGAACTTGATTTGGGTCTGTCGGTGATGCCATTATTTATCCTCTGGTGGTACTAAGGTGTATACCGTTTGTTCGTCAGGTTTATCTACGGTGATAGTTACTGTGTCTGAAAGAAAGGTATTATCAAACATACCTTCGGCTTGCATTGAAAAGAACTTTGTCCAGTCCTGTTTGCTTAAATCTGGTAACTCAGTAACGAATTCATTTCCATCACCAAAAGTAAAGGTTACTGTACCTTCTGGTGTTATGGCATATGCGTCATTGAGATTGTACTTGGATTTCTTCTTACTGAAGTCCACTTCGATCACGTTGTCATCTGTCATAGATACCTCTACTATTAACAAACCATTATATGTTATTCTTAGGCAAAAGTCAAGTGGTTTTTGAAATTATTTCATTGCCTCAATCTTATCTTTAGCTAAGTCTACGGCTTCCCTATCTGTTAGGTACTTTGGCTTACGTTTAGGGATCTTTGAATTCACTTCTTTGTGGTCTTCGTTGTGCTTGTTAGCTTGATCTATCTGGTTCTTCATGTAGTCCAGATACTCGCTACCAACAGTCTCTTTACCCTCTGCAAACATCTCTGTGAAGTCCATATTGGTAATGAGTTTCATCTTGATATCGATATGCTTCTTCTCTTTCTTGATCCTACGTATGAATGCATAGTAAGTAATCTGTGTGAAGTAAGCAAATGGGTTCTTAGATTTTGCTGGATCAAAATTGTCCATATATGTAATGCAATTCTCGATACCATCTAGTATCATTTCATCGCGGAAAGTATAGTTGACAAAGTTTGACTTGTACGCAAGGTGATTTGCTATCTTAACAAAACATTCACCCAGATAATTAGTTACCCTAGGTTTAGGTTCGCCAGCGGCTTCGGCTGCCAGTCGTTCTTCTCGGTAGATGCTTATCTTAGCGAGGAACTCCTTGTTGTCAACATAGTGTTGTTTCGGTGCTGTAGATTTTTTCATTTTATTTTCCCATAATGTAAAAAAAGACTTGACATTCCTAAAATAGTGTGTATAATAGGGTGTGTCCCTTTAAAGAATACAATCAATGTATTTCATTGTTATCTACTGCTTGAGCATAAGCGTAGATGTCTGCTATCATCTCGTCGGTATCGTCATGACCCGACTCGTTTTCAGCAAAAAAAGTTTTCTCAACAATCGCATAATAGTCTTGCACATACTGGCGCGACAATGTAGATACGTTTGCTATAATATCTCTATTCATAAAATATTCTAAATCGTCAGAAAAAGGGATCCATCCCATGAGAGCAAATGACTCTTGCATACCCCTAGGACCTTCATTAAGATGGCGCGTTATCTTCAAAGGTGTATGAAGTTTAATCTCTGTAGGTGAGACCTCTTCCACAGATGCTACTAGCTGAGTCTCATTGAGGAGAGTTATTACTTTAGGTTCTAGTTCATTCATTTTACTTCTACCTTTGCTATCTTATAGTTGAACGATTCTTCGTTGTAAATTTTAATTCGTTCTAACATATGATTGAGTGTGAAGTTCTTCTTAGATTTCCAAGAGAGATCATCACCGACATCAAATAAATTACACGCTTCTTTCTGATTACCCTTCCTAAGTCCTCTACCAATAGACTGTAGATTTCTGATACGAGACTTGCTAGGTGAAGCAAATACAACATTATGTAAGTTCCTTATATTTATACCAGTACTAAAAGTACCATATGAAGCGATGATTATAGCATCTTTTTGTGTCTCTGTCAAGTGGCGTATCTCTTCTCTTTGCTCAGTATCAGTTCCACCGTGTACAAAGAACACCATCCTTTCAGAATTTACACGTTCGCTTATCATCTTGTGCAATACCGCACCATGTTTCTCTACAAATTGATATAACACTAGGGTATTACCAGTCTGTGCTATAGTCAAATTAGTTATAATCTTATTACGTTGTGGGTTAGTTACTAGCCAGTCCATCTCTTCTTGATATGGCATTTTAGATACTAACTTCCTCTGTGCATCAGAGTACTCTAGTAGCAAACAAACAATCTTCAACTCAGCCAGTTGTTTACTGTCCATGAGTTTCTTTGTTGTAGTCACTTTGTACACTCTACCAAATACTCCTTCAAGTACTAATCTATGAGTCTTTGTGCCGTCAAGTGTACCTGTTGTGCCATATCGATATGGAGTGTTTACCATTTTGTCTAGTAAAGTAGTCAATGATTTAGCTTTAAAGTTGTGTGCTTCATCTCCATATACTACATCAAACTCTTCAAACCAAGACTTAGGAAATTTATATATTGATTGCCAAGTAGATATTATTACTGCGGCTTTGTTGGTCTTGTCTTTTCCACCGTAGATTTTGTGGCAGAATTTGTTTGCTTGCCATTTATCTTCAGATGAGTAGTCATTAAAATCTCCCCACATTTGCTCAACGAGGGAAGTCGTTGGCACGATGATAAGTTGTTTACGTCCGTGTGCTTGGTGATAACGTAAAAGACTGTAAATGATGAGAGACTTACCACTAGCAGTAGGAGATAAAAGAAGAGATCGACCATTGTTAATCGCATGAGTTACTGCCTCTAGTTGATAGTCCCTAATAGCAATCTGTTTACCTTGGCTGTGTAAGTTTAAGGACTCTGTAAATTTTGAGACTTGATCGATGGTACCTTCTTCACCAACTTTGTCAATTTTTATATCTATCTTGTACTCTAGCTGTTCACAAAATTCCACTAGATAGTCTAATAGACCTACATAGAGTTCTCTTGTGTACATATTAAACATTCTAGCTTTACCGTCCCACATTCTATTTCTATATGCGGGCATAAACTTTGCACCAGGAACTTCGAATGTAAAGAATTCAACGATTTCTTTTGCCGTACTAGGATCCGTATCGATCAATATGTGGCATTCGTCTTTCTTCGTTACTGTTATCATTACATGAAAATTCCATATGCAATACACCACAATTCAAGTGTTAGTTTTTCTATTGTTGCCCAAAATAGAATAGTAAAAGTTAATACCCAAGCAGTAGTTAAAAATGCTGGTATGTATTTGTCTTCCATTTACATTAGTCCGTTAGTGAATTTTGTCCATTCGATGCTGTTCTTAATATCCCAACCTCGACTCTGTATTGCTCTGAGTACTCTGTCTAGGTAATCTACCGTAGTCTGAATGTACTCCAATTTATCTGCTTGCTGTATGATATCATCATCAGCTTCTAAGTATTCATAAATTTCTGATTTGAGTGGCTTATTGCCTAAGTACTGATCCCATCCTAGTACATTCAATTCTTCTTTGGATAACTCACCTCGGAAATATTGAGATTTAATTCGTTTTAATTTTATTAGACTGGTGTTTGCTTTGCGTAACTGGAGTCTAGCTGTAGATAAGTGATTTAGATACTTCGCATGAAGTTCTGGAGTCTTAGTACTTTCTTTACCCAAATTCAAATCATCAATTTTACAATCATTAACCCACATATCTTGTAGGTCTGCTAATTTAATCATAGTGTCTCCATAATATATTTCTTCTACTACTATTTATACGTCTGTTTCCAACCAATCTGGAAATAGTTTTTTAAATTCTTGTAGTATCAATTCATGTTGTTTAGCTGTGTAGTGTCCTTTAAGGTCGTGATTTGGTTGTATTAGAGTCAGTGCCTCATCTGCAAATCTAAAATGATCTACAGGTCCAAATCTAGGGAGCTTAATGTCTTCATTGAAAACTGTTCTTATGCATAACTTTATTTTGTTGGAGTTACAATACCCTATTAGCGCACCAATATACATCATATTTTCTGCTTCTGTTAGTGTATTAAAACTTTTGTGATAGAATGAGTCTAGAATGTCTCTACTGTTATAAGTGATTGTGTTGCCTAAGTGACGAGATAAATTATATGCTTCTTTCCACCATCGCTTGGTGGTTACAGTTGAAAGGTCTTCTAGTATCTCTAACTTTCTTTCCGTTGTATCATCTAAACCTATTGAGGTCAATCTAAGAAAAGAAGTAAGATGAAATATGCAGTGAGTATAGGATCTAGTGTTAGTGTTTTCTATACTTTCCTCTAGATGTGCTATGGTGTTTAGTGTTGTATATTTTATACACCTACCTGGCATACCAGTAGAGTGAACTTGAGCGCGAACACGTTCAGCGAGGTATTTACACCAATGATCTTCATCCCATGTTGCAAAAGAATCACCACCAACCAATAATCTAGCCATTTTTTCCCTAAGTTACTGCATCAATCGTATATGTTCTATATTTAAACGCGGCAATACCAATAAAGTAATCACCTGCACCATTCGTGATATCAAAGTCTAAACCAGAAAGTGATATTGGGAATGCGTCTTTGAATGTTACTTTAACATTTGGATTGTTATTGGAATCGAGAACAAACAGAGTAGCATCACTTACTTGAGCAATGCCCTCCTTAGCGTTATTTGTCTGTGTTGCAGTTCTATAGGCTTGACTGTTAATATAGTCTGTGAACTCTTTGTGGTTCTCAGGGAAGCCGAGACCACGTAGCCAAGAGTATAACTCTTTGTAGTTAGTCATATCTTCCTGAATAAGGAATCTAATCATTAACTCGCCAAATCTCAACTTGTCTCCTGGGTATGCAATATCTACAAGTGGTGTTACTTGCTCTGGAAATCCCATTGAGATTTCTGGTAGATTGGCAGCCTGACAGAAAAACGATACGTTAGGCATATTATGTAATTGAAATTTAAATCCGTTTGGACGCAAATAGTCTAACTCTGACGGGTTCTTACCAGCAAAAGTTCCTTCTGCGACTGACGATATATTATTAAATGCCATATGTTTCTCCGTTACGCTTCAAACTGAATGCTTTCACCACATCCGCACGAACTTGCTACGTTAGGATTGGTTATTGTTATCTCAGATCCAGTCATACTTGTTACCATATCTACTGTACTACCAGCAACTTCATTTCGCACTATGTCATCAACAACAATTAAGTCATCTATAAGAGTGCCATCAGAATCATCATCTGAATACTCCCACACGTATGCGAAACCAGCACATCCACTACCTTTCAGTGATAAACGTACATACTTCTGTTCTGATTTCTCTAGTAAACCAGTCCAGTATTCTTTTGCTTCTGAGGATATCTTTATCATACTACTATTTATACGTCCTTTTGCCTGCTTTGGTAATCTTCTATTGCGGCTTTGATAGCATCTTCTGCTAGTACACTGCAATGAATTTTTACAGGTGGTAAAGCAAGTTCTTCTGCTATTTCTGTGTTCTTTATTGTACTCGCATCGTGTAACGACATACCCTTTACCCACTCTGTGAGTAGTGAGCTGGATGCTATAGCTGAACCACAGCCATAAGTCTTGAACTTAGCATCTTTTATGACATCACCTTCTACTTTAATTTGTAGGCGCATGACATCACCACAAGCAGGTGCACCAACCATTCCAGTGCCTATATTGTCTGCGGGATCCCATTTGCCTACGTTGCGAGGGTTTTCGTAATGGTCTATAACTTTGTCGCTATATGCCACTTTTACCTCCTAGTCTTATTGACCTCTGGGATATTTTACCCCATTGTTTATAGTTGGTATATCTTCTCTAAAATCATCATAGTAATCCCAACATTCTTTTCTTGACGAGAAAGTCTCTGTTGTAAGTGGCTCACCATCAAGCCCTAACTGATCACCCGCAACTGCGGCTCTACAATAATCGTTGATCTTTTCGTTTCCTGGTTCGTAAATAAATGTTACTATAGCTAATACTACTGGTAATAATATATCCACTTCACTTCCATTGTGACTGTGCGACATTGCACGTTTCTATTTATAACGCACAAAAAAAGGGAGCCCGAAAGCTCCCTTAAAAGTGTCTCTATTGAGATTCTTTTTATATTACATAAGGTTTGTAACTTTAGACAGTCTGTAATACTGGTTACGGTCAGCAGTGAATGTTGCACCGTCAGTAGTACCATTAGCTTGAGTTACGAAAGGATTCGCAATCATGCCATAACGTGTCTTGAAGCCAATCTTAGGCTGGAAGTTACCTGGGTCAATCGCTCTAACCATTTGCAGTGGAACGTATGGGCAGTAGAAGATACCAGCATCATATGCGCTAGATCCTTTATAACCAACTACGTAGAACTGTGAAGCGGCTCCAGTATTTGCTGAATAAGGATCAACATATACTTTATAACGACCGTTAAGAACACCAGCAAATGTATTGCCAGTATCATCAACATTAAGTTGACCTCCACCTTGAAGTGCTGAACCAGTATCAAGAACACCAGCCATTGAGAGTGCAGCCGCAACATCAGCAGATGTGATGATGAAGTTACCTTTCCCTCTACGTGTGTCTTGCGCGATTACGTTAGCATCTCTTTCAATGTTGAAGAGTAAGCCTTTGAATCGCTCAACTGACCATCTGCCATTTGAATCAACATCAAGATCGAAAGTACCGGCTGTTGCAGTAGATGCAGAACCAGGCTTAGCGACTTTGTAGATTGTTCGAATAACTTCACGGTTAATTTCAGCAAGAATTTCTTGTGAAAGAATGTTAGACAACTCGCCTTCAGCATCCAAACCGTGGATAGCTTTAAGGTCTTGTGCTAATTCAACTGTGTACTCAGCTTTCAGTGCGCGAGTCTTTGCAGTAACGGTTGTTTTCTCGATTGAGAAAGCCATCTCGTCAAAGTCTGTTCCGCCTGAATCGCCAAGTGCTTCAGCAGTATTAGTAGCAGTACCAGTACCAGTTGTGTAAGTACCGTCTACTGGGTTTGATCCAGCGTGAGTACCAGAACCAGAAAAGTCTGTGTCTGCTTCGTTGAATAAAGCCTCTGTACCAGTTTGATTGGTAAAGTGTGACTTCATTGCAAAGATAAGACCAGTAGGTCCAGTCATTGGTTGAACACCAGCTACGTCATAAGCCATAAGATTAGGCAATGCCCGTCTTACTAAGCTAATCAGAATTGGGTCATAGTTGTCGATTCCGCCGCCAGTATTACTATTGACTGCGACTTCGTTAAGAGCGAGGCGTTCTTCTTTACACGCCTTCTCTTGGTTTTCAAGAATTACAGCGGTAACTGCTTTCTTGTATGGGTCTTTGATTTCGCCAAGAGCTTCGTGGTCCAGAACTGGAGCCCACTTCTCTTGAATTTGTTCAGAAAGATACATTTTTCGTTTCTCCTATTGGGGTTTTGATTCGTACTATTATTTATAAACTTTGTTATTTAGAACTTTGCTGATTGAGAGATTGCCTGAGCATATCTGGAAATATAACTGTCATCTTGGGCTAGCCCTTCGACTGTATCGTCCATTTTATCTTCATCTTGTTGCGCTTGCTTTGGAAAATAGTTTTCCTTAACTACTGCAACTTTTTCTTGGAAGATTTCAGTGCTACCAAATTCAATGTCTTCAACAAGTTTAGCAAATTTCTCAGCTTCAGTTAGTGTTAAATCTTCACTAGCTTCCTTGATAACTGCTTGTTTTTGAAGGTCTTGCTTTTGGGCTGCCACTTCGATCTTTTCTTCAAGGGACTCATTTAACTTTGTTTCCAAAGAGTCAATTTTGTCCTGCATTTCGCCCAGTACATCATACTGCTCTTCAGGCACTTGAATGTAGTGTTCAGCGAATAGGGTTTTCATACCAGAAATGAAGTCTTCAGTGATCTCTGCACGTAGACCTCGCTCTATGGCAAGTTCATTTTCTTTCATCCAGTTCTCAGCAACATAGGAAAGGAAAGAGTCTAGTTTCTCAACCATTTCTTCCTTAAATGTCTCTTGCTGAAGGTTGGCTTCTTCTTTTAATTCTGCTTCAATTGTGTCCATCTCATTGGCAATACGGGCTGTTACTACAGCTTCAAAGATACCGGCTGCCTTAGTCTTGAACTCTTCAGAAAGATTCTCTTCTGATTCGAACAAACCTTGGATGTCTTGACTGAAAAGACTTTCATCTTCAGACACAACTTCTTGGTCGTCTTCTGCTACAACTTCTTCAGTCTCGGAAACAACTTCCAATTCTTCTTCAGTGCCTTCGTCTTCAGAGATAACTTCTTCTTCAGATGCTACTTCTTCTTGTGCGACTACGCCTTGTGATGAACTATTGTTTACAGAGGCTTCTGTGTTTTCTTCGTTTTCAAAGTTAGAAGGAGCTTCTTTAGCACCATTACCCTTAGGTAATGTTCCATCTTTCTTCGCTTTAGCAGATGCGGCTTTACCAACTTCAGCAGTTAAACCACCTTCCTTGTTGTTAGTTCCACTTAAATCGTCTTTTTCAGGATTAGCATCTGAACTACCCTGAGTAGGGGCAGATGAATCACCTGGTTTACTATTGGGAGAAAGGTTGTCTGCCTTCTCATCCAGTTCTTGGAGTTCTTCACTAAGGGCTGAACCCTTCGCAAGAAACTCTCTGATCTTATTTTCTACACTCATGTTACTGATCTCCTTTTAGGATTATGTTTCTGATAATATTTATAAAAAGTTAGATTTTCGAAAGTCGTTTCATAAACGATTCAAAGACAACTAGTTTTGCTTCTTCCAGTTCACGGGCAGAAGTCTTATGTATAAAAGCCTTTGCCATGTCTACTTCCCTTTCGCGCCAACAACCGTTCTCCATAATCCATTCTCTATTCTCCATGATGCCTCTTACGAATGCATCTGGTGCTGAAGGATCAGAAACTATATCTGCGGCGGTAGACAGCATGAAATCGTCCTGTACTTCATTGATACCGTTGCGCTCTTTTAGTGATCCAAGTCCACGTGAACTCACTCCTAATTGTGCGCCCTCTTCTATGAGGTTTCTTGCAATGTTGCCCATTGGTGTATCAAGAATTTTTGCTCTACCGATATAGTTATTGCCATCTTCTTTTAGTGAAGTAATAAGATGTGACACACGGTCTAGATTGACAGTAGGTCCATCAGGATGACCAAGTTCGCCCATTGCTCTCTTAGTATCGATGTTTTCTTTGGTGTACCTAGCAACTTCTCGTTGCATGATTTCTTTGGGGTACATCCTACCGTTTCTATTTTTTAATTCTGACTGAAGAAAGACACCCTCAATAAACATTGATTTTTTGCCATCTTTCTCTTCTACGATGTACTTGACATCTTCAACTGTTTCTGTAATTAGTTTCATTAACCTAGACTCCCATCTGCACCTTGATGCTGTTGTGATCCATAACCACTTACTTTTGTTGTTTCAACGATTACTGTACCTGATCCACCTGATAGTGTCACTACTATATCAGAGCCATTTTCTCTAATATCAGAGAAGCCGTTAAACTCAATCTCACCAGACTTATCTAGATCATAAAGAACTTTACTGTTTCTCGTAACAGTCGCAACACCAGCGGCAGCTAATGTCCACTTAATGGATCTAATATTAGCTATTGGTGTCGATTGTGTTTCGGTTGATTTCTTTAGAGTAGTTGCAAGAGCGATGGTACCTGCCGCGCCAGTTCCACTAACGGCTACTACGCCTTGAACTTGAGTTAATTTTAAAACGTCTACTGTGACCGCCATTTAATTCTCCTAATAGCCTTTTTTCTTGTGATTGGAATGCGACTCCGTTAATAAAACATCAAGGTCTACTGTATCACAAGTTTCAATTCCGTGTTCGAACATTACTTTATACCATGCAATGTCACCATCTGCGCTCGGTATAGCGTGTTCAGAGTGAAGTGGTCGCCCTTCACCATGTTCTTTATGCAATACTTTCATTGCACAATTATGTGTCAATTTTGGATCTGTTGATGAGCCTTGTTTAGGTGGGGTAGTATCGCCTTCATCACCGTCTTCTGCTGGATGATTAGCAGTTGGGTCTGATTTTGTGGGCTTCTTTACCGGTTTAGCTTCTTCTTGAAACTGCCTAAACGTCTTCATCTGTCTCTCCATTTGTTTCTATGGACTCATCAGCACCTGCTACAAGTCCCATTTTTTCCATTTCTGGGGTAGTGTTGAATACTGTATCTGCCACTTCTTGTTTTCTAGTGGCTAAAGCATCGCCTACTCTTTGTCCCATTGCAACATTAAAATCGTCTGCCGCACCAGTTGTGTCACCAGATGCCATTTTGTCCATCATCTGACGGACTATGTTATCTGTTTCAACCTTATCATTCACTTCTACTTCAATATCTGACATCACTCTTCTCCATTTGGTTGTTCTTCATCATCTTGCGACATTGCAATCTGGTGTTGTCTATCTCTTTCTGCTTCAGCGGCATCGCCAACTAGATGCTCACCTTCGTCTGCTTCACCGATCTCTTTATCGATTGTCTCAATCTCTTCATCAGTAAGGCGTAGAATCTTAGTCTGCACATATCTCTTACTGTATAATTGTCCCATAAACGGAGCAACACCATTGAGTACTTCAATACGACTACGTAGAATCTCTTGTTCTTTAGACTCTGTGTAGTAAACATCACTTGCATAATCGTACATCAAGTCATCTTTAATATCATCCCATTCAGACTCAGCTATGACACCCTTGAGTACCAACTGAGTCTTGAGTAGATCGTGGAAGACTCCTGAGAATCTTCTTCTTAGCTTTGAAATAAACTTAGTAAATTTAAGTTCATCTCTTGTAATCTCTGCACTTCTACCAAAATTTAATCCAGCTTGTTGCTCTAGTCTAGACAGTGGCACATTTAGTGCCTGATAAAGTTTGCGCTGAAAGTATTCAACGTCTTCTATCTGTCCTAGATTTTGTCCACCTGGTAATGTTTGAATCTCTGTGCCTCTACCACCCTCTTTCCGTGGGAGCCAAAAGTCTTCAAGCATTGACATAAACTTCTTATCATCTCTGATTTCACCCGTGCCAGCATCATATACTAATTTATTACGATATCTTTCCATAATGTCTTTTAGATATTGTTCTGCTTTACCAGTAGGTAAATTGCCGACATCTATATAAAAGATTCGTCTTTCTGGTGCTCTAGTAATACGATAGATAACTACAGCATTTTCCATCATTCTAAGTTGATTCGCAGGTCTTATTGCTTTATGCACATATGAGACAGGGATCAGTTTATCCATGTCCATCAAGCCTGAGGTACAATATGTGATAGCGTCTTTGCTTATCTTGATTGCTTTGTCTTGAGCATTACCCGCTTTATATTGTCCAGACTTAGTAGCTAGTCCTTTGTCATCAAATATAAAATGTTCATCAATATTAGTAATAAGAGCAACACCATTCTTATCTTTCTCTTTGTTTACTTTCCGTACTTTTTTGATCTTTCTAGGATCAATATATCTTATGTCTTTGATACCTTCTTTTGGTTTTGCAGTATCAATAACTTTATGAAAGTAAATTCTACCATCAACATACCAACGTCTAAAGTAATCTTGTGCTTTATCGTTGAAGTCCATTAAAGAAACAATGTTATCAAATTCAACTTGTATTGCTTTCTTTATTGTTGCAGACATTTTGAGATTCTCTAGATTTAATCCTAAAGGTTTCTCATTGTCCATATTACTTATTGAATCGTTGACGATATCTTCAATAGCTGAATCAACATCTGCCATCATTGATATGTCACGATACTTCTTAATAAGTTCGGCTTCGTTATTTGCTACACCTTCAACGTCAAAGTATGTACCAAAATAGCCACCTGCTTGGATGCTTTCTAAAGCACCGTCCGAATCAGGCGCGACAAAAGATTTCTCTGTCTTTAGCGCCTTCTTCCGGTTTATTTCAAACCCAAATAATTCCATATTATAATAATCCTATGTCCAACTCTATTTTACATCGTAGTGTAAGTATTGGAACGTCACAGTAAATTCTTCAAAGATATCGTTCTGTGCATACTGTAGTGCAATTTCTGACATCTGTATTGGGAATGCATTTCTGAGAGTATAAGTACCACCATTTAGAACTGCATCATTTCTATCAAGATGTTCAACTGTTAAGTCTGCTTGATAGTCTCTTGGATTGAGAACACCTTCGTTGGTTTCACGATCATTAAGACCGTTCATCCATGTCTCAAATGGTTTACGCAAAGAGAAACCTGAATCATTGACTACTGTAATAGTCCATGGATCAAAGATTCTTTCTCCAGCCATCTTGATCTCACGACCTCGATACTGAATGATTGCGGGATTTACGTTAGAAGCTGGCAATGCCGCGCCCGTAACGAGAAGACTGTATGATGGATCAACACCAGACACATAACTCGGGAAAGCAAGAGAAACCCGAAACTGGTTTGGTCTAGCACCGCCAGCACCTAGTCTCGCTTTAAATTCTTCAATATTCATTTAATTTATCTCCTAGTTGAATATTATTATTTATAAGGGATTAGGCACCAAGTTCTTCAAAAGAGATACCAGTTCGTGTAGCAACAAATGTCAACGTAATGAAGTTGATTGATTTTGCTGGCTTAACGAAAATATCTGCTCTGAATTCGTTTGCATCTATTGTTTCAGTAGTGTTGTTTGTTTCGTCACAAACTACTCTGAAGTCATAGATCCCTCTTCTGCCTTGTACGTCACGTAAGAAAGGCTCAACTAATGATCTGAACTGCGCTCTTGTGAAAGCATCGTTGAAGTCAAAGAGTTGGAACTTAGCGGCTGTAGCAACTGCTTTTTCTAATACAATAAACAGTCTACGTACATTGATTCTATTAAATGCAGAAGGTTTGTCTAGCAAAGTTTTGTCTCCGAAGAGTACAATACCGTTTCCAGGGAATCCAACTACTGGGTTAATACCTTGTCTGTATAACTCATCTCTATCAACTTTCTTAGGAGAGAATGCAAGTTTAACAGCGTTCTTAATTACTCCGCGGGCATAACCTGCAGGTGAGAACCAAGGATCATTTGCGTTATCTGAAGTAACACAAGCACCAGCTACGTCACCATTAAGTGGTACGTAAACATACTGGTCGTTGTACTTGTCATACATATACTTCCACCCACTGTCCATGACAGCGAATGAACTGCGTGTTAATGCACTTCTATCAGCAACGATTGCAGTTACTTCTGATCCAGAATTATTAACAACTGAATCTCTTTCTGGAGATACAAATACCATACAGTCTTTTCTGATCTCTGCAATGTTATCGATTGCATAGTCTGAAACTGCAAGAGCATGACCCGAAGTCATAATTAACGATACGTCAATTAATTCGTCATTGTCAAACATTAAGTAACCAGATTGTAAGTCTGCGGTTGCTGGTGCGGCTAATACTCCACCAGATAGTGAAACTTCTTGATCTGCAACACCTGCTGTTAGTGTATCGAATCCGACATTACCTGCGGCTGAAGTACCCCAATCTGTTCCTTCTGTTGGATTATCCATGACCCATATCCATTTGGATCTGTCATTGATAACTTTTTTCCAGTAGTTGGACTGATTGACATCATCTTTAGCATCGGATGCTTTAGATAATCCTGCAAACTTTTCTAAGACTGTTCCAGCTACACCTGTAATTGATCCGTCTTCGTCAACTACGATAACGTGCAATTCATCTACTGTAGTACCTGATCTAGTACCCCAAGAAGTAGTGGTTGGTACGTTATCAAATTGATTTGCGTAAGTCCAAGCAGTAGATAGAGTTGCTGTTGCTGTTCCACCAGAACCGCCCCCACCTGAAATAGTGATTGTAGGTACTGAAGTGTATCCAACTCCACCAAACGGTACACTGATAGCAGTGATTGCTCCACCCGATACTGTTGCTGTTGCTGTTGCAACTGTAGTACCAGTATCTGGATTAGCTACTGTGACTGTTGGTGCTGAAGTATAACCAGAACCTCCTGCTGTCACTGCAATAGATGCAACTGAAGTGTTTGTGGTAGAAGTTAAGTCTGCCATTGAGACTTTTAAAGAGTTGCCTAATGTTCCAGGATATTTGGCTGCCCAAACTCCTACACTAGCTTCTCCATTACCATAAGATTCGTTAAAAATCTCTCTGTTTTTTATTAGTAAACCAGATGCATCGGCAGTCGCATTTCTTGCGGCAGTACCAACTTCTCTGACTGTTAAGCAGTTAGACCCATATGCTAAAAATGATGAAGCAGTCATAAAGTCTATGAAATTACTTGTTGTTGGTTTCCCAAACATTTCTGCTAAATTGTTTTCCGAGTCTACGTTTTGTATTTGATGGGCAGGACCCCAACTAAAGTCTCCTACAATCGCACCAATTGTGGTTGCAACTGCGGGAACAACATTAGTCAAGTCTTGTTCTCTGACCTGAACTCCTGGTGATAGCTGAAAAGCCATGTTATTCTCCTCGATGTTAAATTACGGTTATCGTGTAATGTACGTTACTGTTCCTATGAATTATTTATAATAATTCGTATTTCTCTTTCTCGTCTGCCCACATCCATACATCACCACTTGCTACAAATACTTCTTCTCGTTGACCATCGTCTATAACACCGAATGGTGTTAAGTCTCTTTCTATTGTTCTCATCTCTGAATTGTATAAATTCTGTCTCATATCAACGTTGGTCAAGTCTTTAAAGAATGTATTCGTACTAAGCCACGCAAATAACACTAAGGTCATGGCTAAATCATCATGGTATCCTTCATCTGCAACAAAGGTACCGCCTTTCTCTACGAATGTAGATAATTCACTAATACAGTCGGCATCGAAAATCAATAGTTTTTGTTCTTCTATTAATGCTTTAAGTGCAAAACAACCTTGTCGTTTAACTGATTTGGTTGTTCGTACTCCTAATGCGCTTTTCTTTCCGAATCCAGGAGAAACATATTGTTTGTTATTCTCTGAAACTGTGCTAAATATATTTTCATATTCTAATTCTTGGTGAAGTATATCTGATACTTGTTGTCCAATGTCATTTGTTTCTATTAAGACGTATGCATCATTGAAGTCCGATGCTACTTTACCAATTATATTGGGATATAATAGTGGTGATATCTGATTGTTTCGATACTTACCCACTACTTTAAATGGCATTTCAGTTATATCCATCATTGTAAATGCACTATAGTCACCTCCTATGCCTCTAGAAGTGTCCACTATTACAACATAGTATTTATCCTTTTGAGGTTCTTCATATATGTCTAATCCATCTTTTGTATATTCTGGGTCATATGATGACATCATTCCTAATGCTTTACCACTAATCAATGTGTTAGATGACCCTAGAAAATCACATAAAACTTCTTGGTTAAACTTTAATTCACCCAATAGTTTAAATTGTTCTTCTGCCCATTTCTCATCTCTTCCTGGAATCTCTGAGTATGGTACAAACATACTCTTGAATCCATTTAATCCTTTCTTAGACTCATTCCAAAATTTCCAGAAGTGATTGTATCCAAGTGGTGTAGAAGTAAGTAGAATCTTTGTAGTCTCACCAGCAGAAATGGTAGGATAAACTGAAGTGAAAAATTCATCTGCTACGTTGTTTGGTATGATGGCAGCCTCATCGATGTACAACCAGTTTACAGATTTACCACGAATACCAGAGGCTGTTGTTGCGGCTGTGAATATTACTGATCCATTCTCTAAGTCTACGTTACCTTTGTTCCAAGTCTTAACACCTTGTTGCATCCATATAGGTAGATGTTCGTACATGATTTGATAACGGGATAGAACTTCTCGGGCAGCCGAAGTCTTGTTTGCCATAATAGCAACTGTTTTACTATCATTAAATATACTATAATGTAGTATGCAGGCTGCGGCTGTAATTGTTTTACCTTGCTGTCTGCCTTCCATAAGAATAGCTTTACGCTCTTCCATGATAAACTCTACTTTTCGCTTTTGACATTCGTAAAGTTTGAAGGGTTGCAATCCAGAATCTAGTGTGACAATTTTGCAGTAGTTTTCGATAAAGTAAATTACATCATCTTTACACTTCAAATACTCTTCAATTTGTTCAGGAGTAAAATCGTGTTGATATCCTACTGGTTTTAGGTTTGGATTACCATGATATGAAGTTTCAATCAGAGCCATTACTCACCAATTTTTCTTGATCTTCTTTCTGTTTGTTAATCATTTTAAGAAGTTCAGAGGTACTGCCAACAAAAAGATTATTATTCGTAACATTACTAGTATCAATGTTACCATTTACTTTATCAATTGTTTGCTTCGTTCTTTGTACTTCCATAATATCTTTTGCACCTTCAGCCATAGATTTGATTAGCTGTCCTGCAACTTCAAATGCTCTAGGGTTGTCGCTGTTCTGTGCTATGCTTAATATGCCTTGTATAGCCTCTTCGTTATACGACATTGATCTCTTGAGTGCTTGTCTTGCTTCCTCAAAATCACTTGCAACTGTTGAATCTATAGCAGTCTGCACTATTGCAGGCGTCTTTAGTTCTTCTGTTTTTGTCTGGGAAACTTGAAAAGTTTTATCCAGAGCATCGAATACTTTGTTTGTCATTATGAAAATTCCTGTTCAAACTCTTCCACGAATCTATATGCATCTGCTGGACCAGGGAACTCTTGATATCCTTCTGGCGCTTCAATATCTACTGTGGGAGCAGTACTATATCCAGTACCACCATTAGTAACTGTTATAGATTTAATCTTGCCATCAGTACCAAGAACTGCTGTTGCTCTTGCGGTGCCTGTAGAGAATGTTACATTGGGTGCATAAGTGTACTTATCACCGCTATACACCAAATTAACAGCATTTACTGCACCACTTGAAACTGTCGCTGTTGCTGTTGCTTTTACGTTCTCTACTGAATATGTTTGCTTGACATACTCTCCTAGTAGTTCTGGATTCTGCCAAGTAGACGCAATTGCTTTTCTTATCATACCTTGTGTACTCACAAAGCCGTAGTAGTTTAACTTCATCGTGAAATTAAAAGACCATATAATACTCTGTCTGTCTCCAGCATATGAACCTTCATAATTATCTTCATATGCAATGCTGTCCAAGTTTATTTTAATATCTCTTTTGATACCCATTTCAGGTAAATCATTAACTGTGATATTAAAGTCTGGATTAAAATGTGGCATTATCTGTTCTGCTATCTGCAAGGCATCATCTTGATTCTTTGCGAAAGAGTACAGGGTAAGATTTAAGTCATATGGTGTAGATACAAAACTGGTTCTTGCTGTAAGTGTACTATCTGTATGCAATGCTACGTTTTTGTTTATTGGTGAAATCTTTCTGTTTGGATCATATGAAATACCAGTAATCTCAAAGCCAAGTCTAGGCAAAGTAATAGCAACTTCACCACGACTCTCGGTATCTGGTATTGCCGCTATCCTAGCTAAAAACTTTTGCTTTGGTGAATACGCAAGTGGTACTCTTATTGACTGTGCTATTTCACCAGCAGAGTTTTTTCTTTCAATCTGTATGTTACTAAAGATTGTGCCGAATGCAATAATTGCTTTCTTCGTTGTAGAATGATAAAACTGTTTATCTTTAAACATTAACCTACCTCACCAAATGGATTTACTTCAGTGAAGTCCACTATATCAGTGAAGTTTAAGAAGTCATCGTTATCAGTATTTGCATTAGTCTTCGTTGTTGCAAATTCTTCTTTAATAATTGAATCGCTTGTCTCTGAAAGTAGTAGATCACCAGCTTCAGTCTTCAACTGAAACAGGAATGAATCGAGAGAATTACCATCTTCGATAGCATCAACACCAGCATTACCAGTATCAAGTACTTCTGAACTATACTGAAACAATTCACATTGTAATCTAAATACGTATATCTTTCCAAGTTGATAGAATGGATTTTGAAACTCTACAAATTTAATTTCAAATAGTGATCCTGTCTTAGCAAAATACAGTAAGTCTCCTTCTGCAGGTCTTGCGTCTAACTGAAAAGTACCGCCAGAAGTATCTACTAAATCTTCCCATCGTTTCTTTGCCAATACAAATGTGGCTGAGTCTCGTATTTCTATACCAAACTTAGAAAATATATCTCCGTCGCCCTCAAACCCTTGTACATTCTCCATGTACATTTCTAAAGGATATGATTGTGTGAACTTAGACAGTGCATCTTCGTCAAAGATTGTATCTCTGTTTACCAGAGTACGTGGCAAATAAAAAACATCATGCCCGTAAATCTTCAGACTCTCTATTACAAGGCTTTCTACTAGCCTTTGTTCTGAGGTTGTGCCTGAGGTGTCACCATTTTGGAAGTAAAAATTAGTAGCCATGCTCTATTTATCCCACCATAAATGTCGGTGGTAGTTCATACTTCATCTGCATCTCATCTTCAATCTGTGCGATCTCGGCGGTTGCTTCTTGAAATAATTCTACACCGTTTAAAGTCACTCCGCCCGGTAATTGTATTCCTCCAAATTTCTTCATGTTTTCTCCCCATTGTCTTTTGAGCAATGCGGTAAGATATTTTTTAAGGAACATATCATCCCACACTTCAGGATATAGTGAAGGGTCTATGATTGCGTATGCTTCTGCTACAACATAATCGCCCACATTGAAAGTTAAATCCCAATCAGTGTCGATATAAAGTTTGTTCGTTTTTCTATTCCAACGTATCTGTCGCTGATTAACAAACATTTGATCCAGAGTGCTTAGGTGCGTCTGTACCATGCTGTAATACGTGAGGTCAGCACTCAGTAAACTGTACATATCATTCATTCGCATTTGATACATAAGGTCAAACATATTGTTTGTACCAGTTGTCTGAGAACTCTGCCCTATTGGGAATAGTCTCTGTATACTTAGAATGTTTGAATTGATTGGAAAGTATCCATTTTCCAAATCACCCGCGGCATAGAAATTCGATGCTGAGAGTGTAGCAGATAGTCCACTTACTGAACCGTTAAGTACTTCGCTTGCTACGAATGTGCCTTTAATATTGTCTACTGTTAATGCGCTTGCTACTCCAGTTACTACTTCCGCTGTAGCACCACTAGTTGCTCCAGTTACAGTTTCACCCACATTGAAGTTTGCGGCAATGCCAGTTTGAATGTTTAAAGTAGACCCTGTTATTTGGTGCTTTACATATGTTCTTTCAACACCATCAAAGTGGTATTCTTGGAATAATTGTAAAGCATCGTCAACGCGGTCTTCTATCTGATCATCATCGATATTAATCTCAATAACCGGGAAGCCCAAACGTCTTAAACAATAGTCTATTAGTCCTTGTCTAGTTGATAACGCCATTTAACTCCGCCTTATGATTGATCATATGCATACAAGAGTGCCTTGAGTGCATCTATTTCTTGTTTTACGTAAGCAGTAGTAGCTAGTTGAGTAGTGTTTGTACCCGTACTTGCTGTGGGTGCTGTTGGTGTACCCGTAAGAGCCGCACTAGCAAGTGGAGCTTTTGTTGCTATACTGTTTGTTACTGTCGTACTGAAGTTAGCATCATCGCCTAAGGCTGCGGCTAACTCATTTAACGTATTCAATGCATCTGGTGATGAATCGACTAGGTTAGATATGCTTGTTGCAATTGCTGAATTCATTGCAGTTATTGTTGGTATGACAGAGGTATTAACTGCGACTGCGCCACTACCAGCAAGTGTTATTCCAGTTCCTGCATTGAGATATGAATCTATTTGTGAATCAACTCGGGCAGTGGTAAAATATAAATTAGATGAACCTTCCGCAGTTTCGTCTGTTGTCTGTGCATCAACGTATGCTTTAACGCTTTGTTGAGAAGGAAGATGTGTAGCACTATCAGATGCCATGTTATCTTCATCTTTAAGAGCATTTGATATTCTTGCGTCTGCTCTAGAATTCGTAAAGTAGAGATTGGTTGACCCTTCTGTCATCTCATCTGTATTGTCTTTGGTTGCAATCTGGCTAGCAATATATGCTTTTGTAGATTGCTGTGAAGGAGCTTTTGTGGCACTATCTGTTGAAAAGTTATCTTCGTCAAGTATGTCTAATGTAACAACACCACTTGAAACTGAAATACCAGCACCAGCAGTAATGTGCGCTCTAACTTCAGATGCGCTTGGACCAGTATAAGTAAGTACACCGGTTGAATTGTTATATGAAAGCGAGCCGTCACCACCCGAATCGGTTACGCTAATATCAGATAGTCTAGGTACTACAAATCCACCAGCGGTTGATCCGTCATGAACTACCAGAGTATCCTTGTCTGTATCGATGGTAACTTCACCGACGGCGCCAGTAAAACTGGAATGGTCTGATGTACTACCTCGTCTTAGTTGTAATTTTGTTGGCATAGTTTATCTCTTTACTCTCTATAAATATATATTAGCTTACCAACTTGAAAGCGCAACACGTTTCCAGGTATTAGTAGCGACACAGACGTACATATAGTCCGAGTCGAAAGTTAAATCCCCTTTTGTTCCACTTGCAGTTGCACTGGCAGGCGCATCTGAATGTATATTGGTTATTGTTGTTACCGCGCCTAAATCGTACTCAGTTGAAGCAGATGTGAGGTCACCCCAATCGTAAGCATCTCCAGTCGCAGTAGCTAAGGTACCAAAATCTAAGTCATTTGACCAAGTAAAAGATTCTGGTAATCTTGCGGCGCCTATGGAAATTATACTTCCGTCAGTTTTCTTAGAGTACAGTAGACGATCTGCCATATTCATGGCAATTTCACCCACAGCTAAGTCAGATGCAGTTGGAGCATCACTTGCTGTTTCGGATCTTTTTAATCGTATTACTGTAGCCATTTAGTCCTCTTCTTTTGTTTCTTCATTCTGAGTATTCAATGATTGTGTTGCAATCACTAACTTCGATTTCAAAACAATATTTTCTTGCGTCAAGCGGTTAATTTCTTCCGCCATAGTTTGAATATATTGATTCACTAATTTCTCATCCATGTATCATCTCCAAAAATAATTAATTGTTAGTAAGTACCACCGTCTATAGTTGCGGCGTCAAGTCTAGTGTCAAATGCACTATTGAAACGTGCGGCTGTGTAGTAAAGATTACTTGACCCTTCACTAAGGGCATCCGTATCGTGGTTTGCAATACTTGAAGTTGTACCAGTTACGTTACCAGTTACGTTACCTTCCAAGTTTGCTACTAGCGATGCGACTGCATAACCAGTACCAGTAGTATCAACCACTGTTGTTGGTACTGCTTGTGTATCTTTAAACAGTTTCCATTTACCATCGTTTGCATCTCTGAAAAGACCACTGTATAGGTCTTGAGATCCAGACGTATCATAGAGTCCGTAGAAACCAATATCAACTGCATCGGAACTACTGTTGTTCGTTGCAAGTGCAAATAGTGGATCAACTACTTCCAAAGTCTGTGTGTTTACTTCTGTTCTAGTACCAGAAACAATCAAGTTACCAGAGACAGTAAGATTACCACCGATAGTTGGGTTAGTAGGAAGACCAATAGTAACTGCATTTGCTGATACTGCGGTTTCTATTTCATTTGTTGTGCCGTTAAAAGTAAGCGTTTCTGCACCATCAATAGCATTTGTAGTACCACTGTCACCAGCAATATTAAATGAAGTTGAAATTGAAGCAGTGCCTGCGGCTGTCAATCTACCTTGTGCGTCTACTGTAAAAGTAGGAATAGCAGTAGTACTACCATAACTACCCGCACTTACTGCGGTGTTATCTAGTGTGTGAGTAACTTCATTGCCAGATACCGCTGTTGTGATACCTGTTCCACCAGTAAGAGTAAGTGTTTCTGCATCTGTAATTGCTCCAGTACCAGAGTCGCCAGCTATACCAAGGTCTACATAGAAATCTTTAGAATCTACGTATGCTTTAACTGATTGCTGAGTTGGGATAAGTGTGGCACTATTTGATGCCATGTTATCTTCATCAACAAAACCTGTTGCTGTGATTGTACCGTCAGCAAGACTGCCAAACGTAATAGTACCAGCGGCAATGTTACCACTCGCATCTCTTTTTACAAGTTTGTTTCCGGTGTTCGCATTGGTTGCACCGTCAACGATATCTGTATAGAATTTACCACCAAGTTTGTGGATTACTGCACTGTTATCGTTGTTTACGGATTCAATATAAAGGATGGCACCGGTGCCATCATTGCTTTTGTCTTGGCTATATGCCAGTTCCGCTTCTACTAAATCAGTAGTTGCTGGTGCGGCAGAAGCGGTTGATCGCTTAATCTGAATAGTGGTTGCCATTTAATGTTTCCTCATTTTTCTATGTTTACTGAAATCTTTTGTTCATAACGAATGTTGATCACTAATACGTTCCACCATCTAGTGATGTTAGATTCAATGAATCAATATCAACAGAAGCGGTTAATGCTTGGGCAACAAAATTGCCTGTTTCTTCATCATAAACCAAAGTATGACCGTCCAATAAACCATTAGTTGAAATATCAATATTGGCTAAATTTTGTAACTTTGCGTTTGTAATTGCCTGAGATTGTGTAGTAACAACTGAAGCAATAGTACCTGTTGTCGGTATGCTTACTTTCGTAGTACTTGCATTCGATGGTATATTTACTTTTATTGCCATTACTTTGTAACCTCCGGAGTTACAGTCACAATTCCTTCCATAATCCTCAATGTTTCAGTTGAACTAGCAATCTCAATATCGTAAACGTATCTTCCAGCCTTTACAGCAGATGATTGAGCGGCGGTCAAAGATATAGTAATCTGACCTTCTAAATCTATTTTCGCTGTAGTGAATGACGTATAAGTAGTAGTGTAATAACTTTTACGCATCTGAGAAGTGACGGCATAATTCGTCAAATCTTTCTTGGTACCATCGTCATTCGTAAGATTGACCGTAAATGAAAAGGTAGTGCCCTGATCAATCACGATATTATTTACCGTTGCCATATATTGCAGTTCCTCTGTTCTGTAATCTATTTATATAACATGGAGTTTAGACTTGAAGACAATCCTAACCCTTCTGTATGGAGATAAGTATAGCGTTGATGACGTACATAGAATATATGATAGTACTCGTGGCGAATATAATTATGTTTGTTTAACTACTTCAGACCATGCACATTTACTTCGACCTGAAATAGATGTTAAATTCATTAATGAAGATATTGAAAGTAATTGGAGAAAGATACAACTATTTAGTCTAAAAAATATTGGTGAAGTTCTTTACTTAGACCTAGATATTGTGTTACAATGTGACATATATGAATTCTTTTCTTACTGTGATAAGCCAACTATATGTCAAACCTACTGGAAAGATTTTGGAAGTAAATACAACTCTTCGGTGATGACATGGAATTCAGATGAAAAACACCCATCTTTGATATATGATGATTGGCTAGAAAACATTGATTACTACATGACTAAATATAAAGACAATGATGATTGGTATTTATTCCATGAAAAATTGATTCAAAGAACATTTCCTAAAAATATGATTTATTCATTTTTATGTGGTGTAGATACTGAGACTGATACTTCACCTAGAGCGTATCAGATATTACCAGAATATCCTATAGTACTACTGAACGGACAAAGTGAAACTACCGTTAATTTGAGACAGAAATATTATGATGCACTTTCTATGCATAAAATGGGGTAACAAGTATACCGCAGAATATGTAAACAACCTTCACGGAATGGTCAAACGCAATTATACAAAGCGTTTTAAATTCATCTGCTATACAGATGAGCCAGAAGGTATCAATAAGGGTATTACTACTCGCCCAATTCCTAATGTTAAGCCATTACATCCTAGATACTGGTTTGGTGAAGAGAATTACTGTTGGGATAGAGCCAAGTTTCTTATGCTCAATTCACATCGATGGCTAAAAACAAAAGGTCCTTTCTGCTATCTTGATTTAGATATCATAATACAAAACAACATTGACGAAATAGAACAACTCGCAAAGTCTCCTCATATGATCTATTCTCATTGGGAAGATCCCTCTGTAATTAAAGATAGACGATTCTTAGATATAAAAGGATCACTATATAACTCTAGTGTGATGTTGTGGTGTACTGATCAGGGTGAAAAGATTTATGATGATGTTATGGCACATAGTGATGTTGTGTTCAAAACATTCTATAAAGGCACCGACAATTATTATCCATATAGAGAACATCAAACAGTGGGTGATAATTACTGGAACTTCTTACCAGTAGACTGGGTGTACTCTTACAATAGAGGCAAACAATATCCAGATGATCTTTCACAAAACTTGTATAGAGATAATGCAAAGTTTGCTCTGTTCAATGTCGATATGCTTGGTAAGAATACGTCTGGTGTTAAACCACACGAACTAAAGAATTACAATCTATTAATACATTGGCACGGCAAAGATGAATTTGAAAAGTTATGGTTACCTAAATTTCCTAAAAACTTCTTTACTAGAAACAAGCACACGGTTAAGATTGATAATCTTCTTACAAATAAAGACTACGATACACTAGAAAAGAAATTTGCAAAAGATTTGCCTAGCCTACGGTCTGATTGGGATCAGTACTCAAAAAATTTCAACACTCTAAAAGAATGGTTAGGAATGAAATCTCTGACAGATGAAATGTTAGAGAATCGTTTTATGAATAAAGAGGTTGTTGAAGATATTGAATCACTGATAAAGAGCAATGATTTACAGTCTCTTGTAAATAAATTCGTAAATGATTTTCCAGAGATAGATGCACACTTAACTGGTAATGTAGACGATATAAAGAAATCTCTTCCAGAATTGGAAAGAGAAATATCAGATACTACATTTATTAGACAAATAGATTCAATACATTTACAGACCATAAAAGAACTTTATGAAACTGGCGATATGATTTCTATGCACAAGAAGTTTATTGCTGATTATCCAGATGACTCAATGCTTGTAAATGGTGACGAATCATTGTACTGGAACAAAACTGTAATGGAAGTATATGATTTCTACAAAGAAAGATATATTTCTAAGATGCACAAAGTTGTAGCAGAAGAAGTAAAAGTACACGGACCAGTAAGATACTTTTGGAAAATAACTAGACTACAAGCAATCGCATTGTATAGAAGAATGTGGCATAAAAATACTTTACCAACAATTAAAGTAGACTTTATGAAGAATGTAGTAGACAATGGTATTCAGTGTATCTTCTGGGATACAGATTCGGATGAGGTTCAATCGCTATATAAAAAATATTATATCGAATATCTAAAAGAATTGTTTTACAAAGAAAATTATGAGAAAGTCTTTGAGCGATTATACAACATCATGCCTAAAGAAGAATTGCTTTCTATAATGAATCAGAAAAATGATGATACAAATACACTCATAAAATATTTCCAAATGCATGGAGAACAATACAGTGACTTATATCGTGGTCTATATGAAGATGAAGAACCAGATGGCGCACTGATACAATTGAGTACTCGCCAGAATGATACGAACATAGAGTTCAATGACATTTTTGTAGACGGTAATGAACACACTCTAAAGAGTATAAAAAATATATTCGATAGTTACAAAGTTTCTTGGGTAACTTTTATGTGTGAAATAACAGACCCAGTAAACTGTGTAGAGTTAGAAGAAATCTGTAAGTACTTAAAAGACAAAAATATTACTATAACCCTACAAACATTTAGTGATATTGAGTCTCTTGTATATGTTGATCATATACAAAAAGTACTGCCTGAGTTAAAGTCAGAACAAGAGAATCAAATTGAAAATACTATTGCAAAAGATAAACCAATAGACTTTCACACCCTAAAGCAGTTTGCAAAGAAAAATGAAATAAGAACAACTAAACCAAAAATGAAAGAAAAAGATCCAGTATGGTGTGATGCTAGAAAAAGTGGATACTTTTATATTGGTTCGTCTAGTAATGCTTTTCCTTGTGCGTTCATTGCAAGAGATGTAGTAGAAAATAAACTTTTACCATATCACCCTATTGACTATCCATACAATATGAAGTATAATAACTTAGCAGGTTTTACTACAGGTGAAGTAATACACAATACAGATTTTGCTAATATCAGCGAACATCTAAAGAGAAAGCCTTTGAATATATGTACAATGAAATGTGGTAAATGTAAATGAGAGTAAATTATGTATGTGCTAAATGGGGTACGAAATATGGACCACATTTTGTAAACAGATTGAAAGAGATGGCAAAGAGAAATACTCCCGATCAGTTTGAGTTTCATTTCTATTGCTATACAGATGATGCTAAGGGTATCGATGATGATGTTCAGATAATTGACTTCCCAGATATTCCAGACATACATCCTAAGTATTGGTTTGGTGCTGAAGATTTTAAGTATGGAATGGCAAGGTGTTGGGACAGAGCAAAGACTTTTGTATTCAACACGCACAACTTTGCTCCTGATAAACCTAGTGGTCGCTTTGTGTTCTTTGACTTAGATGTAATTATTCAAGGTGACTTAACTCCTATAATTACATACAATATGGAAAGACCCACAAAAATGAAATCGTGGTGGCAAGATCCTAAACCAATGCAAACAAGAAGATTTAAACTATCACATGGAGCGTATACAAATGGCTCATGTAAAGTATGGTCAGATGATCAATGTGAGTGTATTTGGGATGATGTGATGGCAAACCAAAAGAAGATATGGTTTACATATACAGATGGAACTGATAACTACCACTCATGGAAATGGGGTAGATATGGTGAAGACTTATGGGATCATTTTCCATCTTGGATGGCATACTCTTGGAATAGAGGTAGATCATGGGATGAAGATGATTTGAATGTAGCCAAGTATAGAGAACACTGTATTGTCTGTGTATTTAATATTGACTTACTACCATTTGAAGATGCAAGTAGAGGAAGTACTAAACAAGATGATCTCTCCCATCCAGAACTTCTTAGACATTGGAGAGGCGAATGAATATCTATACTGTAAAATGGGGTACAAAATATAATGCATCTCATGTCAATCAACTATATGAAAGTTGTCTTGAGAACCTGACAATAGATTTTACGTTTCATTGTCTAACTGAAGATAGTAAAGATATAAATTCTGATATTAAAATACTTTCATTGCCTGGTGGTAACAAATTGGAGAAGTGGTGGAATAAAATGTACCTCTTCGATGAGACTATTGTTACTCAAAGAGGTGAAAAGATGTTCTTTGATTTAGATACTATACTACAAAAGAACATCGATGATATAGCAAACTTTGATCCTGAAGATTGTTTATGTTTCGTTAAAACATGGTGGCACGACTTAGAGACTCAATACAAAGATACACGCCACATTCCACATAAGTACACTGATTTAAATTCGTCAGTTCTTCGTTGGAATGATAGTCTAAATAGTAATGAAATCACTGAATATTTCAATCAATACAAGTCTCAAATATTATGGTATTATCGTGGTCTGGATAACTTTTTCTATAATAGACGAATTGTAAAAACTAAACTATTCCCAATAGGTTGGGTGTATAGTTTCAATCAAGGTTTTATCCATCCACATGATACTGAATCTCATGTGTATCGTGATCTACCATACGTATGTATTTTTGACTCAATGGGGAAAAGTGAAGATGTCAAGTTCTAAAGAATTAAATTATAATTTTCTAAACAACTTTAAAAACTGGGGTGAAGCACTCTCGGTTATTGAAAAACGAATGCCACATAAGCTGGTTGACTTTAGACAGTCACTAGAAGGCAACAACATGGAAGCCAGCACTTGGCTAATAGAAGAAGTTAAAGAGTACATGGAAGAGTACTACACTAAAACTGGTTCTATGAGAGTACTGATATTAAACTCTTGGCTAGGTATGCCTATAGTACCGTTGCTATGTGAGAACATTGATGTATCACAAATACACATGGTAGATATTGATGAAGAGTCGATTGAGTTATCTAAAATTCTTCACAAGTATTACGCCCAAGAAAAATTTGTAAACATTCGTCATTGGAATCTAGATGTTCCATTTGAATTTGAAAATTTAAATAAGATTGATGTTGACCTAGTTATCTGTATGTGTACAGAACAAATGTATCCACTTAAAGAATTGACTACAAAGAATCCAAATGCTGTTCTTGCAGTACAAAATAGTAATGTTATTGAAGAGATGTACGGTATTAACTGTGTAAGTAGTATCGCTGATTTAAAAGATCAAGTTGGAATCGATGAAGTTGGATATGAAGGTACTAGACAGCAAACTTATTACTCATGGGAAGGCAAGAAAGTATATGACCGATTTATGATTATAGGTCAACGAGAAGGTTTCTTTTAGAACCAACCAACAATGATATTAATTATAATGACGTAAGCGCATAGTAAATTAGAACCCACTATGAAAGTTCTTATTAATGCTATGCGATCTTCATTAAGTGCATCGTACCCATCTTCTTCATCAAAAGAACCTAGAGCGTGTTTCCAGACTTCCCATCGACTCTTCATGGGAATAGACTTCTATTAAAAGGTTTATCATCTATATCATCTATCATCATTTGCCACATATCTCTATCTGGAATGACGAATCCTAATGTCTGTCTAGGCAATTTACTTCCCGCACAATGCCAAACAATATTAGATGCGTCTTCATCTTTGCCTCCAAAATAACCAACCTTAGCTGACCATCCTGGTGTATCATACATCGTTACAATGTTACCTTCTTTATCTGTATACCTAAAGAAGCCTTGATCATTTTCGCTGTAACTCAAAAGAATATTATATCCAGGAGTATCCCAATTACAATGCCATCCCATAAATCCATCTGCTGGATAATATGCATGAACGGCAGTAAATTTTGCTCCTAAAAATGCACATACGTCTGTACATAACTCTAGGGAAGCATTTCGATACTTTGTAGGTGAGCCATCACTTATATGAAAGTCAGTAACTATAGCACATTCTGGTGTGCCTGCGTGTGTATCTTTTTGTACTTCTTTTAGATACTCTGGAGATGTTGCACTTTCTAGTGTATGTGTACCTTCTCTATCTTTATCAGGAATAATTGTATTGATATCGTCTTGCTCATCAAACCAATTTCGATAGCGGTCAAGGCGTTCTAACAGTTCAGGATTGAGGTTCGTTAATAGTTTCATTTGAATTAAAGTGCCTATCTAATAGGTAATGTCTCACAACTACATCATTACCTTCCAATTCTTCAGGTCGTTGACCCATGACAAAATTCCATCTAGCATCAGGTGATGGAAACTCTCCTACATTAATAGTTTCTTTGTGCTTCGTTTTATTTAGTAAGTACCACATTGTAAATGTATCCCATGGTTTAACTGCTTCGGGATAAGGACTCACATCATGCGCGGGCGCACATTGGATTCTGTAGTAGTAATACCAGTCATCCATTAATTTCTTTACTGCGTCAGTGTTTCTATATACGAATACACCGCAATGGTAGATCATCTCATCTTCATCATTTAGCTTAGTGATCTTGGCGTTGTACGGTCTATTTCTAGTGAATATTATGTCATGTTCTCTAATAAAATCAAACGCAAATCGTATATCTCCATCTTCTATCATGGTGTCACAATCAAGGTACATTGTCAAGTCATATGGAGTCTGTGATAATGCCCACAGCTTGGCACGATTATTGACGGGCATATCGACACCCATAAGATCCGTTGTTCGTATCTGATCAAATATTTTGAAGTCATCTAATTCAACCCACGCGGCATGAGTGAATAGTGTAATTTTGGCATCTGGATAAAAATCTAATAAAGATAGTGCCGACAGCTTGGCGGCATAGTAATAGTCTTTTTTCAGAGAAGCCACATAAACGTAGCCCTTAGTCATCTATTACAGCACCTAATTCTTCTTGTATGAGTATTGTCGCATATGCAGTAACCTCTAGTGGGTTCTTTGCCCTACGAATTTTCTTCTTCATTTCTGAATTTTTAGAATTTTTGATGATGGGAATTTCAAAAGCCTCAAGTTTAATTTCAAATAGAGTTTCTTGTTTGATTCTATTCTTGTGAACTTCTTCTTGTTCTTTTGCTTTCACAACCGCTTCGGCTTTACTTTCATCATCTATGACTGTAAGACGATCAATTTCCGTTTCACCGATGTCTATCATAATCTGATCATAATCTCTATTGACATATCCTTCTGAAGCTGGACCTGCATTGATTATGCTTCGTTGATATTCTTTGCCATAGAGAATGTCACACTCAATTGAGCGATTCTCTTTGTTTAGCCAAATGGGGTTTTTGTACTTAGGTTGTTCTTCTGACATAATAAATCCTCATAATTATAAAATACTGGCACAGTTTGAGTTCTGTGCCATATATTTATATCACTTCTATAGAAGAGTTTTAGGCAGTTCTTACGAATAGTGCCTTAGTTTCTTGTGTTGATGATGATGATTGTACTGTGTTACCTGCATATGTTCCTGTGTATGTACCAGAGTACGAACCGGCATATGCGCCATTTAAGAATCCAGAAAAGAATCTATTATAGTAACCAGTGTATGATCCTGTATAACCACCAGAATAGTTTTGTGCTGAAATAGTTTTTAATTGGTCAGTCATCGTTGAACCCATTTGAGCCCACGTTCCAGAGGCACTAGGTGATCCACTGTTCAATAGATACGTTCCTATTCCAGAAGCAATAATTCTATTTCTGAATGAAGATACAAGAGTTTCCATTTCTGCGTCAGTCATCTCAGCACTACCGCCAGTACCATCACTCTTCAACAAGCGGTTAATATTAGTAGCCGCGGCAGTTGTAGGAGCAGTCTTTTGATAAAGATTGTATGCTACGTCTGTACCATCAACTTGAGTTTCAGTAATAGTATCACGTACTGCCCATGTGCCGCCAGTTGGTGCGGTAGTTTTGATATGATATTGTCCGACTGTGTTTGCATCTTCAAATACCATTGCCGCAATAACTTCATCTAGCAATTCAGTGTCAATTTCTCCATCAGACATCTCTTCAATGGTTCCACCAGTATATCTGAGTGGTCTTACAACGCCACTTTCAGAAACTACAGTATTTTTCTGTTGAATTCTATACGTTGTTGTGGTCATGTTACCACTTGCAGGATGAGTTCCGACTGCTTCATCACGCTCTCTGTTTGTGAAAGTACCTACTTCAGTATATCCAGAAGTCAATGAGCCAGTAATAGTATCTAATTCAGCAGTGCCAGTCCCATCGTGATCACCAGCAAACTTATTAGTAATAACAAATGCGATATGATCTCTCATTTCAGCAGAAGAAAGTTCCCGTACGCCTTGGATTGTTGCCGCGGTTGCAGGGTACGAACTTGCTTTTAGTGTAATTGGGCCAGCCATTGTGAATCCTCTTAGTTAATCAATGTTCCAGATGCGTCATATATTGCAAGCGATCTATGTGATAACCAGTTTGTAGCATCATTACAAGTTACTGTAATGGTTGTTTTTGCTGGTAAAGACTTTGCCGCGTTAGCAGTCGCTCCATCAATAGCATCTGAAGTATTAGGGTATAATTTTAAATCTGCGGTTGTTGAATTTTGTACGACCACTGTTAGTCCGGCTACCGCTGTAGGAAGTACTACTCCGTTATTAGCAGAACCAGATGCAACAACAACTACAGTTTCAGTAATTGCAGTAGCACCAGCTTGGTCAGTACCAGCCGCAGTTGCGCTCTGAATACCATACTTAACTGCTCCTAAAAGTTCGGCTGTACCGTTAACAGTAAAATCTTGTACGTTGTTTCCGCCAGATCCAACTGATCTCCATGCACCGGTTGATGTTCCTACATATTCTGCACCGTTATCAGTTACAAGGTCTACAGGAGCATCTGCACTACCGCCATTGATAGTATCGCCAGAGAAAGGATAAACCTTAATCGTTGCACCAGATGTGTTGTAGACATTGATTACTAATCCAGCTACCGCGTCAGGTAGTTTAACACCTTGGTTAGCGGATGCTGTAGATATAATGTTATAAGTTTTTGAAAGTGCTTGTGCCGCACTCTGTGTACTACCTGCGGCAGTTACAGTTGCGATTCCAAGTGTAACATTTCCAGTAGCTGTTAATGCGGCTGCTACTATATTGTCACCACTTTCGTATTTGTCGTTATTGAGGTTAGTAAAGTTATTATCTACCTCAGTATTTGTAAGGGGACTACCCTTAGCTGATCTTAATGTAATTGTGGCCATTTGCTCTTCCTGTTCAGCGTTGAATTATTGACTTTAAAAGTAATTTGATCTCTGAGAGTTCATCTTTTAGACTATTTATATCATCAGACATTTCGACAATAGTTGTAGCTTGCATTCGCTGAATCTCTCTTTTTTTCTTAAAAGCCCTCAAGCCTGCAACATCGGTAGATAATATTGCTCCAGTAGAAGGATCTCTTATTATTTTTTCTGCTTGCAACATTATTTATACTTCCTATCCTATGTTGTCGCTATAATGCGTAAGTCTTTTGCATATGGAACTTTTGATGTATTAGAAGACAAGAAGACAAACTTAGTAGAAAACTTCTTGAACTCTTCAAATGTTACTGTATTCACTGTACATGAAACAAGTGCGGCAGCTCCTGCATATGCAAACACTACAGTTCCATCAGTTGCACTACCACTAGTATGAGTAGGTGCGCTACCAGATGCGGCTGTAGTACCTCCAGTTGTCACTGTATATAGATTCGCTCCATTAGCTACTTGCTGATTTGTGGCAAATTGTGTTGATACAGCGTGTTGCGTACCTACTACAATAGTAGGAGTGCTACTATAATCTCTTCCCGGTGCTGTCAATGTCAAACTTCCTACAGTATTACCACTTAGTAGAGCAAATGCTGTTGCTTCTCCTGCACTAAAGAATAATTCGGGAGCAGATGTATATCCAGAACCAGCAGTGTCAATTGATATTTCTGTGACCCTGTCAGTTGAGTATGTAAATACTCCTGCAGTTTTGTTTGCATCAGGTATTTTAAATCCAAAATCAACAAATGCTGATTGTGTAACAGAACTCCCAATAGGCGACCAGTCATCATCTCTTGCTAATTTTATCCAAGGCAAATCTTCATTGAAGTTAGCATCATCTGCTTCTGCTTGGAACTTACCATAAACTTCAATAGATGCACCAGGTGGTTGTAATAACGCAACTTGAAGAACAACATCTTGTGCTTCCATACCATCTGCGAGAACAACTGGCTTATTGATGTATCTAGATAATGCATTACCATCATTAGTAGTTTCGTTTGTGCTGTCGTTATTCAACAAGTTTTGAACAGTCAACAATCCAAGTGCTGATAAGTCTAGCACTGGTGATAGGTTAGTATTAGTACCTGCTGGTAATGTTATCTTAAAGTGTAGCGACTTCGTGTCGGCACCAGAAAGATAATAGTCTTCGTTAGAATATGATCTAATTGACTTCTCATCCGCAGTATTCTTTCTTACATTCAGTCCAAGGACTTCATAAGTTGTACTGACTGAAGATACATTAGAAGACTTTGTTGGTGCATATTCATATGTCATTATACCATCATTCTCAACTAGATTCATCGTAGTTCTAACTTGATTAAACTTTCTATCTTCAATTGCAGTATTAGTAAAGAATGTTGTGCCATTTCCTATTGGAGTAATCAGAGCACCATCAGTTTGATTTCTGAAATGTCCAGTATCTACATCAACATCTATTTGTTCTGTAATTGGATTAGAATTAGTAACTCGACCTCTAGCAAGAACAAGTGATATTGATGCACCTGTTCCTGTGCCACTAGTTGATAGCTGGTTTAACCCACCCGGATTACCTGTCCAGTTATCTGCAAGTGTGCCGGGATCGCTAATTGCAAATGCTGTGATTGCTCCACCCGATACTGTTGTTACTTTAGCTTTAACTCCAGTAAGAGTATTTCCACCTGAGTCAGTTGCATTTGCTAGGGTAACAATATCATTCACTGCATGACCTGAACCACCAGATGTTAGTGTTGCTTTCCATCCGTGTACGACTGTACCAACAGCAGGTCTTCCACCAGAATAGCTTTCGCCTATAATGTAATCTGTGTTTCCATTTTCTAAATGTACTGTACCGTTACTTGAAGCATATACCGCTTTAGTTATTTGATAGGTCATATCTTCAGATTGGTGAGCGTTCCAAGTTCTGTTATTAGAAGATGTGAATAGTATTCCGCCTATGTTTGTATCTTCAGCAAAGATGCGTTGATTCTGAACACCAACTCCAACTTTGTTCTGTCCTAGTTCTGAACACCAAACTTCATAGTCTGGACTATTACCAGCAGGGAGAAGAACGAAACAATATTCAGTATTTCCTTTAAGTTGTACTGGTGCTTCGAATGCAAATGTTGTTGTATAAGGATTCGCTGGCTGACCTTCAGGAGAGAATCTGATAGTTCCATCAGCATCTTCCGTAGTTACTGTAACTTGACTTGGTGCTAGATTAACTTCACCGTATGGCAGTACTGATCGTGAAGGATAACCATTAACAACTTCTCTGAGTTGTAATGTAATACTAGCAGTACTAGATTTCTTTCTAAAGAATACTTTGACTTCTGTTGCCATTACTCCTTCAGGATCTTCTACAAAGAATGTCTGTGCTATTGGATCGAAACCACCTGTAACTTGAACGTGTGTTTCTGTTTCTAAATCAACATTCAGATCAACGGTAGATTTTGCAGTAGCCGTTACAGAAGAAGACATATTTACAGCACCCATTTCAACGCTTGTAACTTGTGTCCAAGAACCTACGTTCGTTGATACTGGTGCAGTTTGTCCAAAATTAATTTTAGGTATTGCTGTTGATACTACAGTTTGTTGTGCTACTGTAGATATGCCAGATGAACTAAATGGTGCTTGCGCTGAAGTAGTAACAAATGATGCTCTATCTTTTACATCATCGGTAAAACGTAATTGTCTCTCACCGACCATGAATGTACCGCCCGGCATATAGTAGAATCCACAAATAATTCCGTTTGCGTCTGAAGTAATTGAAGTACCTCTAGGCAGTAAATACCCCGCGGCACTCGCTGCCGCCAATAAATCCCCTGGTCTTGAGTGCTGATTTTTCAGCGCGATTAAATTATTAACATTTGAAGCGAGTACTGGTTGAAACTTTACCGCAGTCTGTGCTTCACCGTCAAAGAATCCATACAGTTTTGTATTTGGTTTAAATCTTGTACCAATATACATCAATGGCATTGCTTTCATATACAGATTAAGTTCAGCGGAAACAAGTTTTTCACCCATAGCAACTTGTTGTGTTGTATAGGGTGCCGCTGTTGCTGTCAACATCTGTTTTGTTGCTGTTGCAGTAGTTGTAGATGAGTTTGTTATTATTGAACCTGAAATACTAGATGAAGAATCTACTCTACCAGTAGTAGTGACAGTTCCTGTTATGTCAACGGTTGCATTTGTATCTACGTTTACGCCTGCAATGCCTCTAACTCCTCGACCGCCTATAGCATCTGATCCAGATGATGACGCTTCGGCACCTGCACTAAATGCAGTTGTGGTTGTGAATTCGTCAGAGGCTGAAGTTTCAGCTCCCCAACTTTGTGAGGTTGGTTCATTTGGTACGGAGCTAAAAGAAACATCGTAGGAAGAAATTATCTGTGCTTTACTGATATCATTTGCAAGTTGGTTACCAAACTCACTTAAAGAATTATCTTCAACATGATAATCATCCAACGTAGTAGTATCTACATAGTTTGCACCTCGAGGATAAACATTCAAGTCTCCTTCCCATGCGAACAGTAATTCACCAACACAATTTCTAGCTTTAGAAGAGAATCTATTTTCTGAGAATACTGTCTTCGTAAATGGAAGAGTAAGTAGATCGCCTGATCTAGTTACACCAGAAGATGTTGTGGAGTTAAAAACTAAATCTGCGCGAGTTTCTTTGTATGCTGGTCCAACACGTTTTGTAGTTGGATCAATAGCACACTTGAATGCGGGATCTGCAACATCACTTAATGCGTGAGTTGTAAACACATTGATAAAAATACCATTTTTAAATCTAGTATTACCATCAGCATCAACAATGTTCATATTCTGAGATTCTTGTTCCATAAGAGACAAGGCAGTATAATATTCTAATCTGTTAATTCTTTTTTCTATACGACTAATATCGGACATCGTATATCTACGATTCTGTAATAGTCTCTTACCTACTGTATAACCAGGTACTCCAAAAGCATCTCCTACAAATGGAGATACAGAAGGATATGCAGGAATATTCAGTTCAACCAAAGCCATTCCCTGATTTTCAGGTACAATTGGACTGCGGGGACTAACAGACGGAATTCCCTTAAAGACTTTGAACTCACTCTGATCTGTAATCACAACTTTGTCGATTCTTTTTAAATAGAACTCAACGTCTGTTGTGAAATTCTGAGTAGGTGCAGGGTGTTGTACTCCATCAGTTGGAGCATTTATCGTATTACTCTTAGATGGATTAATCGTTGCCGCGGCTAAGTTAGCTGTTGCTGTTACGGCTGTATTTGTAATCATTGGTCTGAAGTCAATACAATCTCTAAGATTATATGAGCCAGATTGTTTAGAATCATATCTTGGAATTTCATATGTGTAGATACCAGCTGAACCAGTATCATCTGTAGGATATGAATTTACTGCAAAATATGTTCCGCCTGTAGAGGCATAGTTTGGTGTGAAGCATTTCAATTTTACAACAATGTACTTGCTTGTAGTGTTGATTGGAGAATTGGTATTCTTCTTTAACTTACCATGTCCATATACGTTATCTTTCTGTCCGTTATCGAGAAGGAATTTCGCTCGTTGATTCTCTCCAGTTTCAACATACCCATCACCATCTAGGTAAACATCAGTAATTCTGAATATGTCAGATATACCTAAGTTCCATGGTCCAGTTGCTCCACCCTCATTAGTTGCGGTGTTAATTTTAACATATACATTTGATATGAGATTTTTAGGAACAGGAGCTGAATCGACATTGACTACTTTAACAAACATCTTAGCAGTAGAAGTACCACTAACAGTACCCAGATCAAATACCAGAGATCCAGTTGATGCAGATGTAATCATTGCAGGTGTTAATGGTATAACTCTACCGGCAGTTATTGCTGTGCCATTAATAGTTGATCCACTGGTTGCAACTAATATAAAGTTTCTATCAATTATAGTCTGTGTTATACTTCCAGTGTATGGGAACTGTGAACTTCCTGTTACTGATATTGTTGCTGTACCATCGGCAGCGAAAGTAACATCAAATTCTTCTTGATAATAATACTGCGTATCGTATGAACCGCCTGAGGCTGCCGCAAGAGTTTTTGCGCTACTATAAGGAGTTCTGAAGACTAATTTATTCTGTGTGGATTCTTTGATAACTGCTTTTGATGATTCTAAAACACAATCTGCAAAGCCACTATCTGTGCTATTTGAATAGTATAATCCTTTAGCATCTGAGAGTTTGCCCTTAGTAATAGAAATATCATAAAGATACATTCTGTATACTGTTGCGGCTGCACCCAATGTGCCAGAAGAATATTCAATCTGTTTAATTCTTGCTTGACCTATAATATTAGAAGAACCGGGTGCTGAAGTACTGCCGTATGTGCCAGAAGTTACCGCAGTTTTTGCTGTATTATAAATTGTTACAAGTGTTCCGTCTTTTATGTTCCAAGTACCAGCAAACTCATTTACATAGAAGTAGTTACCGTATCCAGTTGATATGGTTTGTCCTTCAGTTATCTGAGTAGTGGTTGCTTTATCAATGTCTACAATTTGTGGTGTCTGAAAGTTGTGTCTAAATCCATTAACATATGCTGTACCACTACCAATTGATAATGCCAGTTTCTGTGAGTTTCCTGGTCTAGCAGTATTAGACGATAGGAACTTACCTCTATTATTGGAAGTTTTTAAATGCTCATCAACCACAATTGAGAATGGTGCGGTTACATAGTTTCCAGATTCTTCATATGTTCTACCTGCTAGAATCTTACCAATTTCATTTAGTTGTCCAACATCTTCTGTTACTTTCTGGTAATATTTACCATCAATGACTTTATCGATTGCAACAAAGTCTGCGTCGGAATCTTCTGTTAATGTCTTCTTAGTAAGTACAGTGGAAACTTTATATCTGTCTGCTCCGGGTGCATTGAAGTTAAATGATCCTGAAGATGGATCAAGAAGACTTGTATCTGTATCGGATGTTATTATGGTCTCTTTTACTTGAAGACCAACAAAGTAACTAGCAACTGGATTATATTTTTCCAGTAGAATTTCTTGTCGTAAGTGTGTTACAAATTGATTCTTGAGAAAGAATACACCATCTGCGACTACAAAAAACAATCCTATTCCATAATAGTTTAATGCAACATCAGTTGTGCTTCTTGTACTATCAACTACAAAAGTATCACCATTTCTACCAGAATCAGTTGATGTTACAGTAAGAGTTTCTCCGCTGTCAAAGTGAACTGCATTACCTTGACTTCCAGCACCAGTTGGATTACCGCCAGTATAGCCTAAGTAAAGAGTTTTCTTATTTACGTTATCAGAATCGGCGCCAGTTTGAGTTGAAAGAATTGTTGCTGTGATGCCCGTACTACTGCCTGTAATAGTATCACCGACATAGTTTATTAAAGTAGAATCGACTACGGTTGCAGATGCGGAATCGAGATCGTTGATTTTAATATATGGTTTAAATAATACCGTACCCTCACCACCAGATACCCGTGTACCCTCAGTGAGACTAAACTCGGCATGATTCTTAATCGCGTTGGAAAGATATGACTGTAGCTGAGTTAATTCTCTCGCCTGCACTGCAACACCTGGCTTGAAAAGAACTTTTTCAAACTGTTTGGTTGCATCAAAATCGTTATAATATGGTGATACGTTAAGGTCTAATGCCATTTCTCTGTCCTAGAATTTAAATACGACTTTAATAGTTTCCGTCTGATCAACATCTCTGACAACAGGTCGTCTGTTGTCTATGTACAGGATATCTCCTGAAAACACATCTATCTCTGGATTTGTAATACTATTTATAGTCAAATTTCCAGTCGATGTTGTTGCGTTTGTGAGTGTTGATGAAGCAGTTATATTGCCATAGATACGTTGTAAATATACTTTGTCATATGCGGCGTTATTGTCAGTGTCTACTTTTTGTATTACCGTAAATTTGCCACCATCGGATGATGTGATAACATCGTCTAAGTTGTATTCGCCTGTGTTAGCGACTGTAATGATGAAACATGGTGTTGCGGTAGTATTAGTAAACAATGTAGAAGAACCATATTGAGTAAGATTCTTCATAATCCCAATCTGTCTGAAGTCTTGTCCAGCCGCAGGTGATGCTAATGGATCACCTACTACAATATCATCGTTGTCATTAGAGAACGATACATTGACTCCTAGATTCTTTGCAAACAGTTCTTTCTGTGAGTGTGATCCATGTCCATTTATTGGAGAACAGACTGCTCTAAATACTGCATTTGCACCAGTACCCACTGTCTGAGTTACGGTAACATCCGCAAAAGTATATCCAGTTCCTGGAGAGACTATAGTAACCGATGTGATCTCTCCTCGTGTGTTGATTGTAGGAGTTGCTGTTGCACCCGTACCATCACCAATAATAGATATTATAGAGTCTCCAGCAGTGTAGTCAACACCTATTGCAGATACTTCGATTCGATCAATCGTGCCAGAAATTGCTTGTGATTCAACATTTGACTGTAGTGTATCTGTCTCTGTTGAGCCTAATGTCGCTGTAGCGGTAGCACCAGAGCCTCCACCACCAGTAAATTGCACAAATGCGAACGAATATCCGAATCCTGCTGTGTTCAACGTGAGCGCAGTTACCGCACCCCCGGATACAGTAGCGGTAGCCGATGCTCCTGTGCCATCTCCTGTTATAGTAACAGTGGGCGCACTGGAATATCCAGAGCCACCAGCAGTTTTCGTTATAGCATCAATCTCACCGTTTACATCAAATGCTGGTTGACCAGAACCAGAAGCCTTTCTAACAGGAATATAATCATCCGTTAAAAATTTACCTCTATCTGATACACTAACTTGAAACATAAATTGCCATTTATAGCCATCATTCAGTTCAAAGATTTCTGCACCTGTGCTTGTCGGCTTTCGAACACTTGCAACACCCTTTCCGTTTTCAATACATTTATATACATTAAAATCGGAAGTAATAACATAGAACAATGAAGCGTCTAAAGAAGTCGCTCCACTGGTCGCGGTATTCGTTGCGGTATAAGCATCATCGTATTGATCATAGATCGTACCACTTACCCAGTTTCTTCGGGTAGCAAGCATACAGGCATCTGAACCTTGCACCCGTTTGACGAAAAGAGTATCACGCCTGACATCCGAAAGTTGCGATTGAGCATCTTCAGGTGTTGCAGGAACAAGGTCGTCTGTCCAAGGCAATGGTCTACTTGCGTAGAAGTAGAAATAGTCATTGCTATTGAAGATGTCCCTGTAGAACGACCTCGCCAGTTGAACTCTTGACTGATTTGTAAGTAGTAAAGTCACTAATGAATCCCTATGCTAGATTAAGAATCAGCTACAGTTACGGTCCAAGTAATCTTTAAAGTATCCGCGGCACCTTTGTTTACTACTGCGAATACTGTGCGGCACAATAAAACTCCGCCACTTGATGCGTTTAATACACCAGCTTCAACTACTGCACCTGTTCCAGTTCCAGCAGGGAAATCCCCAATGTACTGTACAGATGAGTTGGTAACAGTTGTAGAAGTTAATGCAACTCTACCAAGTTCTGTTCCAAGTGCTGAGTCAGCGGCAGCGGCTGCTGTAGTTGAAGAGCCAATAGCCATATGTGACATTGCTGTAGGTGCAGAACTTGCGCCCAGTCTACTTGCAATGTGGTCAAGACCATCATCTACTACTACGTTTGTGACAGTTCGTTCTTCTTTCAAAGAACCATCTGCTCCGAAAAGTGCTACGTGCAACTTGCCTGTAGCGTTCATTTTGTTATTAGTAATCATCGTTTTCTCCTAAGGGGTTTGTATATTGTAATTCTATTTATAACACTTATGCAATGCTTCTTACTTCAGTTGCAACATAATCTTCCAAGAAATAATCCGTACTAGTTCCGTAATCAGATTGCGTTACAGATCCAGATTCCGCTGTGTTTGAAGTATCTGCTTTATTTATGCTTGGGAATATTAAGACGTTATATGAAGCAGTTCCTTCCAATGTTGCTATGGACTCTGAGTATCCATTAAATATATCTTTAACTACTGTAGCTTCTTGAGTATTCGCAAGTTCTGTAAAGGCTGTAGTGAATTCAATCACATTTACCGAGTCTGAGGTTACAGGAACCTCTGTTTTACTCAACTCGATATTCATCAAGTTTAAAGTATCTGCTGTGTTTAGCGAGTCTGCCACTGTTCTGTTTATAATAAGAACCATTATTGGTGTATCTTGTACGCTAAACGTATCTATTATTGTTTCTGGTACTACGTGCAATGATGGTGCGTCTGACCAAATTGGACGATCACCAGCATTATTAGAATTTGTTTCCGAAGTTTCATCTGTATAGACTTCAGCAAAGTAATCTGTTGCGTATGCACCAAAACTGAGTTGATCAAAATGCTTATCAAAATGAAGTACTACAAGAGGAACACCCTCTGTATAAGCACCGCCATCATTTAGGAAATAATCTGTTGCGTATTCTGAGTCAACGTCTTCCCATTTAATTTGCTCAGTGAATGCAGTTTCAGTTCCAAATTGAATAACATCTGCACCTGCAAATGTATCAGTTAATCCTCTGCCAATTTCAAATGTCGAAATACTATCAGACATCACAGAGTTTTCTGTAGGAAGTACTGCCTCTACATCGAATATTAAAGAACCATGGAAAGGATTAAATACGTCTGTTCTGATAGTCTCTACATCTTTAGCCAGTGTTTCAATAAAATCAGTTGTATCGACTTTATGAAGTCCTGGTTCCATTGAGTAATATGGTTCTGAAGTTGTTGGTACATCAGTAACAAGTGGCAAGTGCATATCTTTAGTTAGTACATCTTGTACAGAGATAACATCTATATCTGGCATAACTACGTAGAAGAATAGGTCAGTATCTACCGTTGTTGTGCCTGAGAAATCTATTGTATTTGTAATCTGTAAATCAGAGAATGCTACCATACCAGCTGGGTGAGCCGCACGTTTTACGTACTCGCCCCATTCAGATTTAGGTCTTTCTGATCTAACTTGATATGAGAATGCTTGGTATAATCTATTATCTTGTGCTTTGTTTGCGTCTGATAAGAAACCAGATGTACCAGCAAACATTCCTGGATAGACTGCGTTATAGCCAGTAGTACAAGTGAGAGTTGCAGTATAACCTAATGGCGATACTATGTTTACATCGAAATGCGCTCCTGTGAATCCAGCACCAATTGCGATTACATCTAATGCAGTTGGGAATCCAGTAGAAGATATCTGTGATACTTTAACGAATGAGTTGTTTGCAATACCAGTTAGGGTATAATCTCCCGCAAAGTAATCAATTGCATATGGAGACAAGGAAGCGTTTTCGTCAATCTTATAAGATTGTCCTACCGCAAATCCACCAATTGCTTCTCCGCTAGTTGATTTGACTACAGCACCTGATAGAATTCTACCAGGTATTGCTTTCTTATTTACATTAAGTGTTCTATCATCAGTTGATAAACTTATATAAGATTGCTGAAAATAGTTTGATTCTCTTAAAGTAGGAACATGATTGTATCCAACTCCTTGTACACCATCAGTGAATATGATAGAAGTTACTGATCCATTAGTAACTCGCATCAAAGGGGTAGCTTCAGTCGTAATTGTATCTGCGGTATTAGGTGTTACTTTTAATGGTATGTTTGAAGAGTACTGATTTCCTGCACTATCAATAGTGACAGAGTGTATCTTACCTTCTGTTATCGTTGCAACTTTAAAAGTTAATGCGGCAGCCCCAGAGCCATTACCAAGTCGTACATTGGGAACAGTAATAGTTTCATCAGGAGCATAGTCTAGCCCAACTCCCGTAGTAGTTATTTCTGCGCTACCACTTCCATCTACTACAATACTAAATGTTGCACCCGTTCCATTTCCAGATGTTGTGTAATCAGATGCGCCAATAGTATATGTACCAGAAGTTCTGTTTGAATCTGCGGCGCTTACAGTTCCAGTTGATGCTATCTTACCACCAATAACAGCGGTAAATGTTGCTCCTGAACCTACACCAGGAATTACATAATCTACTGGTAAATCTAATGTTAATTCATACGCTTGTGGTACAGTGAAAGAAATTTTCTTTACCTGACTAACATTTGCTTTTCTTTCTTTTCTATTTGTTACTGACCCAATAGATTCAAAATGACTGATAACAATTTCTTTGCCTTCAAATTCTGCTGGATCGAATATAGTCGCGCCAGGATCTAAAAAAGGTAAGAAGATGTTCTCATAGACTTTAACAACATACTCTCTTGTCCAAGTGTTATCAGATGGTCTTAGAACATGAGTGTTGGGAACGAAAACTTCGATGTTCTCGTTGTACATAATCTTAAATAGATTTTCTACGGCTTTCGCTGTGCCTTTTGATGTATAGAAATCTCGTATATTTTTAACTAGAAGTCTTTTATCTCCTGCCATTGAGATGGGGAAATCTTTTCCATAGTCTTCAAAGAACTGCTCTAAGAAGTCTGTACTGGTTTCTTCATTTGCATCATTGAAGTCAACATCTAATCTATCTTGTATAGTATTAAGAACATTATTTGGATTCATGCCATAAGTGGCATCATTATCATCCATGTACTCATAATATTTCTTAATGAAAGATGCGAATAATGGATACTCATCTCTTACAAATTCTGGTATTTGATTTTCGATTACAGGTGAAAGTTTTTCCACATAGTAATCATCTGGCTTTCCTACTTGATCTAATTCTACTGTGAATGTTGCACCGCTACCACCGTTAATTTTGGTTACAGTGAAGTTAATGGGATCCTCATCACCAGTACCACCAATAGCAATTGCATCTATAGTAAGCTCTTCGCCTATTTTGTAATCTTCACCACCAGTTGGAAGAATCTTGACAATCTTACCAGATTCTATTATTATATCAACTTTAACACCAGTACCAATTCCGTCAACCGATGTAGTAGGAATATTAGTATACGTTCCGTCATCTCTCAGTGTATCGGTAGTAGAAATATCTGTAACTAAATTTGGCGTACCTAAAATATCTACTGTAGGTTCAGTAATATATCCATCACCAATATTTGTCATGGTGATTGCTGTGATAACACCAGAAGAACTTAATGTTATAGTACCAGTTGCTTGTACAGGAGTATCGCCAGGTATAGTACTTGTCGGCGCACTAATTAATACTTTTAAGTCTGCGGTAAGTGTGGTTGTAGATTGACCATAATAAAGAACATAGTTGTCTCCAAAATAGTCGATAGCATATTGTTGGTCACCAGAAGTGAGGACATTTTTATTGCCCGCCTGATAACCAGTACCGCCACTAGTAACGGTAATAGCTTTTATATATTTTTTAAATCTTGGAGACGTACTCATTAATCAGCTACTCTTGGTACCATAGTCACACTGACTCCGGCTCTGATATTATTTATCGTATCGGATGCACTTGAATCCAGTGTTAAAATTACATTTCTAGCAGGTAAAGGAGTAATCGCAAACTTTTGTTCTTCAGATGTTCTAATCAAAACGTCAGTAGATATGTTTTTTGACCCTTCGTGAGGAGTTGCGCTTACTCTGATATCTGTTACTGTACCAGAAACTGAAGCGACTGACATTGCTGGTATATCAAGAGCACCAGTATCATAGTCGATTGTTCCTAGTGATTCTAATAAAACAGTTGATGATTGTACATCAGTAAGTTTAAGTATACCTTTACCAGAGTACACTGGTGCTATCACATCTGCGTCTGGAGTATCAGTTATACTAACTTTTGAATATGTTATGCCATTAATAACAACATTAAAATAGTTTGTTCTAATTGAGTTTGGAAGAATCTTATTGTTGAACTTAGGTTCATATCTAGTTGCAACATTCAATGCAGGAACTAATCGTTTTTGAAGGCGCAACTCAATATTGTTTCCTATAATAGCTTTAGAAACATTATTAATTCTATTTGTAATAAAAGAATAGTAAAAGTTTTTCTTCAATGCATTCAATGTACCGTTAAAGTAAGTTTCTACTTCCGCTGTAATCAGTGCTTGTAATGCAGATGGAGTTTGTGTTGTTAATTTTGGATCATACGTTGCCGAAATGTTTAATCCAACATGAGTAAATTCTGGATCAACAAACTGAGTTGACATTGTAATAGGTTGTTTTAGAGAAATAACGTCATTTAATAATGTCGCTTTTTCTGATTGTGTTATAGTAAATCCACTTTCAGGTTGTAAAGATACGAATACTCTTCCGTAGATTGGAGGATCGTTATCTTCACCACCCCAAGCAGTAACGGATTTAATATTTGGATTAGCCGCTTTAATAACTGTTTCGTAATCTGTCTTTGTTACGATTCTGTTTTTAACAGCATTAAATCTTGGAGCAGTAAATCGAATGCTCTCAACATCTTCTCTAACAGCACCACCACCAGCATTAGATGAAACCGTACCAGTTACAGTCTCAGCCGCGCCCGTAAAGTTTACTGAATTTTTAAACGCTCTAGCACCATTTGGAGCGGTACCAGCACAAACAACATACTCTACTTGAACAATATTTCCTACGTCTAACTTCTTACCTAAAACTCCATCACCGAAATAAATCTCGTATTTTCCAGAAGTAGATTCTTCGATATAGAATACTTTTGATGTACTCGTTACGTCTAGAATGTTATCAGAAAAAGAGTATGCAGTTGTAACACTGCTATTTGTATTCTCTTTGACTGTAACTTTAATAGTGGTAGTATCTACGTTATCGTTTGGTAACAACACAGGACCTTGTCTGTTGTTGGTAGATATCACTTCAGATGTTGATGTTAGTCTACCTTCAACTATTTCAAGCCCTGTTGCAATAAACTGCCCTACACCAGCGGCATTAAAAGTTTTAGTAATTGTAGTATCAGATGCAGGCAAGAAAGAATAAGATTTGCCATTTACAGAAGCGGTAAATGTCGCTAATCTTGAAATGAATAGAGTAGATGAAGAATAAGATGAATCGGGAGTAATAGTAAGATCGATGGTTGCTCTTGCAGACCTTGCTGATCTAGGAGTGTATCCCATAGTCTTTGCAATTGAAACAACGGAATTTCTTTTAACAGCGGAATCAATGAATGATTCATTAGCAACCAAATGTGCCATTACCGCATTGTAATGTGTATTGTATGCAAGAAGATCAACTAACACGGACAAGCCAGATGCATCGAAATTATAATCAGAAAATTCATCCTGAGCCTGTAAGTGTGACTTTAGATTTGCTTTAACTTCTTCAAAGTCTAAATTTGTGACGTTTTTGATTGCCATGTTTTTTCTCTTCTCTCGTTATCTTTATTTATGCGCCAATTATGACAGTAGGGTAAGGAGTTGTAGTGACAATTCCCCCACATGAAGCCACTGAACCTACCATAGCCACGGCTCTCCCATTTATTTTTACCGTACTAGATCCTGTACTTACTGTAAGTGGTGCCACGTGCGGAGTTGAGGAAGTTCCGCTGTGTGGTGCCACGACATCCCCAACACATACTATATAAGTTGCTCCAGCTTTGACAGTCACGTTGGCTAGTGTGACATTGCCAACTCCAAATGGAGTCGCATGGGCAGTGTCTGCGCCAGCGGTTGCAGGTCCAACTAGTACACTAGGCATTATCGTAACCTCGATAGAACTAAATTCATTTCTTGTAAGTCTGTAATACCTAAAATATAATAGTACACATAGACTTCATATTCATTCGAATCAAACTTTGCTATTACATGAACTCGGTCAACATTGACTCTGGGTTCGTGGTTTACAATAGCCTGTTTGACTAATTTTTCTAATGCGTTGCCAGTAGTATCATCTATTGGCTCAAACATCAACTGGCGTATCTGAGATCCCCATGCAGGATCAAATGGTCTTTCATTGAGGTTTGTATAGATGATATTCTTCATTGCCTGTCTGACGGCATGGGCATCATATTTTTTGCCAATGTCGTTGGAAATAAAGTTCTTTGTGAACTTCATATCTATGTCTTTATATAGCCTTACAGGTTCTTTTCTCATAGTTCTATTTATAACTCCTTGTTACCATCCATAGCGGTTTTCACCCTCATTAGAGATATTTCCTGTACCTTCGTCAACATATGTTGCTCGGATACCTTTCAAACTCTCCGTGACTTGCTTAACTGCTAGTTTTCTGCCTTCTTTTGTAAACAATGACTTCGCTTCAATGTTTGGTCTAGACCTAAGTTCTATCTCTGAATTGCCTCTACCACGTAATTCACTTTTAGTCTCACCAGTTTCTGGATCGGTAACTTCTACATATGTAGGCACTAGATCACATAGTCTGTTTAAATCTCCCTGTATGTCTCTCAAGAGATTGGTTATATTTTGTGGATCTTTTAATAAGTCCAGATCAGCATCTTCATATTTTTCTTTAAGTCTTTCTACTTCAGTTGCAAATGCAAGTGCATCCTGAGCAAGACCAACAATATTTTTTATTTCTTCTGGTAATGCGTTCTTTATATCTGCTAAACTTGTGATTTGTGGGAACTGCGTATGCAAAGCCAACTGCACTTCTGCATAAGTTGCAGCCAACTCGGCATTAATCATTCCAGGAAAAGCATTAATCTTATTCTGAACAGCTTGAAGTTTGTCCTGAATAACGGAGAAGCCTTCGTCTAGCTTGTCAGCTAATTCTCCTAATGCTCCTATTTGACAATCTGCCATTTCTTTATTCCCTAGTTAAGACTAATTGTTGCCGCGGTAAGAACCAGTGCCCCGGTACCAGCGGCGATGGAAATACCGGCTGTAGTGCCAACTATTGAGGTGCCAAGTATTGAGGTGGTAAAGTTTGGAGAGTTCACAAGTAATGACAATGTAGCATTAATCGTATATGATCCAACTGCGACTGTATCAACTACATTACCAACTGCCACAGTCCTCTTCACATTACCAAGCATAATTTTCTCATCGTATGACGTTCCATCAGCGGCAATGACAGAATTCATAATACGTTTACCTACTATCTGTCCTGGTGCTGGTGGAACAACAGGCACTATACCAATCGCTTCTAAGTGACCCATAGTTCCCATTGTATTAATATAGGCAGACTGTAGTGATACTGTTGGGAATGTACCGTTCAAGTTTGGTGTTAGTTGTGTTCCAAGAGTTACATCACCTGTAGTAAATACTATGAAGTCTCCATAAGTGATTACGGGTTTTATTCCCTCTTCAGTAACTTCGACACCAAATGATGGTACTGTCGTTAGTTTATAGTCTCCGCTAACTACGGTATTAATACCTTGTCCATATGTTATAGTAGTTTCTTTGCCAATTGCTTCGATGAATTTTCCACCAACCCGCGTAGAGTATTGTCCTTGTCCTTTATCACATTGTACAGTTTCCCATTTATTTTTTACAGTAAGAACAGAGTAATCAGACAAATTCTCTTCAACTCTATTGCCTTGAACTTTAGTAACTTTATTACCACGTACAGATTCAAAAGAATGCCCTTGTATATCTTCGTATTTGTTTCCTAATACATTTAGATTATAATCACCCTCTACTGTAATATTAAAGTCTCCCTTAACAAGTAGATGCTTATTACTAACAATGATTTCATAATCTTCAGATATAATCTTTACGGCTCTTGTGCCATCTGGTTGTATCTCTTCATATGTACCAGAGTTGTGCATCTGGTGAATTCTTCCTGCACCAGGAGTATCATCAACTTCAAATATGTGTCCACTTTCTGTCTCAGTAACTTTGTTATGTGGATATTTTGAAACTGATTTTAATGCTCCTTGTGGGTGTGGCTCATCCCAAGTCTCGGCAGGACCATATTTTGGTGCTGGAGTTGCATCAGTATCAGGATGTGTAATAGATGTTTCGTGTAGATCATATATTGTCATATCTGGCGCAAATGCTTTACCAATTCCCGTAATTCTAGTATCTCTCTTTACCTGAAGTGAGAAATGTTGTTCAGATGATTCTGCTCCTCTAGCAAGTCTAGAAGAGTCTGGTTCTTTTAATATGTTTTTACCAACATCGATCTTTTGACCAAAGGTCTCACTTCCTATCTCAGTATCAATCTCTTTTTGTCTAGGATAAGTGCCAGAAGGATCATAAAATCCAGACTTACTTCTATCAAAGCCTACAACTTCACCTTCCGAGTCTTCTGGTAAGAAAGACATACATCCCCAACTGCCCATAAGAATTGGAATCTGTCCATCTGGTCCATCAGCAAAGAATCCTATTACTGCGCTTCCTTCTACTAGACCATTAGCACTTGTTCCTACTCCAGATATAGCCGCAGATGTAACTGGTTGCATAGGAATAGCCCACGGCAAATCTTCAGTTGGCATATTAGTTTTATCATTTGTATGATAGCCAAAAATTCGAACTTTGTATCTTCCAAGTTTATCGGGATCGTATCTATCTTCAACGATTCCTTGCCACCATGTAAACTGAGGATATAATTGATTATTCATTTGAATCCCCATATGAATCTCTGACAATATTTAAAGTCATTTTATGTTCTGAAGGTGTAATGCTGTGTGTAACCGAAGTTACTGCCCAAATGCCAGATATTTTAGGATCAAATATTTCATCTCTACTCATACCTTTACTCTTCTCACCTATGCTTGGAAAATTAAATCGAATTAAACTACCGACTTCCATATCAGTTTTGCCTGGCACTGTAATACGCATACTAATTCTATTCATCTCTGCTCTAGCAGTATTTCTATATGTCAAGTTTTCGAAATGTGTTGGATTGTATCCAAAAGTAGAATCATCATATAAATTTGTTGCTCCAATTTTAACATTAGTCACAGCCGCTGGACTAAAAATAGGATTTGCATCTATAGGACTTTCATCTGCAAGATGGATAAAATCATCATATGCTTTAGGAATTTTGTTTCTAGCTTCTGAGTTAGAAGTGTAGTCGAATACCATATGATAGTTTTGTCTAGTTATCATATCGATACCTACAGTGGTACTACCATAGTATCCAGATTGCTGATTACTCAACTCATTGAAATAAGACTTCATGTCACAGTCAAGTACTGTGCAATATTGAGATGATACGAAAGGACTTGAGTAGCTGTAATCACCCAATGACTTTCTTTCTTCGCCATCTAGATGTTGCTCGTATCCTGCTGGTAACAAGTTGTACTCATCATATAGAATTTTTTTCTTCTTCTGTGCTACAATAAGTTCGGTTAAAGAACCTACTTTAAATCCAGTTCTAGTCTCAAAAAACATACTATTTGGCATAACAAGTTTGCCATCAAGATCAGCTGGATCTGTATTTTTTGCAATGAATTGCATACATTGAAATGCACTCCAATTAGTTGCAGTAAACGAAAAATTATTAGACTTATGTGGAGTTCCTAATATAGTTAATGGAGTCTGACCTGAAAATGTACCATCTTTGGCTCTGACTCTAGGCTCTTGAATAGTATCACCATAAATTTGGGCTGCCAATTCTTCAGTAGAACCCTTAAATCTTTGTGATATCTTGGTTGATAAATCTTTCATTCCTTCTATTGAAATGAGATTGAGTATATAGTATTGCTTTCTATCATCTTTAACAATTCTATCTGACACAGAAAAAATTGAAAATGTTTTTTGGTAAGATTCTCTGTCTTGTAAGAATGGTGATTTGAGCTTCATTGTAGCTGTAGTGCTACCAGATATGTCAAGTCTTCCTAAAATATTAGCACCATCCGATACCATCATCTCAACAAACAAACAATTTTGATTGATGTTCTCATAGATTTTTATCTCTTGGACATATTCACGTAAGTCAACAATAACCTTACCAGCCAAGTTAAGATATAAATCTTCAATTTCAGTAGCAAACGCACTATCTGGAATACTATCAGCCATTTAATTACTTCTTTATAAGTTGTTTGAATTGACCAACAAACTGTTGTACATATTCTGGTTTCAATAATTGTATTTCTGCTTTGTCTTCGTTCAATTTTACCTCGTAATCATAATTACTTACAGATGTTATAGTACCATTATTGAATGCTGTTTGATCATAGTCAGTTTGTACATTCTTGTCAGCCGCAAAAACATAGTGATGAATACCATACAATTGTTCAGCACCATACTTATCTTTGCACATAGATTCTAAGTCTTGACTGCTTTTGGGCCAGTCAGTGTTGAGACTTATTATGTTATTAGCAAGCAGTACTATCCAATGATAGTGTGGATTATTATATAATTTATTAGCAATATGTTCTGGTCTCTCGCCATCATTGACTGTGTAAGTATCAATATATGCTTGGTTTTCAAAGAATTTGTTTTTAGCTACTCTGCGAAATATGTCTGGGTAATTAATCAACTGCCCATCAATCTGCATAGCTACTATTGGAAATTGTCTAAAGAACATTATGTTGTGACTCCCTTAATATTCCCTTCATCTTGTTTTTGTTGATCTTCTTTAGCATCTTCTGCTGTTTGGTTATCACCCTGATCAACTGGCTCTGTTGGAGTAGGAGATATATTATCGGGCAATGGATCCCAATCATTAAAATGTTCTCTTGTAATAAGTGCAAGTTCTCTGAATTGCATTTCTATGTTTATCTCTGTTGGTGCACCACCAGTGTTTTGGAAAGTAGTTAAAGCACCACCCGCTCCGTAATCAACTTTCATATTTACTAATGCACAATCAGCTATCTTAGTTAGCCACTTATTTCTGATGCCTCTATACTGATACTCAATTTCAAAAGTAGAAGGATACATAATAAAGAAATCATCAGTTCTTTCTGGATGCATATGATCTCTAAATGTCTTGATTATTTCATATGTCGATGCAAGTTCTGCTTGATTTTTAGGTATAAATTTGAATGTGTATGCAAATGATCTAAAGTTCATTCCTTTAAACAATTGCTGTTTATATGGATTTGGTATCTTGCCTGTTTGCAGTTCTATTGCATCTTGTAATTTAAAATCAAATCCTGCGGCTTGTGTGATATTACTCATACCAGTAAGTAATCTGATTCCACGTTCTCTAGCTTCTGGGTTACTACCGTTTGCCATACCTTTAAGCGTGTCTAATACATTTCCTTGTTTCGCTAAAGCACCTGCTAATCCAAACTCAACATCTGTCCAACCAGCACCATATTCTTCTTGTGGTGATTGTGGAGTATATAACTTGATTATTTTTTCAGTTCTTATTATTGGATTAATCGAGCCTGCATAATCACTAACTTTTTTTGATAACTCTTGAACTTTACTTTCCGTAGTGTCGATAACGGCTTGAACTCCATCACCACTACCAAATAATTTGTCAACCATGCCGGCTATTGCGGCACCTGCGCCAACAGCCACGGTTGTTCCGGGATTAGATCCTGCTGCCGCAATAGCCGCTGCCCCTGCGACTACAATGGCTTGGTTTTGAATCATATTTGATTCTATTGGAAGATTGTCTGATCCGTTTGAAACTTCTATTGCCTGTCCACCCGCTGTACTACCAGACCGGCTAGGAGATTTCTCTCTAACAAGAATTTGGAATATAACCGAATGTACATACATTGGGTCTTCTGTGTTTTGTGGATTATCTACTTCATGCGGATATGAAAGTACTAACTTCCCAGTTCCTTTTGAAGCCATTTTATCTGATACAGTTGTCATTAAATCATTTCCCTAGAATCTGTGTACACTTGTGCTTTCGATGCACCCTTGAAGTTTTCTACTGGTAAGAATATTGCGGCTTTCCAGTCTTGTGGATTAATCTTCAAAAATCTAGATTGCATTTGTACCGTTAAATATCGTTTGACACAAGGTTTAACTTCAGCGAATCTAGATGCATTCTTTAACATATCCCAATTGTATGCCATTTTAGTGTCCGATGATAGGGCAGAGTTATCAGCCGTTTCCAATAACTTTCCTAACAATTGCGCTCTAAGACCATGGGGCAAATAATGTAAATTCATTCCGTAAAATCCACCCGGTGCTGGTTCTATAGGAAGACACAATGGGAAACCATCGTAGTATGGTAATGTATCTTTATGTTTAGCATCATACTTAAACAAATACATACTTCCCATATCTAGCTTCTGTGTGAGTTCTCCTATTTCAGAGTTCAATACTTTACTAGGCGAACTAATTCTTTTGGCTACTTCGCGTACCTGTCTCATGTACCAGTCAAAACTTTTTTGCTGGTCGTTGGAATTTGCTCGTATCTTTTCAAATGGATTAGGCATATATAGTATTTATACTCATTAAAAGTTATTATCGATCCAATCTAAAATTACTTTATCTTCAGCATACTGGTGCAATAAAGATCGATTGTGATGAAATCTATCGGGTAAAGTTGATTGTATCGTCAACATATTGTTTAATTGGTTTAGTGGTATTGAAGATAGTCGTTTCAATTCGGCAAATATCATATCACATCGTTTGAAAATATTATCTTCGTTATCGTAATCATGGTTAACAATCTCATCAAACATATCATATCCCATGCTTCTTAGGTGTTGTACTATTCCTGGAGCTCCTAATATAATGGGTATTTGGTGCATATAGAATGCCTTAGTTGTTTTCTCTGTTATAAAGAGTCTATCTGTATCTGTAAATACTCCATCATAGTATCGTGATGTATTCATACCGATAGAAGATTCCAGTACTACATTGAACATAGCAGTAGAGAACTCCTCAAAGTAACCGTGCTGATCGGCATTTTGATGTCCAAGCGTTACAGGAAATCTACTCATCTCTTCATCTGATAATGATATACACTGGAGTTTCATGGGCTCTGTGTCTCCCCACCCACATGATACTATACCCTTATTGTATAATTCTGTATCGTTTAATATCTTATTTGTGAAGTATATTCTTTCTTCCCTAACCATTCTTGCTAAACTAATAAAAACTTTTGTTCTTTCTCGTTCAGGTACTAATTGTTTATTCCCGTATCTATTAGATAGTTCCAACTTGTTTCTATAAGGACTAGTTTGTAATGTTCTATCTGGAAAATGATGAATATTTTCGTGTCTTGGCTTTCCCAGTAAAATAGGAGGCAATTCTCCTCCATCTATAAGCAAAATACGTTTGTATCCCACATCAAGCAAAAGATTAAACACAACATTCCAATGTATAGAATGTAATGCTTCGTATAAAAAAGTGACGATTATGTTTTCTGTTAAGGGTAACACCTCAATAGCTTTTCTAACATGATCACTCAAATCCCGTTCGAAAATTTTCTCACAACCTAGTACGCACGTATTTGGAATATCTTTGAACTTATCATGCCAGATATCAGTATTATACATTTTTTCAGAATAAGTCAATATTTTATTCCTAGTTCTTTTTCAGTTATAATCTTAAATTCCCATTTTCTATCTGCACAAAACTCTCTAGCAGATTTCCATTTCGCTTGATTTACAGCATACTGTGCTACTTCATTAAGAAACCTTTTTGTTTTTCTTTTTGGTATAGAGGGTTCTCTAGTAAATCTTTCTGGCTTAACTTCTATCAAGTATGTTTGCTCTCGTATTCTTACCAAGAAGTCAATGTAATACCTATGTACTCTACTGTCTAATGGAGAGACATATGGTATAACAACTTCTTCAGATGACCATTCTCTAACATCATCATTCATATCACACCAGTTCATAAATTTTACTTCATATCCAGAGCGATAAATAACATTACCAACATCTCCCTTATATTTATTGGGGAATTTTGGAATAAATTTACCTTGGTGCAATTGTTTATTATAAGTCATATAAATAGTTCTCGTAAACACTGATCTTTAAGGATATTTATCACACATGACAGACACAACTCCAGAAAAAACCACAGATACTAGCGATGTAGACACAGCAAGTACTAAGAAGCGGAAAGATAAACCCGTATTTGACCTACGTGATATGGTCACAAAGGTTAGACGCAATGATCTAGCCAGGGCAAATAGGTTTGCTGTATACATTCAAGCACCAACAGGACTTGATGGAAGTAGAGATGTTTCCCTTTTATGTGAAGAAGCCGCTATTCCAGGACTACAACTAGTCTACAATCCAGTAAAGATTGGATCTTGGACAGAGAATAGAGTTTCTAACATAGAGTTTTATGGTGATACAGCATCGTTTACTTTCTTCTGTGATACTGATTGGGAAGTCAGAGAGTATTTTGAGAAGTGGATGATGAATAGTGTAAACCCTTATTCTAAAGAAGTCGCATTCTACAGTGATATGATAGGTGAAGTAACTGTCTATGCACTTGATAGAATTAATGGAATTGTTGGAGAGTGGTGCTTGAAAGAAGCCTTTCCAAGAGTCATCTCACTAACGCCAATATCTCATAGTGGTGGTGAAGGTGCGGCTCGTTGTACAGTAACATTCTCGTACAAGAGATGGGTTCCATACGAAAAAGGAGATAGAAGAAGTATTCTCGGACAGATACTTAACTTACGATTTGGCAGTCTTGAGAATCAAATTAAGAATAGCTTATCAAATGCATTTGATGACATTATCGATATTTAATAATTATTAGGAGTTATAATGAGCATACCCCAAAGTGACCAGCGACTCTTTGACATACACATACTGTCAAGGAGAAAGAAGTTCAAATTTAGACCCTTTCTAGTAAAGGAAGAAAAAATACTAGTACTAGCAACACAATCAGATGATCAACTTGACCTCGTGAAAGCGATACAACAAGTTATTACAAATTGTTCTTTTGGAGAAGTACAAGGTGATGATATACCAATCTTTGATCTTCAAAAGATTTTTATGCAACTTAGATCGGCATCAATCTCGCCCAAATTTGCAGTAAACTTTGTATGTGGACATTGTGACGAATCTATACCTGAAGAGATAGACATGAATGACTTCGACATAACAGAGAATGAAAATCATATTAATCCTATCAAAGTGAATGATGATACCGCAATACTAATGGGATATCCAACAGCGGAAGATTTAATGGATATAGGTGCCGCAAAAGAAGAATTAGATATCTATGATGCCGCGGCTAATTGTATTGAAGAGATTCATACTAAAGATGACGTTGTATTAGGTTCTGATTTAACAAAAGAAGAAAAGATAGAGTTCATTGAAGGACTATCGTTGGGTGAGTTTGGCGCATTCAAAGATTTTTTTGGAACAATGCCAGTACTTGAAAAAGAAATCACATTTACGTGTAAGAACACTGACTGTGGTAAAACCAGTACTTTTTGGATGAATGGCTATCTGGATTTTTTCGTCTAGCCCTTTCACATGAAACTATGGAGAATTTCTTCAAAACTAACTTTCTATTAATGCAAGAGCATAAATACAGTTTAACAGAGATCGAAAGTTGGGTACCATGGGAAAGGGAAGTATACGTAAGTATGCTAGTCGATCATCTGAAAAAGAAAGCAGATAAACAAAGGAACAAATAAATGTTACCATTTTTAGCAGGAGCCGGTAGAATCGTTTCACCCATGGCTTCAAGAGCATTGCCAATTCTTAAAGGAACAGCAAAAACTGTGGGAGTGGGTGCAGGAGTTGGCATGGGTGCCCGAATGCTTTCTGGAGGACGTGGTAATAGTGACAATGTAATTCCTTTTAATTCTATGGCTAGGGCTAATCTAGCTAGTACTAATCCAGGAAAAAATATAGGTGGACTAAATGCACAAGTGTCTGCACCAACTGCTAATAACAATGGTAGAAGTACTACGGTAAATGCAAACGCCTTAGGTTCTGCTACAGAAAATCTTCAAGAAATTGAAAATGTTTTAATCGATATCAAAAGCGAACTTAAAGAAATAAATAAAAATACAGAAGAAAAAGAAGTATTTGAGACAAACGAAAAATCAGAGGAACAGATTAAATCTGGTTTCTCAATGCCTAATGTTAAAGGATTAGGTGGTACCCTGGGTAAAGCGGGACTTGGACTGGCAGGATTCTCGCTGTTAATGAACCAGATGGCTAAAGGTAAAGAGAACAACGGGGAAGTTGTACCAGGTGTTCCACCAACAAAGCCGATTCTTGATTTACAGTCAGACCCTAATAGAACTGGTCCACTTGATGCAGGTTCAGCACTAGACTCTACAAAGTTAGCAAAAGCGATAAGTCCAACTGCTGTCAGAGCAACTGCGGCTGCCGCTCCTAGTGTACTAAGAGCCGTTGGTGGTGTAGCAAATACTGTCGTTGAGAAATCAGGGAAGGTGGTAGAGTTGGGTCGTAATGCTGAAAGGTTAACTAAGGCTCAGAAAACGGCAGGGTTTGGAGGAAAACTTTTAAAAGAAGGAGTTACCGACCCTTCAAAATTAGGAAACCTCAAAATTATAGCGGCTAAGGGCGCGGCTTTATCTGCTGATTTAGCAAACGTCACTGGTGTGACCAAGAGTGGAAAAATAGCCGCGGCTGTTACTAAAGCAATTGCTTCAAAAGGTCCAGGACTATTAGGAAGAACAATACCCTTTGTTGGATCAGCGGTAGCGGCAGGTATAGGGATTCATAAGCTAGTTAAAGGTGACATGGTAGGAGCAGGACTAGCCGCAACTGCACTTGTTCCTGGTGTAGGTACTGTGGGTACTTTAGGTGTTGCTGGTTACGAAATTGCAAGAGAAGCATATTTCAATCTGCATGAAGTATATCCAGAAGAAGATCCTAAAGTCAAAGAAAGATTCCCGGCTCTAATTACTGAAGCATCTGATCAAGTAGAAGCCTTTATAGAAAAAGAAATTACAGCAAGAAAAACACAATCGGATAACCTATCTTCAGCCAAAGATAGTGGACTATATGATGAGGACTTAATTGGTAAGAGTGAAGTCGATGCTTCTAAAATAGCTACTGCTACCACAGGTCAACTTAATGCTATTATTAAAGATGATGATATCAGTGAGGAAAATCAAAATCTTATCAATACAGAACTTGAAAAACGTGCTAAACTAACACCATCTACTGGTACACCAAACATTGATTCTCAAGAAGTATCACGCGAGACAGAGGCAGCCAATGAAGCACGAAACGAACCTGCAACTATTATTGTACCTCCTGCTGATCCAGCACCCGTTAATGTTCAAGCAAGCGATGTGTCTGTTTCGGTAATTAGTGGAGATCAATCATTACCTGGTGCGCCTGGTTCTGCTAGATTTGTTAGTACTGTCTAGGATAATTTCTTACTTATATAGTCATCTATATGAGCATTGATGTGGTCTGTTCTTCTTTCTAAATGATTTAATTCAGCAAAGTCACTCCACTTAACTGTGGGATCAATAAAGAACTTATCATACATAAACGGATCAATACCATTTTTAAGTTTAGCTTGACTCCATTCTTCAACTGCAAATTTAGTAACCTCGTAAAGACTTAAATTTTCATTTTTCCATTTCAAATAGTATTCATACTTATCCACGTACTCATAGAGATTTTTGAAATATGGATTATAACTTTTACTCCAATCAATATCACACTCTTCTGGAAAAGTAGTTTTCTCGTATCCAAATTTTTTCCAATCTTTATCCATAGCAGAGTTATGATTCAGTGACGCGCCATTTTTATCTAAATCTTTAATCATCAATAGATTCATATGATAACTATTTTCTATCCAATACTTTTCTAACCAGTCTTTTGTTTCTCTGAGAGTTTCTAATGTCTCATGTGGTAAACCAGCAATCAAAGATATATGTCCTTTATAAAAGCCAGCATTCTTTCTGAAGTACTCATCTACATGAAGCAAGCCATCTTGTATTCGCCCACTGTTCATTCCTTTGCCAATTGATTTAGCTGAAGGTAAATGCATAGACTCAACACCATAAAAGTGAGAAGTGATTCCCATATCTATCAAGTTGTCCCAATCTTGTATTCTAGATACCATTAAGTCTGCTCTAATATAAGCAGTCATCTTAGGTTGGAATGGAAGTTTTCTACAGGCAGCCGCATACTTCGCAATCTTTTCACTAGAATCATTGAATGTTTCATCTAGAACCATGTAATGAGTCGTACCCCATTTGTCATAGTTTCTCGACATCTCATCGTAGAAATATTGTTCTGAGGTTGTATGATCATCTTTCACACCAAGAATAGGAAAACTACAGAAAGAGCATTTGAACTTACATCCTCTTGCCATCTCTAACAGTAGTATTTCCCTGTCGTGGATAAAATCTCTCTCTGTATATTGAACAGAAAGGTCTTCTTTAGGAAATGCCTTGTAGTTAGTATATGCATTTATAAGATTTCCTTCGTGTATCGGCTCTGGTCCTCCCTTAAAGTGGTCTAAGAGTGCTAGTATAGCGTACTCACCATACCCGTAAATATACCAGTCACATGGTAGTTCTTTCATTGTTTGATTTTGACTACCGATAACTTGTTTGATATTGGGGTATCTATGTTTGAGCCAATGAACAAACTCAATCAACTCTGGTGTGCTAATCATAAACGTAGAACTAAAGCCAAAGAAAAGAGTTTCTGTATCAACTTTCTTTATTGTAAATTCTTTTAATTGATCTAAAGACCATCGATGAATATAATCAACAACCTCAATATCATAATTATGATTTCGTAAAAAGGTAGCAATCTTATGTGCACCAGATGATCTACGAATAGCTACCATACTGGAGTCCATTCCCAAATCTTCTAACAAGCCACCAAATATTATTCCGTGCATAATAACCCTAAGTAAAAAAAAGGGGAGCGCGATGCTCCCCTAGTAGAACAAACTGACAGAACTATTTAGTCCTCATCGGCTAACTTCGAAAAGTAAGATAATGCATCATCATCCGTAGATGCTGATTCCACAGTTGTGGCAGGATCAGTTGCTCCGTTACTCTTTACAAATAGATCATCTTCGACATCACCTGTCTGTGAAGATACACTTGCCGCTGGTGCAGGGACAGCCCTTCCACCAAGCACTTGTTGCAATTTAGTTTGCAATGCTTCATATGATTTGAAGTTCTTAGGATCAGTAATTTCAGCGAGTGAATACTGCTTTGTCCAGATAGCTTCGATAGCGTCATCACTATCTGCTACTGGTGTTGTAGTCGCTTCGAACTCAGACTTGTCATAGTTTCGGTAACCCTCTACTTGACGAATCTTCAGTTTAAAGTTGACACCTTCCCAGAAGTCGAATGGGTTTAGAGGAGTTTCGTCCTCAAACTCTGGCTTCATTGCTTCGGAAATCTTATCAAAGATTTTCTTACCAAACTTATAAAGGAATACTTGTCCTTCATTTGCAGGGTTAGATGCATCTTTAACAACCACAATGTTTGCATAGTATGCAAGCCTACGCTTCTGCTTACGTGCAATTTCTTTATCGGAATCAACACCACTATTCCATAGTTCGGTGTTTAACTCAGAGACTGGATCTTGTTGACCAAGAGTAGTCAGAGAGTTTTCGATATACCACTTGCCAGTGGAGCCTTGAAAGCCATGATTCCAGATTCTTGCCCATGGGAAATCTTCTCCCTTTGGTGCAGGTAGGAATCGAATAACAGCATAGCCATTACCAGCTTGATCGACTGTGGGTTTCCACTCACGACCATCATCACGGGATTGTGTTGTGGTTGTAGTGGACATTTTCTCAACTTCTTTCATTAAAGAATTAAAGTTGCCGCGGGAATTGCGGAGGTCAGAAAGTGAATTAAAAGACATATTTTTCTCCATTGTTTACGTTATGTACTTAATTTGCGATGTATTTTTTCTGTATGATAACAAAACTCGTCATATAGTTCCTCATCATCATATATTCCATCATATAATAAGTGCTTGTATTTGTCAAGTTTGGTTTTACCCGCACTTGGTACTCTACGAACACGCTTCTCTTCGTCACCACACTGAAATGTGCGATTACGTTTCTTGCCCATCTTTCAGTATACTCCTATTTATACTACTTCCAAGGACTTGCCAGCAGACTTCATTTTGTCTGTGACTCTAACGAACGGTCGATATTTCTTTATTATCAATGATAAATCACTAATAAAAACATCATCCGTTTCGCTATCTACATAATTAAAAATCTTATCTAATATAACAAGAGTTTCAATTGTGATCATTTTAGCATAGTATAATCTAAAAGTCAAGGGGTGTTTAGAACTTTTTTCATAAAAAGGTGATTTAATTTCACTCTTCTCCATTTCTAATAAGATTACTTCCACATCTTGTTGGAATGTATAATCCCTCTTGCCTTTTCTGATTAACCATTGCTTGTATATTCTATTCGCTTCAACATCAAATAACCCACCCCATTTTTCACCACTAACAAAGTTGGCTACTAAGAAGTCTATTATATCACTCCGTTTGTAATCTCTAGCTAACTTTCGTATAGCAGTAAGGTCTTTACGTTTCAGGAATGTTTCTTGCTTTACCTTAACAGCACCTTTAGTTTTGGTAATGTCATAGTCTTTCTTTGTGAAATGTAACTTCAGTGCAAGGTAAAGTTTATAGACTTCAAATGGTTCGGTCATTTTAAATTGGTAACTTGTGCGTCTTATTACCACCTTTCAATAAGTTTAGGTTCTCTGCTTCTGCTTTGATTTTTTCTTTCAATGAAGGTGATAGTAACTTCTTAACACTCTCTACATCGATATCTTTCGCACCACAATAATCAACAATCGCATCAATGAAACTACCAGTCTTAATAGCCAGTCTCTCTATATGTTGTGAGAACGCGATTGATGATTTGAATTCCTTTGTTATGAGAAAGGGGTCATTCATTGAATTCTTATCCGCTGTTACATCTACTACTTTAGGCATTTCGGCTATCTATCTCCTGTAATTTTTCTTTAACTTCAAAATACTTCTTTGCTTCATCAAACTCTCGTTTCCAAAATTTGATGTAGTCAATAACATCATAGTTTGCTACTATGAAAGGGGTTTCACATATAGTATCTTGTGCTTCTCCTTTCTTGTCAAACTCATATACTACAGGATGCTCAAATGCATCTGCAATCTCTTTTATTGAATAAGGATTGCCTGTTCCAAAGTGGGCGTGTCTTGGCTTCTTCTTCATCAGTATTAGGTTTAGTAACCCATCAACAACATCATCAACGTGTGTAAAGTCTCTAGTTTTCTTCCCTGTACCATATATGTGCAATGGAGATTCTATTTGAATAGCATTCTTAAATGATCTGATAACAGTGCTATGAATTCCATAATCTGCTTCTCTTGGTCCATACACATTGTAAAAATATAGTATGTGTGATGGTACATTATACAACTCCCAATACATATCAAGAATATCTTGACTTACCGCTTTAGAAAGAGTGTAAGGATTAGATGTTCTATCAGAGTATATTGTACTAGAACTTGAGGCAAAATACAAGGGGCATTTGAACTTTCTTGCTAATTCCGCAATATGAATTGTTGGATCAATTCCATTTCGTAGAGCCAACAATGGTTTTTCGTATGCTAGTCTAATTCGGGGTGTGTTAGCAAAATGAAATATACCATCATATCTTCCTTCAATGTCTACGCTACAAACTTCTTCCGTGACATACTGGACATTCTCATCCTTGACCACATGGGAACCAGATCGCATATCATCAATCACAACAACTTTATTACCAGTGGCTAGTAATGCTTCCACCAAGTGCGAACCTATAAATCCACAACCACCGGTAACAATATAACAACTCATCTATTACCACTTATATAAAATATATGACTGTCTACTTGTGACACCATCACTAGACTGCTTGCCCAGTATGGATTAACGTAATGTGCATGGTAATGTGTACTGCCATATGTATTGTCATTATGTAATCCCTGCAGAACTTCTTCTGCTAACTTTTCTATTTCCTTATACGCTTTAACTTCACGTACAACATCAGATTTTCCATCACAATACCAGCTAAACTGGCAAGCATTTCTTATAGGAACATCTCTGTTCTTATTTTGTTTCCACCAGTTACTCATTTTAGCTTGATAAACAACACTACAGATAGTGTCAGGAAATCTTTTAGAATTGGCTCTGTTTATTGTCACATTGGCTACAGCAACTTGTCCTAGTTCAGACTCGTTCCTCGCTTCATGGTAAATATTCATTGCCATACATTGGATTTCTTTTTTATCAATTTGTGGTAATGGTTCTACTACTTCTACAATCTCAATCTCATTTAGTTGGACTTCCTGTTTTACTTCTTCTTTGTCTCCATTAAGAAAACATAATAATAGTATTATTGGGCTAATCGTTATAAATGTCGATTTAAGCATATAGTTTATCCTTCTTGCCTTTAAAAGTGGGACCGTTGGATTACAAGGTGGATCCCATACCCCGACTAGCTTATGCGGCTAGTGCAAATACCTCATCGTTGGCATTTATAGGTTTTGTTGCGTTTACGGTAGCTTCCGCACCGATTCTCCACGTACCTTCAGTTGCCTGTCGAACCTAACTCGCCCCCAACATAAGAACACTCGTCAAAATGTGCTTATGGTGGAGGCGGCGGGAGTTGCACCCGCGTCCAAACTTCCTAATATACGCTTCATCAAATCTAGTAGTTCTATTTAGTAGTCTCATATTAATCAATTTCACCAGCTTCAAACATACGTTTACTTTCTAGTAAATAATCGACATAATTATCACGCTTCTCAATGAATATCTGTGGTTGCTCATCATCAACTGCCATTAATATAACAGTTCTATTGATTGCAATGCCAGTCAACTCTTCGTACATGATTGCATACGCGGCACACTGTGCAAAGTAACTTGATATCATTTTGTGAGATTTGAGTCTACGTGAGGTCTTGAAATCTATAATAGACAGTTTACCATCAAACTCTGCAATACAATCACACTGACCAGCAATACCAAGATGGTTACTGAACATGAATGGTTCTACATGATGGATGTTATCGATACGCTCTACAACAGGTCTAAACGTGTTCCAAGTCTCTTGTTCGACTAGGGTCAGTTCTGGTAGAGGTTCATTGTTGATATAGTCTTCACATATCTTGTGAATTTTGGTACCACGTGTAGATGCTTTCTTACTGACTTTATCAGCTTCTACTGATCCAACACGCTGTCTCCATTCGTACAAACCTTTCTTGCCACGACAGGAGAGGACAGTAGTGATAGACGGATATCTATCACCACTATCGGTACAATACATACGCTTTCCATCAATATTCTTTCTGGAAAGACTAGGAAGTTCTGGTAAATCTAAGTGATTAAATATTTTCATAAGACTATTATAGCAAAACAATAGCCAAATGTCAACCTTTTTTACGCTTTTTACGTAATATTTAAAGTCAACAAAATCAATGACTTAGCTACCATGCACATCCTCATAGCGCATTCTTGCTACAATATACTCTTTGACGAACTTGCTCCTAACAATATCGTCTGGTGTGAACTCCATTATTTTGAAAGACTTCATATCTTCCGCAATTACCATAAATTTCTGTAAGCCAGAATTATCTGCTCTATTCTTATATAGGTCAGACTGCCTAAAATCTCCACACATCACTATCTTACTATTATCTCCCACTCTTGTCAAGACTGAATTTAGCTCCATATCGTTCATATTCTGGCACTCATCAACAATTATGACTGCGTTATCCAGAGTTATGCCTCTAACAAACGAGGTAATCATCCACTCCACATACTTATTTTCGATGAGCCGCTTGAATGAACCCCGTTTTTGTGGAATAAGTTTTTCGCACATATCAATATAGGGTTGCATATAGACAGCAGTTTTCTCATCTTGATCGCCAGGCAAATGTCCGATATCTCTTGAAGGGACAGCCGAGCGAATAATGACTACTTTTTCGTATCTGGAGGATGGATCTAGAACTTCCTCTAGTGCTTTATAGAGGGCTATGAATGTTTTCCCTGTACCAGCTGAACCATGTAGTAACATAGCGTTTGCTGTGGGATATTGAGAGAAGAATTGACCTTGAGTTTCTGTAAGGGCTCCTATTGTCTTTAGGTCATCAATTTTAATTTTACATTGATTATTTTTTTGTGGTTGGCGAATTTCATCTTCGTATTGAGAAATTACCTGAAGATTGGATTTCCGTCTTGGCATATTTGTGTAATCCTAGTTGGTTAGTGAAAACTTACTTTTGCTGTAGTGATGATATAGGAATTACTTCGATTGAATTAACAATTTTTAAGATCGCCTCCTTTGCTGGTTGTGAAAGAAATTTATTGTCTAAACAGACGTTCATACGGACCATAACGAATACTGGATCCATTAATTTTAGATCCTTCCGCGCGTATTTTTTTGTGGAATCTTGCTCTTCACAGAGGTTGACACAGAGTAAGACCACTTCTATTTGATCTTCCGTGTAAAGGTTTATACGATAACCAGATGGTTCATATTCTGGTGATCTCGCATTCAATGGAAACTGAATGACATTGCTCATAATTCTATTTAGCTTTTTCGGGTGTTAGCAATTCAATTAATCTCTGTGCATACTGGTCATGTGCATATTTATTAGGATGACCTCCTGCACTATAATATTTTTTACCCTTTTCCTCTAAACTGTTGGTATACCAGTTGAATGTTGCAATACGTATAGGATTTATACAAAGAGATACTCCATTCATTTCTCTTGCTATATTATCAATAATTTTTCTAAATTTCCATTCATTCCTGACTATATCCGGTTTCTTTTTAAGTTTACGATCATATGGAATATAGTCTCTCATTAAGTTCCATGTAGGATGTTCATACATCGGTATGAAGAACAATGGAGCACCTATAGATTTACATAACAACATAACTTGATGCATCGTTGTGTAGTATTGGTACAACATCTTAAAGTCGTTATAATGATTAACTATAGTCTCATCATCTGCAATTTTATTCAGCACATCTGGTTTACCCAATTGTAAAGACATTGGGTGTCCATCATCTTTATCAAAGTGCATAATACGGGTTATCATTGTAACACAAAAGAACACTGCATGGTTGCGCTCTATTCTTTGTTTCATTATATCTTCAAGTAAGATGTATGCACTCTGCTCATTTGATGCACCCCAAAATGCATTATTGATAACTGGTATATCAAAATGATCACCAACAGTCTTTGGGAATGCTTGCCGTTTGTCAGATTTTTCGCACGCCAATAGTTCTTTTCCTGCCAAAGGAACATAGTCTTTATCTCTTGGAACAGTCAATTCATCACCAGCTGGCATCGAACATCCATATACATGAATCTGTTCTATATCAACCTTTCTGGTTTTCATGTGGAGTATTTCAGCCATCTACATTATTTTCCTCTTTGTCAACTCACTCACATGATTTAAATTGTGTGCTAGTATGGGTCCCATTTCTTTTAAAAGAAATATTAAATCTTCCTTACTTTTATTTAGAATATCATCCACGATATCCATTACCATAGCAAATCTTTTTCCATGATCCAATTCTTCATCATAAGACTCATCCCAAAAATTACTAAACGTCTGAAATCCTAATCTTCGTATTTTGTCTAATGTTTTTGGTGGGGCTAATAACACAAAAGGTCTGTGCATCAACATAGGTTTTAATGTCTTCTCTGACCAGAATCTGGTTTGTGTATCCCACAGAGTTTCTGGTACAACTGTTAGGAATGAATCTCTAGATAGTGCTATTGTCTTGACTTGCTCATGTCCAGCAATCTGGTTTATCGCACTTACGTCCCAAGTCAAGTCAGTTTCTAAAAACTTTTTGTGATTATCATTAATCAACTTCTTGTACTTTTCTGGCAATGTCATAAATGTAGGTTCTGGTGGATTGATAACTTTGTCAGTATTCGTATAAGAAATCATTCGATGTATCTCTTGTAATCTATGCTTTTCGTAATACGTCAACTTAACATCTTCTCTGCCAATTAAACAGATGGCGGCTAATGCTCTATGTATGTCTGGCTTCTTACTGCAACAACAAACTTTGTATTGAATATCATCATTGGGTTTATATTCTTCTAATAACAATCTAGAATGTGGAACATACGTATGAGTCCATATATTGTAGTAATGGTACCTATCGGCTTGTATGTTGCTGTGGTAGTAGTGTAAAGCACCATACTCACAGTCATATATCTCGTAGTCTTCTATGCCAGACTCTGCAACAAGATATGAGATAAGAAGACCTTCATGCGTCTTACCTCTAAGCGTATCTATAATGAGATCAAGTTCTTGCCAAGGAGTGTGTGCGTCATCATTGAATATGATTATTTTTTTGGGAGAGACTTTCTTTATATGATTAACAATACTTGAATGTCCATTGCTATACTTGTAGCCCTTGACATATATTACCATAGTGTCCTTTTCAAAATTAAAGGCACTATCTACCAAGTAGTGATATACTTCTTCTCTGGGTCTTTTGTCTATGTAGTGTTCAGCTTCTACTTCTTCGTTCTTAAAAAATACTGTTTCTACATTGTCAGTCACACATGATATAAAATTATAATGATCGAATGGCACGGTTTACTTCCTCTCCCCATTTCATGTGTCCTATATGTGTAGGATGACCACATATCTGAAAATTGGAGCTTTGAAAATCTAGCTGGACTTTATCTCTTTCAAAACACGCCAATTCATAGTCTTCAACACCAGAATTTTGAAATAACATTTTCATGCTTTTGGCGCTTTCTTTCTGTAATAGTCCAAACTCAAATGTTGGGATACGATATAGAAAGTTATAGCCCGAGTCGTTGGCAAGATACTCCAGATATGATTTATCTATCTTGTTCTTAACAGGTGGTAATTCATCTCCAAATACAGTAAAGTGTATTACATTGCAGGGTAATGATTCAATCTGATTTACATAATCAAACCATTGACTTCTAAAGTCATCAATAGTTGATGCTTCATATTTGTTCGCTAACCACTCTACATAGGACGACTCAGCGGGGCAACCTTTAGTGCCTCTTGTTGTGTGACATCTCAGCATACTTGTCCATCCGACAATGATTAGATCGGGTTTATTTTTATGATATGCTGATTTTATTTCTTGGCAGATTATTGAGTTGCTATCACCACTTTGCGAGACATTATTAACTTCATTATTACCGTCTAAGTAACATGGCCATGGTGCTTGACCCATCGCAAAATCCAAGCCCCATCCTTTAGTCCAACTATCACCACCAACTACGATACGCATTAAAAGACCTTTACACCATATTCCATTTCAAAGTCTTCAGCATCTTGTCTGGAGTTTACTATTGGCTCACCTTTGATATTAAGACTAGTGTTTAACAACATAGGACATCCTGTTTCTGCTTCCCATCGTGTCAGTAGCTTGTATAACCCTTTATGATCTTGACTAGTTACTGTCTGAACTCTGCTAGTACCATCTTTATGTACTATTGCAGGATACTTTTTAGGCTCTAAACATCTGACTACTTGTTGCATATACGGAGATGAAAAGTTTTTATTCACATCAAAATACTTATATGCGTTTCTCTGTAGAATAACTGGAGCGAATGGTCTAAACTCTTGTCGTTGTTTGATTGCGTTTACTTTGTCTTGCATCTTCTTACCTCTAGGATCAGCTAATAAACTTCTATTACCCAATGCTCTAGGTCCAAACTCTGCTTGACCGTTTGCAACACCTACAATACCAGTAGTTTTCAATTCCTCTAACAAAGCCTTAACTGGATATTTACCATATATGGATTCACCCAAATAAACATTAAAATCAATATGACATTTCTTGTGTGCTAATATAGCGCCCAATGAAGAACCAGCATCTCCTGGATTAGGCATTATCCAATGATTCTTGAAGTAATCTGGTATCAATCGATTTGCAAGACAATTCAATGCACACCCACCCATAAAAACTAGATTATTTGTATTTGTTATTGTATGGGCTTTCTGAAGTAACATTCTAAACTGATACTCATATACTGTTTGAACAGCCGCGGCTACATCGAAATAATCGTCTTCAGTAAGTTCAGGCATCCACCAAGAAATACCTCTATGGAGATTAACACCGGAATGCCAAAGATCCAATACCTCTCTATGAAATCTAGAAGGGTCACCGTAGGCTGCCATACCCATAAGAATATATTCATCTTCATTTGCTTTCAATCCAATTCTATCTGTAAATGCAGAATAAAACAATCCGAATGATTTAGGATAATTCTGAGTCCACAATTGCTCATCATTGTACCAAATGCTAGTAGTTGTCCATTCTCCTATAGCATCAATAACAAGAGTAGCACAATCAGTACTCCAATTTTTTGGTCGTGTATAGTACCCGGCTGCCATATGACTCTCATGGTGATTACCCCATTTTACTGGTGCATCGATACCCCATTCTCTAAGATACTTCTTAGGACTAAGCCAAGGTTTACTCTGTCTAGCATATAACTTACGAGTTGCTTTAAGTAGAGGATTCTCATACCAGTAAACCACATCGGGTCGCCCATACTTGAGAGCCTCACGTATTAAACTTTCATTTAAGTGCTTGTCATTTTTAAATCTGCTATATCTTTCAGAATGCGATGCAAAAATAATTTCTGGTGTAGACCAACCATTGTCGTACATCACAGTCAAAGAGGCATCATGTGTGCCAGCACTAACTCCCCATTCAATCATATATAAAAGGATCTCTATCTTGTAATTCTTTGATGCGTTTCCTATACTCTCGTTTTAGTTTCCATCTGAGATATGGTGCGCGTATTTTGTCCCATAGTTGTTTCATTTAATTCTCCTTGTATTGCCGTAATGGATAACATAATTAGTATCGCTCTTGTATGTTCTCCAAGGATCAAAGTAGATAACCTCTTTAGGTACTTGTACGTCATCTCCCACTGTATCTCCTTGGTGTACAATAACAATAACTTCTGCACAAGATGGATCAGTTGCCACTTCCCCTCCCAAAGATTTTACGTAATCTTGTACAAGTAAACTATAACTACCATTTGTATATTTGACTTTTGGTTTGTAGCTGTCTGAAGTGAAGTATACAACTTCTCCTTTATCCAGTATGGCTTTTGCCATATTCTCTGCTTGTATGTCTCTAGCTTTCATAATTTCAGCAAACATATCATAACCAAGATTTAATTCTTCAGCCATATAACGTAAAGCAATATTGTCTCTGGGGTGACAAGCACCGCCGTCACCCATGCCAGGTTTCATATAAGAAGGACCCATAATTCTTTGAGTGCTATCTCTCAATGCATCTGCAACAACATCAACATTGATATTACCCTGTTTTTCTGCAACATCTTGTATCATGTTCACAAGACCTATCTTGGCACTAATAAATGTATTGTAGAAAACTTTGATACACTCACATTCATCCCATGTGCCTACAACATAACGAGGATCATTCTCCATGATACTTGCATAAAAGTAAATTAGTTCTCCAGCTTCTTTAGATGTGTCACCATCTTCTGTGCCAATCATTACCATCTCTGGGTTTACCATATCCCAAGCGACTGTACCCATAGCAATCAAGTATGGGTTATATACAAATCTAGTGTTAGTAACTAATGGTACGAACTCTCTACGTACAGTGCCCGGTAACACAGTGCTTATAACCACCAACATTTGGTCTGGATTCATGTGTTTATTAGCTTCTATAATAACATCTTTCACGATATCATAAGAAAAGTCTTTTGGAGGTAAGTGATGTGTTGGCGAACTTCCTTCATACGCTGGATCATGTGGTGTGGGAACTGCAACAAACACAATATGCCTATCTTTGACAGTTTCTTCTATAGTGTCACACATTGGCACGAATGTATCAATTTTAGCTACATCATATGCCTTTACATCATGCCCTTTAAGTTTAATTACTTCTCCACATGGTTGACCCAATTTACCGAATCCAATAAAGCCTATTTTCATAACAATGCACTCCCTATTTTACTATAGTCTTCAAACGCTACCGCATCAAGTAGGGCAGACTTCTTTATTAAAGTATTATGATTGTGTACCAACTTTGGTACAATAGAATCATAAATTGTGATTTTTTCTTCTTGTGTTTTTTCTTTCCATAATCGTACTTGTTCTATAACAGCATTAAATCTGTCTTTAGAATCTTCCATAGTGTCATAACTCTCATCAAACATTTCTGGAAAAGTTTCGTATCCTGATTTTCGTAAGTATTCAAGTGACTTAAAAGAACCCATAAGAATGAATGGATGAAAATACGCTATAGGTTTATATGTCTTTTCTGTAATAAAACATATACCGTTATCAAACTGATCAATACTCGTAAACCCATTTTTGTTGACCGCAGACTTACCTGAATCAAAAACAGTTTCGGTAACTAGACTGAAAAAAGTTTTTGTGTAGTGTGATAATTCAATTCTTCTATCATCATTCAAGAAAATATTTTCTTGTAGGTCAATATCAATAATTCCTGGATGTGGTTGAATATTGTTGGGACTTATATCGAAATATTCATTAAAATATTCTTTCTGTTCAGCCGACGCTAATAGGTTATCCATGATATGACTCTTTACATTATCTAGTCCTGTTAGATTATTTATATCTTGGTACCGCCACAATAAACTTACAAAGTCATTCGAACAACCAAGTCTATGTAACTCAGCGACAGTTGCGATTCTATGTGGTCTAGACATTCCATTTAAGCATAGTAAGTCACCAGTTTTCTCAGTGCCAGGAGTAGTGCCATGTAATACTTCATTTGGAAACATGACTTGTATACCATTATATCTTTTGGGAGCATTGTTCTCCCAACTCCATTTACCAGTTCGCATCTGAAATTGCTTTGAGTACGTCCACTGAAAAAAGTCTATTGAGAACACATTACGGAATGTATAACTTACTTGGTTGTTTTTTAACCAAGCATCATAGTTAGCTTCAAAATTCATATCGGCACATTGTATTGCAATCTTAGCATCAGTCAGGTTGTTCCTTACAATGCCATCTGTTAAATCTGCTATCCAATTTTGCTCATCACATCCAAAAGCCTCACCAGAAAGAGTTAGATACAGTATTAAGTCTCCTTTTCTTATCAGTGTCTTTGCTTCTTCTGATATCTTATCAATGACTGTATCAAAGTTCATATGTACCCATAAGTCTACTGGATAGATGTTGACCGCCTTACGATCCATCGTATTTTGGGCAGTGACATCAACTCCGGCGTGGACCATACTAGGATAAACACTACAACTAGTCAATGCCTGTGGGTGGTGTTCAAATTGCATATCAAATGTGCTACCATTAACAAGATACTTACCTTCTTCACTTTCACCGAATCTATCATAGAATAAATTTATTTTCATCTTAATTTTGCCCCTAAATACCTGTAGTAGTTTTTCTCCCTTCTTCTCAGTGTATCAAATCTACCGATAAAGTGGCAATGATTGTGATGTAACTTCTTCTTAACTGAATCGTATATCTCTCGTTTTTCTTTTTCTGGTTTTCTACACCAGTTGTTCACTTGGGTAACAACAGCGTTAAAGCGTTCTTGTGGATCAAGTATTAAATCATATGACTCATCAAACATCTCTTCGAAAGTATCGTAACCCTCGTCTTTTAAAAATGCTAATGTATAAGGAGATCCTAAAACAATAATAGGATGAAAATACGCTATAGGTTTAAATGTCTTCTCTGTAATAAACATCGTTGTGTTGTATGACTCTTGATGAAATTGACCTTCACCAAGTGTTACTCCAAAATTTGTTTCTGTAACAAGACTAAAATAAGACTCATCAAAATATTTGGTATTAAGTATTCTATCATCTGCATGGACTGCTTCATCTGCATCTAGTATTATTTTTCTCTTACTTCTATTCTTAACAAACATTGTGTTGAAGTGATTTAGTTTCGCTTCAGTGTCCATATATTCATTGCGGATAAAATTAATTATTCCATCTTGGTTAACAATACTATCAACATCATCACCTCTAAACAATAAACTAATAAAGTTATTATCTAATCCTAATCTATGCAGTTCTGATACCATAGCAATTCTATGTGGTCTCGATCTGGCATTCATACATAAGAAGTCTTTAGTCTTAGTAGTTCCATCAGGAACACTCAACATGACTTCAGCCTCGCTTATAGGTCTTAGTGCATCTATATTACCGAATTTAGCTGGCTTGCCTTCAGGTAACCATCTACCAGTTCTTGCTTGAAATTGTTCTGCATATAACAACTGAAAATATTCATATGGAAATATATTCTCAAATTTAAACATGGAAGTTATTTTAGTATTGTCTTTAGACCACTCTTCGTAGTTTTCTGGGAATCGTAAGTCAGCACATGATATTGCAATCTTACCTTGTGCAAGACCATGTCCTATAATTGCTTGTGAGAGTTTAGCTATCCAGTCTTCATAATCACATCCAAACGCTTCACCCATTAGACATAAGAACAGTGATAGTTTTTTGTCTGCAATTAGCTTCTTTGCGTTATCTGATATTGATGATATTGATTTGCCAAATTCCATATCTACCCACAAATCTACTGGGAAAATATTGACATCATTCTCATCAAATGACTTTGATGCGCTTTCATAGTCTTTTACATCGTATGCTCTTATTGCAAACGTATGTGTTTTCATTCTTTGGAAAATAGTATCCCAAATATGATCTTTTAAACTTCCATTTGGAGGGTATTGTGCTTGTCCATTACCATTGGGGTTAGTAACAGACTCATTGAATCTATCAAAGAATACATTGAAAGTAATTTCTGGATACTCTGCCTGTTCATATCTACCAAGATTCGGTCTAGGAATAGTATTAGATATCGTGGTCGTATTGTGGCTAAGTTTTGGATGTTCAAGTGCTTCTGCAATACGTTCTAAAAGTAATATTATCCTATCGCCCTGATTGGCAGTTAAAGGCTCATCTTGACGTGCCAATTATATTCTCCGTAATTGTCTCCGTTATATCACTGATAACAGGATAAAGAATTCGCCAATTCGTATTTCGTCTCCTATCAATCTCATCCAAATAATTTTTAAAATCATTTACTTCTTTTATATTTACTTTACTAGACTTCATTCCTACAAGAATGCCTTCTAAACATTCTTTCTGATCTTTGTCATTTGGATCAGTTAGCTTAGTAAGAACATCTTCTAAGTAAAATGCAATTTTATCACCAAAAATATATGGATCTAAACATTCAGGTTTAACAATAGTGTTAGAACTAATCCATAATCCTGCTTTGTATTCTTTACGTAGACTGTAAATCTTGTCTATGAAATCTCCTAGAGTAGGAATAGTCAGTGCGCTGATTGTCATATGGATATTAACGGGAACACCCTGTGATAAACAATATCTGAGATTAGCTTCCCAGTTCTTTAGATTCATTCCATATCTGGCGTACTCTGCTTGAGGACCCCAACAATCTTGGCTTGCAACAATATGAAACTCTCGTATCTTTTTGTTTGCAATAAGATCATTAACTTTTTGAATCTTCTTTTTAAATTTCTCTTCATCATGCTTTAGATTGCTGAAGATTCTCCAAATGAGATTTGGATTTGGATGTTTATCAAAGAAGTTTATACACTGCTCAAACTCTTTTTGATACATAGGTTCGCCACCAAGAGTCTGAAACTCATACAGTTTTGATCCGTGTTCTTCCATCCACTCCCAAAATTTCTGTAGATACAATGGATAGTTATCGCCAATACTAGGATGATTCATGTAGCTAGGATTAGCTGGTATTTCTCCGTGCTTTCTAAGTTCTGCTTCGATTTGGGAACTGAATTGGGGAGTACAATAGACACAGGCTTGATTACATACGTTGGTAAAGTAAACTTCTAATAAACGTGGAGTAACTTTAGTTGCTTTCATATCACCAGCAAGAATCTCAGGTGGTATCAAATCTTTTTTGTTTATCCAAGCTGTACGTTCACTAGAACCACCAACATCTTCAATCTTCTTACAATACTCACATCCATTCCCTGGCCATAAACCATCAAGCATCTTCTCTCTATCACCAATCTTTCCAGGAAGATTATGAAAGTCTTTGAGTGTGCTTAAATCAAATTCCCAATGGTTGCAACGGTGACAACTTGTAGTTGTACCCTTAGATAAGAATATTGTACTCCATGACCATTTGAATTGACAGGCTGTAGCAGTTTTTATTGGAAAAATATCATCACTCATTCAACTAACTCTTTCATGTTTATATGTTCTGGAAATGTCTCAAAGAAGTTTTCATTTCTAAGTTTGTCTCTTTTAGTAACAATCCTTTTCCATGCACCTTTAAGTACTACTTTATCGTTTCGGTCTGCCCACATGAAAGTGATCAATGCGTGTAGATTACGAGATAGTAAGGAATCTTTATATCCCATACTATCATATTTATGCAGTGTTTTTCTAATGCGTATTTCAAGTTCTTCTTTCTTCCAATCAGGAAGAGTCTGCACACAAAAATGTACTGGGTGTTGCAATACGTTTATATTTATACCTTCAGGATTAATAAATGTCTTTGAGTTATCTGAACAATAATCAATAAAATCCATAGCAGTGTACAGATTAGCCCAACCAACTGTAGTAGTACAACCTACATTAACATGAGGTGCTTCATTTACTACTCGATGAACATTCTTAACAAGTCGTGGCCAGTCAGAACCATTTCGCCAGTATTCTGCTCCTTTGTCTATACCATCAAAACTCAATAAGAGTTGAATGTCAGTAAATTTCTTCCAGTAGTCAATAACATTTTTACCACCCTTATATTTCATTGTGCTGAAATTTGTATTGTACACTAGGGTAACATCAGTTCTTCCAATCTCTACTAGTCTTTCAAGTATTTCCCAATGTTGCCATTGTATGAGAGGCTCACCACCAGCAAAATAAATTTTCTGTACATCTTCTAACAACGGATAAATTTGATCGAATATGTCTCTATCAGTTTTACCCGCAAAAATAATATCTTGTCTTTCTCCATGATCTTCATCATTAATAGAACTACTATACTCGTTGTAACAACCTCGACATTTAAAGTTACAAAAATTATTAAATCTAAAATCCATATACATTAAGTTTAAATCAGGATCTTCTTCTATGTCAGCGAACTGCATATAAGAGTCATTCATAGCTGTACGTAAACTATGCACTCCAGACTTTTCAAAGTTAATACAAGTGGCACAATTCTTAGCTATATTATCTGTGATATCACCAGCAATAAATTCTTTTCTAAGATTTTTAAATTCATCATTGTGCCATATTTCTTCAAGTGAATTTACTTTTGTATCACCGTAAGTTTTTTCACCAACACAACAAGTTTTAATTGCTCCTGTTGTGTGTCCATAAAGATGAACAAATGGTGCTACACAGAAAAATTTATCAGACATAGGGAATCACCATATCGTATAGTTCTGGGAATGTTGCTTTGAAATCTTGTTTTCTCAATTCATCCATCTTAGCATTCTTCTTGTGGAATTCTTTCATGTTGTCAGCGCATTCACCTTTAGACAAATAATCTATAACTGTCTGGTTTGGGAACTTAGCAATAACAGCATCTTTTATCTCTTGTGGTAATAGTGCAGGATCCAGATAAGAAGGATCAGTCACAAAGTTCATCGATACGTAAGGTGCAAACTCAAAGAATTCATGGAACTCTTTCATATAATAGATGTTATAAACAGAAACCGTTTGCATAATATTGTATGATATATTATCTACTTTACATATTGCTTTTATCCATTCTAATGTCTGTAGTATAACATCCCACTTTGATGGTGAGCGAATAAACGAATTTCTTTCAGCTAGACAATCAATAGATACCATTAACTGTACGTGCTTGAAGTGTCGCCATACGTCTTCGTATATGTGGTTAACAACAGTGCAATTAGTAGAATAAACTAAAGTAATATCTTTTGATCTACCACACTTAACAAGATCAATTAAGAATTGCAAGTGCTTATCAATTAGTAATGGCTCTCCACCGTTAATATAAACATACCTAAGTGTATTAGAATGCTCTAACAGTTTCTCCCAGAAATCAGTATCAAGTGGCCAGTTGAATAGCTTCTGTGTAACTGAAAGTTTATTATCAGGATTTACTTCATTCCAATCTTTTGTCCATCGGCTAGTTGATAATGGGTTGCAAGAACGACAAGCTAGATTACAATGATTACCCAAACGTAACTCAACAAACTCGTAAGAAACTTCATTGATTGTTCCGTCGGCATTTGTTATTTCTATTGCTTTGGTTTCATCAAAGTTTAATCGGTCGCTTTCATATTGACGTTTAGATTTTATTCCAACTTTCTCTAAGTCGAAACATCTTGTACATTGAGGAGGTTTCTTACCGTCAAGCATCTCTCTTCTGACTCGACTAAATGAACCACTGTTCTGTATTGCATCGAAATCATATTCAGTTGTATGAAGAGTTCTCGGCTTACGTTGACCAAACTCATCAGTATCAAATGCTTCAGAGATTCCCATTGTATGATCCGCTTCACAACAAAGAGTCAATTCACCTTGGGGGTGTGTAGCCAAATGTGTCCATGGTAAAGGGCAAAAAGTTTTACTCATGGCAAATCCTCATTTTCTGGTATTGCATCCCACCAGATTTTTGCACTATCAGATAGAGTGTCTCTAAAAACAATATTATCGTTTCTAATACGATCAAGATATTTCATATGTCCTTTACCACTTCTGATTCCTTCTTCATACTTTCTTGGCCACTGTTCTTGAAATGTCTGTCTAGTCAAAAGATTAACAAGAGATGTTTTATATACATGGGTCTTATCAGTCATTCTAGGAGTAATGTAATCAATCAAATCGTTAACGGTTTCTTCTAATATCTCTCTGGGCAAACATAAAGGACTCATAACAACAGATGGATCAAATGCAAAAGTGAACTTGAAGTACGATTTTACATCCAATTCTGTAACAACATCGAACAGGCGTTTTAAATCAAACAATCCTGGAGTTGTCAATGTAACATCAAACACCATAGCATCATTGCCATATTTTTCTATTAAAGGAATACCTTTTTTAAAATTATCTAGCCACTCATCCCACTTTAGACCAGTTCTAATATACTCACCGACTTCACCAGCTCCATCAATCGATGCACATAGATTAACGTGCTTGAAATGTGGAAGTAAGTCGAACAACTCAATACCCTTGTATGATACTCTACTTAAATTTGTATTATATCTTAGTGTAACATCCTTTGCTTGTCCATCATACACTAATTGTTCTAAGATAGTCCAATGGCGTTCCCACATTAAAGGCTCACCACCTACCCAATATATTTCTTCTATTCTACGCTCATCTACTGCGGCTTGAAGTTCTTCTTCTAACACTTCTTTCTGAAATGTATCTATTTTCTTTCTAGTGTCTTTTTGTGTCCATGGTTGAGTTTGCATTCTACCATTTATCTTATTCTCTGCTTCCCAACTGCTCGACAACTGATCACCACACATTCTACATTTGAAGTTGCAAAGATTTGATATACGATAGTCATATGAAATAGGAAGATCGTTGTAATGACCATCTGGCTCTGTTCTAGCTATTATATCTTCCACTTTATGTGGGAACAATGTTTCCGTAAAGTATTTTCTATAGGTGTGTAAGTTTAATATATTATCATTACATACTTCACACTGTTTTATTTTCTCACCCGCAAGCATACGTTTGCGAATATCTTTCATGTACTCACTGTTCCAATGTTCTTTCAAAGATACAGGATTAAATTCTCCAGCTTTGTTACCAGAGTCTATGTATTGCTTTTGAAACGATGCGTCTTCTCTACTTGCACAACAAAGCCTACGCTCTCCAGTAGGAGAGGCATAGGTGTGTGTCCATGGTGCTGTACAAAAATAAGAACTGGTCATTCGTCATACGATGCTAAAGGTTCATCAATATTCTCACTATCTGGGTCAAGTACCCAACCCTCTTCATTCGCTAACGATACAGTCTCTTGTAAATCGGGGTCATTGTCATACTGTCTAGTGCTATCACCATCAATCATTTCTTTTAATGGAATAGTTTCTGTAGTAGGAATAGTTTCTACCCAGTCAGTAAGAATTTTAGGAAATACAGATAATGACAACCCTCTTCTTTCATCGTATTGAGCATAGAAAGTTTTGAAGTCTCTCCATAAAGTCATCTTATCACTTGTACGTCTATGTGGTGCATCAACAGTAACAAGATAGTCAATAAGACGTTCTATACTAGCCCTTTCAAATTCATGCCACAATTTTAAATCTTTCTTTTCTTCCCACCAATCTTGTAGTTGCTTTCGACAGTGATCTTTAAGATGATCTGGTAAAGCAAGAGGAGATTGAAAGCTAGGAAAACGTAACAAGTTTAAACTAACAACAGGTGCTTTCATTCCTGTGTGTATTTTCATATCATATACATCATCAAGAAAGTCCGTGATACTAAACAAACATAAACTATTAATAGTCATCATAATATTACAACCACTAAGTCTACCATTAGTCAGTATCTTGTATACATTATTTTTCCAAGTTTCATAATGTAATCCGTCGCGGATATAATCTGCTTGTAATCCCGTTGCTTCACAACTAGTATAAAGATGGAACTGATCTACTTTCTGTGTCTTCGCAATCATCGCATCAATGATAGAATCTTTTGCCATCAAGTTTGAATTGATTGCAAATCTCATATCTGTTTTATTCTCACCAAACCAGTCAAACAGTTTCCATACCTGATCTGACATCAACGGCTCACCACCAGTAACTCGCAATTCGTCTAGACTCTTAGATAGTCCGTCATTCCACCAATCCCAGAATGCTGTTACATACGGGTTAGTTTCTTTCTTGCCATATGGATCTGCCCAATCTCCGTTATGTTGGAATGCTCCAGCACCATCAGATACTAGATTCTGATATGGACCTTTCTTATTAATATCTTTAGCCCATGTTGTACTGAAACTTGAGTTGCAATAAGAACAAGCCAACTGACAAGTACGGTCAAATGATATTTCAAATGTTTTTAAATCAACACTCTCATCAGGGTCCATTTCAAATGCGGCTTGAAGTTCTTCTTCTGAATAGATGATCGACTTGTATGTACGGTCACTAACAGCACCCGTATCCATGTCTTCTACTTTCCAGCAGTATTCACACTCTCTTGGACGTTCGCCTTTCTGCATCATCTTCCGCATAGTTTTCTTATGCTTAGTATTATGAATTGCAGATGGGTCGACTTTGATTTCGTCTAGTGGGATTTTATGCGCGGGCGGGTGATGACATGAAGCAGTAGTGCCACTGCCCAACCAAGTAGTAGCATTGTACCACTTTGCACCACAAAAACTTTTAGATTTGGTATCAAGAATATCTTCCCGATACTTAATTAAATCATGTTCTTTTTTCACCATTTCTCCATATCTTTAATCAATTCGGGGAAAGTATTTTTAAAGTTCTTTCCTCTTCGCCTATCGTATTCTTTAATAAAGTTTGCAAAGTCTTCTCTGTATTTATCTGCGGTAGGCTCCGATCTCAGATAGTCACAAAGTCTTTTAACTTGGTCAAATTCTTCTAAGTACAATCTAGCAAATTTGTCAGGTGAATCATACTTCAACCAACTCTCACAAAATACCTCTAATGTATTAGCCATTGTCTCTCGGTAAATAGGTGTCAACAATGTACACTGTAAATGCGGTGGATAACGTAAGTAGTTTACACTTAATGGTATTCTATTATGCGCCAAGTTCTGATTAAACTTAATACGTAAGTCCATTATATCTTGAACAAACTCAACCATTGAAGATATCGACAATATATTTACCGTTGTCATAATAACAACACGACAATTTGTTTCTGTCAACATACGTTCTATGTTCGCTATCCATTCATCATAGACAATACCATCTCTAGCATACTCGGCTTTATTACCAGTACTTTCTGCGCTAGTGAATATCTCAACATCAATGCCATGTGATTCTAGTCTTATAACAGACTCAATAAGTCTTTCGATCAAACGTGGGTCTGTACCTAAGTTACTATTGATTCCTATTTTAAGTTCTGGATTTTCGTGATGATGTTCTACAATATAATCGACTGCTTTCCAAAAGTCTTTTGACATTGTAGGTTCACCACCAGTAATGCGGAATACTTTTAGATGTTTAAATGCTTCTGGGAACCATTTCCAAAATGCATCAACATAAGGATTTGGATCACTATTCTTGAATGGATACTTGCCGACTTCTTTAAGATAGTTCAAATCATGTGAACCAAACTTAACTGGATACACGCCATCTTTCTGAATGTCTTTCATCCACCCAGAAGATATTTCGGGTGAGCAATAAGCACAGGCAAAGTTGCAAGCATTACTGAATGATACTTCTAAGTAAGTAGGATAAACATCTTCGTAAGGATCGCTCTTTGCAATAATGTCAACTTTATCCCAAGCCCACCAATCAGCAGTCTTGTAATGTCTGTCAGAGAAATACTCTTTGTCTAAGTCTTCTATCTTCCAACAATAGTCACATTCTTTAGGTCGAACACCAGACAACATCTTGTCTCTTTGCACTTTCTTATAATTACTATTATGCAATGCCGCTGGATTTGCCAAGACTTCTTCAACAGGAATCTTGTGTGGGGATGGATGGTGACATGAATGATTATAACCATTCTGTAACATCAGAGTAGTCTGTAACCATTTAGCAGAACAAAAAGAAGGACTTATTTCATTTATCTTGATTCTTTTATCTTTTAATTCTTTGATCCAATATTCATTAGTGCCTTCTTCAGCCATTACACATCTCGTAGAAATACTCCAATTCTGGAAAAGTTTTGGTAAAGTTCGTACCCCTTTCCTTATCGTGTTCATCAATAAACTTTTTAAAATCTAATCTATTCTTGACTAATTCATCACCAGTAAACCTATTCTCCTCAACCCATGTGAGTACTCGCTCAAACTTAGCGAACTCTATTGAGTTAAATTTAGTAACATCCCTATCATCTACAGATTTAGACATATAATACACTAAATTGCGGAGGTTGTCAAGCTGTTTATCATCTAATATCAATGATGATAAATGATAATGACTATGAACTGGGAAAGTGTCCAAAGATACCTTACCTTCACCACGAAGCCATGCAACAGTCTTGAATTCCAACATAACATCAAGAAACTCTTTAAAGTTTGGAATGCTTAGTAAGTTGAAGGTACATACAATACAAGCATCAATACCATTGTCAACTATCTCTGCTAGGTTTTTATCGAATAGCGTCAGATTAAGACCACTACGAATATATTCTGCTTGAGTTCCCCAACTTTCTATTGATAAAGTTTTCATATAGCCTCTATGCTGTGTATGTATTGATTCTCTGTTATACTAGTTATATTTGGATCGATTATTTTACCTATGGGTATGTGTCCAAGTGCCAATCTTTTATCGTTAATAGGATACGGTAACTTATGTTGTATCTTAACAAGCCATGAGTTTATGTATTCTACTATTGTTTGTTCGTTCCCTATCCATCTATCTTCGTCTAAGTGAAACAATAAATCTGGCTTGATTACACTTGTAGGGAGAATATGTTGTGATGGAATTTCTGTGTCTTCTTGTTGTACTATTTCTGTAACACTCTTACCCACATGAGGATAGTTCATATAAGCAATGTTTTCTTTATTGCCTATAGTAAAAAGATCATAGTCTTCATCTTGTAAAGGTTCTGACTCAATGTTGCTACAGAATAAAAATTGTCTTCCACCACCTTGACGCATTCTTTCAAGATGATGCAGATGATAATTAAACATTGTCAAACAGTGTTTTATCGATGACGATGTTTCTGTGCGTACTAACTCAGGAAAATTTTCATGTAATCTATTTAAATCATAATCTAGTGTAAAGGTATCAGGTTTTAATCGCTTTAGTTCTTCTATTGTTTCATATAAGTCGGATTCTACTTGTGACTCAGTTTTACCAAACTTATAAAACTCCATACGAGAAACAAAGTCTACATCATCTGCTACCCGTATCATTTCCCATATTCGATTTGCCACTCTGTGATCAAAGAGTTCTATATTAAGAGTATATTCTTTATTGAGTCCTAGATGGACTGCTATCACTTTTTTGTCCATGTATTATACTTTGATTCCCTTAATCGTATATCTCTGAAAGATTCCATTGGGTCCAGGACAGTCAGTAACTCTCTTATCAATGACTTTGGTGCATCTATTAATATCTTTAAAATGATTAATATCATCTGCAAGTCTTATATGCTCTGGTATATCCAGATTATTACCTTGAATAATGTACTCAGTGTTCAATGGTATTCTATCAAACCAAGCATCGTATGTTTTTTGATCAACGTGTTCTGTACTACAATTGATAACAAGTTCGGGCTTAATAATATACTTATATGTTGCCATATCACCTGTATGTGCTACAATACCATCTTCAGGATTAAAATAATTATTAATTACAATAGCACACTTAGGGTCTATATCAACACTAACGACAGGATGATGATTTCGGATTGAATCATGTAAAATCTGTGCAAGCAACCCATACCATCCACCAAAGATGTAACATTGATACACATCCATTCTATCAATCATGTCCAACACTACTTGTTTACTTTGCAATTGACTTTCCCAAAAGCATTCGTAGTATCTACGACAAACTTCTGGATCATCTTGATTATCTCTAAGAAAGTTAAACCAAGTGGCAACTACTTCACCGCTAATGTGCATTAATTATTTCCTTTTCTGTTACGTTCGATTTTATTCTTCCATCGTGGTCATACCAAACAACATTGCTAGGTGGTTTCCAGACATACCCTTCTTCTAATGTCCAATAATAAACATACTGTAATAAGTCAGACCTTTCATCGACTTGAAATAATAGTCTTCTATCAAGAGACAAGTCCTGATACCAATCTGAAGTCCACATCCATTCCATCTGTTTCTGTAACTCTGTAACTGCTCCACCAAATCTTCGTTTTTGATACATTGCATTAATTGCTCTGTTACGAATATCATGCGTAAAGAAGAATACTTTAAACCCATTTTCTTTTGCCCACATAATTTGTTTAGGTGCATGAAGCAATCCTAACCAAGCAGGTCTAAATTCAGTAGCAATGTGAAGTCTGCAACCTCTTGCGGCTACAGTTGGATCACCCGTGTAATGACTTGGCTCTATAACACTCAATGAAGCCAGCTTGCCATCAACATAATTTAAAAACGTCTGACCAGTCTTGTCTGGGTCGTATTTGTCATATGCTAAACTATCATTACCTTCTTTAAAAGACAACTCTCTAAAGTTCTCTATCTGTTCTCTTTCTATTTTAGAACCATCATACTCTACTATACTAATTTCAAACATTCTATATCTTCCTGACTCTTCAATGTAGCTAATAATGCAATGCGTGGCTCAGTACCATTATTTACTACGCCATGTTTAAATCCAGTATTCAAAAACCAAACTCTTCCGTCTGCTGGCAGATTATGTTCTTGATACTCACCGTTTACCCAAAATTGATTGATACATTCATCAGTTCCAGATATAGGACAGACGATTCTAACACCATAAGATGGATCATAATCAATGTGTGGTTGTAAACTCATACCTGGTGCAAGAAAGTGTAGTCTAGCACGACAAACTGGTGCAGAAAAGTGTCCTGCTAATGCTTCTTCAAAGTAAGTACCCCTACAAGCATCAGTCTGATAATCCCACAACATCTCATTTGCAGTTGGTGGTAAGTTATCACCCTTCGCTTTCTTATTACGAATTCTATCTCTAAGAGTAGCACCCAAATCTTCAAGTTCAAAGTCATCAGCTTTTGCCATATTCTCTGGTGACATTACCATCAAGGGAATCTCTTTTAAGTTTGCATATGCATTATCAACAAAAGATGGATCATGTAATTTTGTTATGCCGGGATTAGCTTTGTAGATGTCTTCCCATAGATGTTCTATCTTAGCAAGTTCTTCTTTAATCTTATCCAAGTTAAATCGTATTCCTGGAATAGGAGCAACAACAGGCAAATCTCGTTTCTTTAGCATAGTTCTTTCCTCATATTGACAGAATCAAATGCATGAGCCATAAAATTATTATTAGTAAGTCCGTCTATCCAATGAATACCCTTACATGAATTAAAGTGTATCAAGAGTGCTTCACCCTTTTTAGGAAATCTTACACTTTTAACATCTCCGTCTGGATAAGTCAATGGTGCTTTTAATAGCTTGTAGATTCCTTCTTCTTCCACATAGAAAATTTTGAACTCTTCTATAACGTCATTTTCTAGATGTATAGGATAGATAATCGTGAAAGTGTCTTCATATGTTTTGCCATCAATCTCTGTAGGTTGATGTGCGTGTTTAAAGTAGCTATCTGCTTTAGGTCTGTAGTCATTGTTACCCATCAAGAAACTAAAAGTACCTTGATATGTTTCTACATATTCTTTAATAAGACTGGTAGAGTTTGCATGGACATCTGAAGAGAATTGACAGTCTTCAATGCTGATTAGTTTGTCTGATTGCTCTGTTATTCTTTTCTGGTCATAGCTATCCCAAATAAAGTAATAACTTCCTGCAATGATAATAGCTTTTTCCCAGTCCGTAAGATTTTCATGGAGTAAAGCCATATCATCTGCGTTGGCGATTGGGTGTGCTTCTAATTGATTGCGATACGGGTGTCTTCTACAATAGTCATAATCAAATCTATCAGCCACAAAGGGTACATATTTAAAATTCATAATTTAAGCAGTTTTATCAATAAGTCTGATTAACTGTCCTCCAAGGTCAAGTTTATGCCAAAGAATTTGTCTGTTACCGTGATCATGGTGTGCTTTATGAAAACCTTCACCAAGTGTTATAATTCCTAACCAAGTATCACTATGCGCTTCTTTGCCTCTATGTGAAAATGTAAATACGAAAGAGCCAATCAACTTAGCGGCACCTGCTGGTGCTAACCAAGCATATATTAAAGCAAACGGATCAATCAAAACTAACAAGAGAGCATATGCTCCTATAACGTGCCAATAATACTTTACCTGATCTCGACATAACTTCTGCTTCAATAAGTCTCGGGCATACTTGAAGTTTATATTAATAAGAACTTGTCCAAAGTATGCAAGAAGCCAACCTCTATAGTGAGGTGAATGTGGATCTTTTTCCGTATCAGCATATCTATGATGTTCTCTATGATTGGCTGCCCAAGTAATTGCTGGACCGATCATCATAACGTGAGCAAAGAACATCATAACATACTCAATAACTTTATTGCACTTGAATGCATGGTGTGACCAGTATCGATGATATCCCATTGTAACACCTAACATCATAGCGCAATAGACAGCGATGAATGGTATCCATTGCCAAGACTGTGCGTACATGATCATAGGTATCAATGACACCTGAGCGATCAGTTGGCTAATCAACAATGTGATGGGTGCCCAGGAATTGTTTTGTTTAAGTACTGCTTTTCTCATTTATATCACCATAGTTCTACTCTTTCTACTTGTATTTATTACGGTTATAAATAGCATTATACACCATGGAACTCATTATGTCAAGCGGAATTTCTCTTTATAATAAGTGATTTGATTATCATGTCAGAGTACAGCACTCGGCTGTTACTAATCTTATTAAGGAGATACAATGAAGCGGAATACTATCATAGGCGTATTCTTTGCAACCGCAACAGCTTTTGCTATTCCAATGGCTTTTGGCGCACAGACAGGTACGTGTACTGCAGGTACACAGTATTGTGAGGAAAGTTCATCGACCACTAACATCAATAACACGACGGCTACAACGTCTACGGTCACTGGAACGAACACCAATAACAATACCAATACTAATACGTCCACAAACAACAATACTAATACTAATGCAACTACGTATACTGGTGTAAACACAAATACGAACACCAATAACAACACGTCCACAAATACGAACACCAATAACAACAATAATGTAAATACTTCCACAAGTACAAATACTAATAACAACAATAATACTAGTGTTATTAACAGTACTAGTGCAAATACTAATACCAATAATAATACTAGCAACAGCACCTCGAATAATACCAACAATAATACCAATACAAATGCCAGCACTATCAACAGTACTAGCACCAACAATAACAATAACAACAGTACGGTAAATTCGAACTCAACTTCTAATTCCAATTCGAACTCAACTGTAGACCAGAATGTTAAAAGTGATAGTACTTCGGATAATACTAACACCAATAACAACAACTCTAAATCAGAAAGTAAATCTGATATCAACAGTAAGAACGAGAATACAAATAGAAACGAGAATATAAACAAATCAGAGACTACTATCAAGTCTCCACCTCCTAGTGCAATCGCACCTAGTATTGGCTCATCATACTCACAAGACTTATGTACAACTGGAATCAGTGGTGCAGTGCAGACGCAAATATTCGGTGTGTCTGCTGGTAAGTCTGTAAGAGATATGAATTGTGAGAGAATAAAACTTTCCAAAACAATGTATGATATGGGCATGAAAGTAGCCGCAGTATCTTTAATGTGCCAAGACAAAAGAGTCTGGAGCGCAATGCGAATGGCAGGAACTCCTTGCCCATTCCAAGGAGAGATTGGCGATGATGCTTTAACAAGATGGCAACAATCACCAGAAAGAATGCCTGATGGAGTGTTCGATAAGACAAACGGAACAACAATCAAATCTAATAAAAATATGGAATATAGAGTTTGGAAAAAACCTGAATTTTGTGCATCATATCCAGAAGAACAGGTCTGTAAGTAGCCATGCGTAATTGGTTTGCAGGGTTATTTTTTCTAGCCTATCTTTTGGTAGGCACATTTGGCAATAATACTCATGCGTCTCCAGACCTATTAAGCCCTTCTGGTATGACGCAAGTTATGGATGGACAAAATTTTGATGACTCTATTATGAAGATATCTTTAGGACATTCATTCACATACTATGGTGGCACATTTAATGATGCATGGATGTCAACTAATGGTTTTCTTATGTTCTATGATTCATCATCTGGAATTGGTAATAGCAGATTAGGAAATGCCTCGATCAATAACTTTAACCGAAGTTTGTGTTGTGATGGACTTAATCTTAAAGCATTAGAATCAGCGGGTGGTAATATAACTCCCTACAGTTATATGATAGCTCCTTTATGGACTGACATAATAGACAAGACTAATGGTGCTAATAGTGGATTCTTTTATGAAACCAGTAATTCAGGTTCGTCATTTCTGTGGTACAATGTAAATGAATACTATAATAACAACAAGAACACATTCCAAGTCAATATACATACCGACAATTCGTTTGATTTTGTATATGATGAAGTTGATATAACAAACCACGATGTGTTTATTGGATTTACTGGTGACTTAACAGCAAATGAGGATAACGAGTCGGAGTTGAATCAGCTACAATTTGCAGATAGCAATTTTACAGAATTTAATATAGACTTTCATTCAGAGACAGTACCGGGTGGTAGAGCATGGTATGGTACAGACGGTGGTTACTCTTCAGTAGCAAGTGTTGATTGTTCTAACGCATTGAATGATTCTACTTGTCCTGGATATGCGGCTGCCGTATTTGCACAACAATGTAATGATGATCAAACATCAAACTCAGAGTGCGAGTTCTATGATGAAGCAGTATACGAAAACGAATGTAATAACGATCCACAATCTGACCAGTTCTGTCCTGGCTATATGATGGATGACTTTGAAGATTACTGGGAAGATGACAATTTTGCTTTTGGACCTGATGACGGACAAGATGACGGACAACCCAACTTTAATAATGACCCTTTCGATGGATCCAATAATGGTGGTCAAGATGACGGACAATCATTTGAAGATAGTTTCGGAGTGTCAGAGGAGGAATTTTATGGATTTAGCAATGAGACAGGGGATATGCCTAGAGAAGATGCAGATGGATCTCTTTTCACGTTTGGGTCCGTACCAGATGGACACCAAGAAGATTTTCAAGGCGGATTTGACATTCCAGAAGAAGGGACATTTTATCCCGCACCCCCTATTAGCGAAGAGTTCATACCCGGAGAAGAATTTCAAGAAGCTGGAGCCTTCGAACTGGTAATGATAGAACGACCTGAAGATTTACCAGGATTGGCTCCACATGAACATCAAGAAAGACCAGAAAATTTTCCTATGCCTAGGGAAGAACCATTCTTTGAAGAACAGTTTGAAGACATCCAAGACTTTGAAAGAAGTTTTGAAGAACCACAAGAAGAACTATTTGAGGAAATTGAAGACATTGCAGACTTGGAAGAAGATCGTCCTGACGAATCTAGAGCGGAAAGAGATATCAGAGAAGAAGAAGCAGAGGAAGAAGTACTTGAAGAGCCGGGATCACTGGAAGAATTATCAAAGCCAAGCAGTCCAAGCAAAAAAGGTGGCAACAAGTTAGCTTTATCACTCTCATTATCAACAACAAGTAAATTAATTTCAAGTATAGAGACAAATTCTAGCAATAGTGCGGGTAAAAACAACAATGGCAACGGAAATGTTTCTAATAATAGTCAAAGCAACGGAAATGTTTCTAATAATAGTCAAAATAACGGAAATGTACAAGATATGAATCAAAATTCCGGTCAATCAAATCAAAATCAACAACAAAATAGCGATGGATCGGCAGGATCACAAAATAACGGCTCAAATCAGTACGCTGACGGCTCTGATAACGGTTCGCAACAGTTCAATACCGGTAATAACGGCGGTCAAATTGGTGTTGAGTTGAATTCAAGCGCAATATTTGGTAGTGATACTCAGTTATTCACACAAATGTCTGGAGAGAGCGGAGGTGACGATGGTACAGGGTCTTCCAACACTCAGTTCGCAATGAATATAGAACAGATAGGGCAAAATGTCGCATTGGGCGATTCAGCGCCTATTGGATTCTCTATTATAGAGCCAGTAACAGATATGATTATGCAAGAGATAGAACCAGTAAAGTCATTAGCCGAAAAGATGGCAGATGCCAACAAGAAAGCAAGAGAAGAGAAGTCAAACATTGCCGCTCAAGGGCAAACAGTCGCGTTACAGTCTATTGCGGTTGGAACAGACTTGAGTGCATACTACAATAACACGATGACAGCAAGCGATCAAGTTTATTTACAAGATCAAGTGTATCTGGGAGGTCAACTCAAAGACAACAACAGAACAATGTATGATTTGTCGAAAGAGAATCACGGTACACTACAACAATTAATTAGGAGTCAATATTAATGTCTAAAGAAAAAGAAGGAATGGAAATAGAGGTCGGTGGCATCTCATTTAAGGGAGGCAAAGTATTTGGAATCCTAGTTGCACTATCGTCCGCGGTTGGTGTGTTATATGGAGGTTTTGAAGTCTATAAAGATTACATGGACATGAAAGAAACTATCCAAGAATATGTTGCACCAGACTTGTCAGCTATAAATCAATCAATAGCAGTACTAGAAGAAACAGTTGAAAGCCAGAATACTATAATTGGATCTTACGACACAAAGATTGAAGCAATGCAGACTAATCTTTCCGTGATGCGAGAAAGCATAAATAGAATCGACGGAGACTTAGGTGGATTTTCTGTGGATCTTAGAAGTTCTGACAAAAGACTATATGAACTTGAAAGAGACACCGGTAAAGAGTTGATTGATATCCGAAAGTCTATTGCAGATCAAATTCAGTTAGCATTAGAGAACCCATTGGCAGGACAGTAATATGGCAAAGCAAAGAGGCATCGGGGCGCAAGTAACAATAGAGCCTACAATTAAAGGAACTAGTATTGGTAGAGGAACTTTGAAGATGAGTTCCATGAATAAATCCAAAAAGAGATCCTATAAAAAATACAGAGGTCAAGGAAAATAATGGCACAAGAAGGATTTCTATATGAGGCTAACGTAGCAAATGCCCTCAAGAAGGTAAAGTTTGGGCTTGTAAAGAAAAACTATATTCCAGCTGGTGCATCAAGTGATAGACCAGACTTAGACTTGACCATAAATGGAGTAGACTACGGATGCGAACTAAAGAAAGACCTAGCAGATGCTGGCTCTCTTGTGATAAAGTATAACAACTCCAAGAATGATGTTAGAATTGGTGATACTGGCGGTTCTAAAGAAAAAGAATTTATGAAAAGTCTTGGAGAAAAGAATGGAGTACTCACTGCAATAAAGAGAAAATGGCTACAGGGTCAAAAGAGACTTTGGATTGCAGAAGACAGAGATGCTAAATGGCTCCAACGATGGGAAAAAGCTGGTCGACCAAATGTAGAAGAACGATATAAACAAGACTTGGAAAATAGCAAGGACATATTATTTGATTTACCAGATACCTCAATTGAAAAATATTATAACCTAAAAGACACGTACTACATTAATGTAGGAACTCATGGATTCTTTTTACTGGGAGGTAAAGATCCAGCAAAGATGCAATGTACTGCACCTAAAGTTCCTTTGTGGAGTCGTTCACATAAATGTGTATTGAGAATCAGAATACAGTCTAAGGGTGTTTCTAAGGCTCTCTTACTGGAAGAGCGTAATAAGAAGCCTACTGGTAGCCAGGGGTATCAGATAACAATGTCAATGACATTCAAATCAGTAAAGAAGTCACCTTATAATATAGGACCTGTTATAAAGGGTAGTGCTGTAGTAATGGAACACCAGATAAAATTACCAGACAGTCATTACAAAACTGCATAAAAAAAGGGAGCCGTTAAGCTCCCTCTTTAGTGCTGTAAGTTGGATAATGGCTAGACTATGCAGTCTTTGCCGCAGCCGCTAGTGCTTGATATCCAGCCGCAATTACAGCACGACTAGGCGAACCTAATCGATACTTAGAGACACCGAGTCGACCCCTAGAGTCTTTGGTGCCTTGGTTAAGGTAAATAGCATAGCCCTTCATTCGCAGTGCCGAAACAGTTGCAGTAGGGTTGCCGACTTGAAAGCGTTGCTTCAATTGACCAGCTGAAAGTTCTTCACCCGCCATAAAGGCAGAAAGGACTTGGCTAGATTTAGTAGTTACAGTTTGAGTTGTCATAGACGTTCTCCGTTATCAATAATATAGTTTCAGAAATGTAAATAGTTTTCCAACTTACAATACACATTATAGCAGGCTTGATTGCATTTGTCAACCCTTTTTTTACTTTATTTTAAGTTATTTTCTCTTCAAGGGTAACTAGCTTCATGCCATAGTTATCTACTTTCACATTGGGCAATGTTTCTCCTTCTTTCAAGATTAATTTATTCTTTTTAAAAGATGAATAATCAACATAGTGATGCCACCTTCCGTATCGCCAAACTACTCTGGCTACATCTGGGTGCATATCCTCCAGCATCTGTGATTTATTTATGGTGCCATCGATGTTATATCTTTCACCTTTCTCCTTTGTCATCTGTGCAACTTGTTCTTCAGATAACCCTTCTTCCATACCCTCCTTATGATAGAACTCAGTGGAATTTCCCCCCTTTACAGTTTGTGTTGCAACTTTGCCCTGTAAGAAGGCGTTAAATTGGACTGTGCAGTCTCCGTCCTTAAGAACTCGCAAGCAGATGTCCGTATCTTCGTTGTATCTACCTCGCCATCTGTGAGAACAATCATTCCTAATAAGAAGGCAAGAGTAAATACGAGTGTTCGCCACAAAAGGCGGATAACTCTGATTGGGTGCAATAAAAAAGCGGTACTGAGGACCAGCAATATAAAGATTATCGTATCGGTCAAAGAAATCCTCCATTACTCTAAAGAATACACTTGAGCCCACACGTATTCGTATGTTATCATTGAATCTATAGAATGATTGTATGTTATCATCAAGTACCCAATGAGCATCAAAGCCATTTTGCATCGAATGATCCCAACACCAATTACGTGCGCGACCAGGTCCATCACCATGATTGCTAAAGGGTAGAACTAAAAGAGTAGCAGTAGTAATACCGAACTCTACGAACGCTTGTACATAGTTGTCATAGTCTTGTGGTTCAATAGCAATGTAATGTTGCGTATTCATCTTATCAAGACTTCTAGAAGTAAACATGGATTCATGTCTACCCTTAGATACTATGTAAATTGGATATTGATTACTACGCATCGGCATCATCTTCCTGCATCCAACGCATTAATGAATTTGCTGTAATAGATTGTTTTGGATACCAAATGCTTTTTGTTCTCTTTGTTAAACCAGTACCTAGCAGTTCAGCAAATGCTTGATAATCTTCTTCGTTGCGAAAATGTACATTGATAGATTTAAATGGACCAGCATCTTTTTTATGTTCGTATTCTGGCATACCTACCCAATGATCTTTGACTGGGTTTACACTACCACGTAAGTCTTCTTGATCCACTCCAAGGACATCAGATAATGAAGGAGCTTCATACTCAGTCGCTTTCTGTCCTAGAAAGTTTTCATACTCAGCACTTTCTTCTACTTCTGGTTTGGGTGTTTCATCTGACATCATATTCTCCACTTGATCATTATAAAAAGTTGGGCAGTTTAAGCGTCATGCCCAGGACCCTCCGTTTAACGACTGCCGGTGTTTTGAGAGAGGTGACAGCCGGAGAAGTTTTATACTCTTACTCAGGAGTCTATGGCTTAACGTCAATGGCATTTGGCTCTATTGACGGAGCAGTTTAACTTAGTACAGGGTGGAGTCTTTACTCAGGACTACAACCGGGTTGTTCTAATACTATTTATAAACCTAAAACTTATAAATCTACCTCGTATTCAATAATCGCGGACTGTTCACCACGACTTTTTAATCGACACAACTCTGGATCTTTTTCTTCGGCAATCCAGCAGACCAATAAGAGACATAGGTTTAATAATATACGCTTATAGTGTAACGAGAATTATTAAACACGCTATAGCTACCGTAAGTTCGATTACTATTGTTTTCGTCATTTGCGCCTCCCTATTGATGTGTGCCATTATAAACTAAACAGTTGTAAAAGTCAAGTGGCAATCGTATTTATTGTCAAAAAAATTACATATCTGGAGCGCATACTCGACAATGCTTAGAATAATCGCCATTGATATATTCGTAAGGAGTAGTTTGCTCAATGATAAATCCTTGCGTGGCTTTGTTCCACACCAACTCGACATTATATAGGTATCCGTCAACTTCCATACCTTCTAATATCAGAGCATTTTTATCCGTGTGTAATCGCGCTACTGTTTGTAAATTTATACTTGAAGAATCACTGATAAACTCACCAGTAAATCCATCCACACAGAACTCGGACGTTATAGCGTTATAGCTACCTTCAACAGTATATGCTACAACTTGCATGGTATGAAACCCAGGCGGTAAAGTCTTGAAGTTTACTGTTTGTGCATAACCAGAATATCTAGAACTTACTGCATCGGGATATGCGTTGTAAACATCACCTCGCTGTCCACCGACAGGAACAATAGAGTAGAACTGATTATCAATATAGATTTCTATTGTATCAATTTGTTCAGTTGGATGTAATGCCCATCCTCTAATCTCACTGATCTGACCTATCTCAGCCCTGTAAAAAGGTTGCTCAAGCACGAGGCGTAAATCATCATCTTGTCCAATTGCAACAGAATCAGCAATGCCAAGACTTGCAACAACCACGGTGGTTGCTATTGCCAGTTTAGTCAAATACATCGTACAGTTCCTCCAGAACGGCATCTTTCTTTGTGATGAAATTTGTAAATCGATGTCCTGGTGCAACACCATCATCTTGTAAACTTTTCCACTCAGACTCAGATTGGTCTGCTATGTAAGGAACTATTTGTCCTACTTTATCTGCATACCATTTGTTAGGGTCATCACAAGAGATAACTCGCAAAGCAAATAATCTATTCACCAACATTATGAATACTGCTTATTCAAGTCAACGGCTGCCCACATACATAGAGCAAGACCAATAGAAGAGTATGTTAAAAGACTAGTAATAGTCGGAGCGGGACCAGCTAAACAGTCAGCCGCGGCGTGACAAGCAAGCCATGCGTCATCACGACCAACAGCACCAAGTATTAAAAATAAGCCAGTAAGTAATCGTATCATAATGTTTCTCCATTCATTGCGATTTCTACATTGATAATAACATCCAATGCATATTGATTCTCAAGTCTAAATGCTTCTTTCTCCCAAGGTTGCTCCAAGTAAGGAGTTCCTTGTGGCACTCGACCTTTCTTCCACATAGAAGAACCGTTTATTAAATCTTCCCGAATCTCGCCCTTCACATACTGCTTCACGTGGACAAATTCGTGACAGATGGTTCTAATGAAACTATAGAGGTCCAAAGATTTGGATACCTCGACTGTGATATCTCTAGGCTTACTAATGATATCACCGTATTCAGTCGGATAACAATATCCGTTAAAGCCGTCATCGACTTTCTTTATCTTCACTACAACTTCCAATGAAGGGTAGCGAGTGAGACCGAGTTGCTTGCACATAAAGACACCAGCAACATCGACCACATGGCGTTGAAACTTTGTACCTCCTCGAGAGGAAAGTTTCATTGAACTTTTACAATCTTAGCAGGCTTACTGCGGTCAAGAACTAGTTCAGCCAAAGTACCGTTTACAAAGGCGTGTTGGGGACAGTTGAACTCAAACATACCAACTTCATCAAAACCGTACAACACCATTCCTTCTTGATATGGGTCAGTACCAGCTTCGTACTCAACGAGATCATAACCAGCAGGAATTCCACCAGTATACTCAGTGATAGATGGTATCTCAATGCACCAAACAACAGACTCTTCAACAAATGAACTCATATTATATCCTCTCTCAATCATTCAATATATACATATTATACGATATATCAGACCAAATGTCAAGTTTATTTACGTCTGTAAGTTACTGATATTAAACGACTTTAAAAATAAATTAAATTAATTTTCTCGCTTACCAGGGAAAACACAGAAAAAGAACATCTCATCGTTGTCGGAGTCGTTGATTACCTTGTGGTGTTCACCCTTAGCGATCATCACAACATTGCCCATCCGGACATCATGTTCGACATCATCTATAATTATCTTACCAGAACCCTCTACAAAGACGTACACCTCTTCTTGGTCATCATGTTTATGCCCAGTTGTCTCTTTGCCAGGGAAGAGTCTGGTGGTGCTTACGACCATAGTCTCCATAGACTCATCATCTTTAACGACATAGGTACGATTGTTCTTAACAACTTCACCTAGTTCTTTTAGTGTTGTTTGCTTCATTGTATTCTCCTTGCTATGTGGTATTATTTAGTCTACTCTGTTACCAGTTCCCCAATCTATAACGACAGGGAACCTTGGAACTCCATCAGGAGTTTTCTCAAAGTATCTAACAGTAACCCAATTTGGTTTGACAGGCTGATTGAGCAATTCCTTTAAGATTGCTTGGTTGCCTCTAACACCACTATGGAAAGTTCTACCATCACCCAACTCTAGTTGAAAGTGTTTGGCATATCCTGCCCAGTTTCCAGATCCTTCTAATACTTCTACTACATCGAACTCTTCAGTAATAAACTCTTTTCGCTTGAGAAGGTTGTGACTTCTTTTGTTTTCATATAAAGAATCATTACGGACCATTTGTCCTTCGTAACCTTGTTCGGTGTACTTAGAATACAAAGCATCAAGTTCTTCTTGGTTGTCACATTTTTGAGTATCAACAACTACAACAGGGTGCTTCCAAACTAAGCCCCATGCCATCGCTTTGATGATTGTGATTCTATCCCAGAATGCCAGTTCTTTCCAATACAGTGAAGTGCCAGACATATCATATACATGATACTCAACAAGTAAAGCACATTCAAGCTCCTCACCCTTTGTAGGTTTTACTTTACGAACTAGACTTGTAATTTTGTTGAAGTCATCTTTTAGTTCGTGATTGTATAATTCACCATCTAGAATTGCATCTGGGTGTAACTCAAAGAAAGGCTTCAGTGCATTGAAGATATGATCACAAGTGGTAATGTCTTTACCCTGTCTTGTATAGAGTCCATCTTTTCTCGCAATACATCTGATACCATCTAACTTAGGTTGACTAATGCCACTAGACTGTGGCTTCTTTGTATAGTCATTTGCTAGTTGTGGTTTGAACTTATCATAGGAATCAATTTGAGTAATATCTTCAAAGTACTCTTTCTCAACTTTCTTATCCCAATCAGCCTTAGCTTCTTTCTCTGCTTGTTCGACAGCGGTAGTTGCATTGGCTCTACCCTCATTCTTTGCTTCTGATTTATTCCAACCAGACATAACAAGTTTGCCATCTTTTATTCCAGCAATGGACCTAGTAGCAGGCTCGTCGGATTGCCACTCAATTGTTAATTCACGTATCTTGCCTTTTGAATCTCTCTTGTATAACGTGGGTAATTTAAATATCATATTCTCTCTCCTCTTAAATGATAGGTGACCTGCATGGGTAGCACCTAACTGTCTCATTACTTTAGCTGATATCATCCAACACCTACCATATGTAGTGACGCAAACATTGGTGCGTTATCTTCTACAATATATCTCTGGTGAATTCTCTCTTCATATGCTCTTGCTTCATCTTTAGCAGTAAGACCATAGAATGGAATGTACTGTACCCACCACTGTTCTGGGTCAGGGTCGTAATTGACAATCTGTTCCGCTACTCGATAGTCTTTTGTTTTATCTAGCTTACGTTGCTTCTGCATTAGAAACTGGCGCTTCAACGAAACACGGCTCATGATTCTACCCTGTCCAATATCTGCTATGCTTCCATCCATATGCCCTATAATGTAGACGCCAATTAATTTGCCAGGGCAAGAGAAATCAATAAACAATTCTGGTTCACTGGGATTATGTTTCTTCAGGATGTCACCCATCTTAGCAAGAGTTACATCTTGGCGCGCCGCAACAAGTTTTAATTGTAACTCTTCAATATATTCTTCCTTCATTGACACCACATCGGGTGCCATACAATCAGTTGGTAAAGAATTCTTCATGGATCACTCCTATGCCATATTCGTTTATACTATAAGGTCTATTCAATTCTTCTAACACTTGAATGGACTGCGGAAACTGTGGTGTGCAATCGTCAACAAAGATGTATGGTGTATCCCCTAGAGAATCAAACAATGCTTTCATACCTCTGTAACCGTGATCACCATCATAGAACATTGCTGTGGGTTTTACTGGTGGCACATATTGTTTCGTATGACCAAGCCATCTTTTTTCCCAAGTGATATTATCCCATCCTTCTATGTTCTCTAGGAACATTGCCATCTGCTTCTTAGAATCCATATTAAATGGTTCCATCAACTCTAAGAAACCTTTCTTTTCAGATGGTGTCATATCGTACAGATCGCCACCCTTTCGTGGCATATAAAAAGCAGGCGACATAATTCCAGCAAAAGCATCGACAGTATGAATGGACCAATTCTTCTGATACTTCTCAAAAGTCTTAGCCCAACATACTGTGGACTTACCCACGAAACTTCCAATCTCTAATAGATTACCTTCTTGAGGTAACATCTCTACAAATTCATCGAAGTCCCAATGGGCAGTCATACTCAGTATCGTATCATACTTAACCACGAGAGTCAACCATTTCTTTTAGGTTGGTATCTGGTGCAATCGTAATCAACTTACCCTTTTCGTACTTATCCCATAAAGAGGGTAGTTGCGGGAAGATACCAGTCGTATCATCTATTCTACTTGCAATGTTCACAATAGCGCGAAGCGTAGCAACCATAGTTGCGCCAGCATCCGCTAGATCATAGTAATCATCCTCAGACTTCTCGACAGAGAGTTTTCCTTTAAAAGGTACAAAGCGGAGCATCTTATGCTTCTCAGACTCTGGCTCATTTCTTACGTATCGAGTCAAGAATCTGAGGTTGTCGGGATCAGATCCCATGGATATATACACATAATTATCATCCTCTTTATTCAATGGTTCTAATCGCGCATCACATCCTTTCTTATCCAAAGTCTCGTATGGACGAATCCCCGCACCAGTCATCAGATCATATCGAAGTTCATTCTTTACTTTCCGAGTAACGTCTTGATTGAGAAGGGTGAAGATTCCATCTGTAACATCCATAATCTCTTTATGCGACATTGACTTCAGATCATAACCTTGCGAGGTAATCTCTGAAGATATGAACAATTGTAAATCAGCCGCTTGTTGCTTCCCACGTGGCTGCCCATAGTAATTCATATAGACGGAGAAGTAATCGGGATTAATTGCTGGATTGACATGATCATAGACTTCACATATAACATTCTTAAACTCAAGTCCAGCAAGTGAAAGATATCGTGTACACCCTTCTCTTATAATAAAATCATATGGACTATCAGTAGTATCTCTCTGAACACATATAGCTAACTCACGGAGATCCCATCCACCCTGTACAATAGATGCAGTGATAGCAAGTGAAGCTGGATTTAACCCTGATCGAACTGCACCCTGTATCTTATCTACAGTATCAATTCTAGGGTTAATCTTATCCATAGGGATCAGTAGAGTGGTACTCCATCGAAGACCACCAACGCACTCATCACCGAATATCTCGGGTCGTAGTTCTCGCTGTGTATCCCACGTTTGGTTATACGTTTCCACATCTTTAGGGGTGAACTGTTTTGTATCACCTAGTGCGTGTACGTTTACTAAAGCCTTGTTCTTCTTCATCGGTTCTCTCTCCACAAAAAAAATTCTGGGCAAATTTCTCCACCATTAACCAGTCAAAACACTGGTCGATGCATATGCCCCTGTAAGACCATACGGTTGGAATCCAATCCCATACCCCGGATCACCCTGCTTGGTTAGCCTAGACGATCTCGCGGTGCCATGTTAAACTGGGAGACTAGGAAGTCCCACGCTTTGTCTAACTCTAGGTCTAGCAGTGGTGCATCTATATAGAAATCAGCTTGGACAAAGTTCCAATTGATACCATTCGTATCCTGATTCTCTTCTGACGTTACTGCACGGTTAAAGATCCGTGCGATCTCATTGTTTACTTTATACAAGGGCATACTCCTTGTTCCATTTACCTACGTTAATGCTAGTGTAGTGACTCCTATGGAAGTAGTCCGTCATAGCGTCATCATTGTTAAAGTATGTTGGACCCTTCATGGCATCTAACAACTCTAATAGAAATGTCTTGGCAACACCAGTCCACTGAGACTCTATATGGTACTCATTGACTTGGTAATGGGTGTTTTGTGCCTTGAAGTCGATGGCACCTTCTTTAAGATTCACCACGAGGGTGCTATGATTCTGGACTGAGATGCTACCCTTCATCTTATACTTCTTTAGGATAGCCTTGATGGTAGGTGCTAGGGACTTCTTCATTTCTTGTGATACATATGCCATAAATAGATTCTCTCTCAATTTGTTACAAGACTATTATAACAAAGGATCGACCATTTGTCAACCCTTTATTACGATTTAATTAAAGATATTCTGGACCAGTCCATCTTACCCATGTGAAGTCTGTATAGACGTTTCCACGTGGCTTGTTTCGCGCAGGAGCAGCCCAACCAGCGGCTTTAAGGATGTCACCCTGTTGGAACATCTTGTCTGCTTCTTTCATTACGAAACCCCAGACAGATCCACCAGTGATCACCTTCATATACTTACGACCCTCTTCTATGCGGATCTTCTCGGCAAACTCTGCGACTCGCTCAGCCTTGGTGTCTTCATCACCATATGGAGTCCTTGCGTTCCAGTTGGCATAGTCTTGGACGATCTTCTCTTTCAACATTTCAAGTTCTTTTTGCATAATTTCTCTCTCTTCTCTCATTGTTACAAGACTATTATAGTACACTTCCAAGGGAATGTCAAGTCTTTTTTAGACTTATTTGTTATAACAGTATAAACAATGTATAACCATATAGTGTTGTTCTATTCTTTAAGGGCTACACACCCTATTATACACGGCTAGGAGGGAATGTCAACCCTTTTCTTCACTTTATTTCATGTTTATTTTGCACGGACCCCTTGACTTCTGGCGCTACCTGTGTTATACTAGCTGTTTTGGAGGCTATGGATGCTCGGATCCCCGTAGCTGTCTAGGTAAAATCTCCGGGACCTTTCTGGAAACGGAGCCGACGCTCACATTTATACTAGGTGCTTTCTCATGGAGGCACTGGAATCTAATTCAAGTATACAACTATCAGTTCCCCTACGAAAACATCTCTCCAACGTACGGTCCATCTGCTCTGTGGATGGTCTTACTGGTATCGGAGATGGTTTAACTCGGTCAGCAGGATGATCCCTATAAAGGTCTTCACTCATAGGTGTACCCATATATCCAGGGATGTTGTTATCTTTTGTTACTATGAAGTATAGCAATAGAATACTGAATACTACTATCAATGTTATACTGTATGCGAGTATCTTTACTGTCTTATCTGTATCATCACCCATAGGTAGTCCTTTTTGTTTCATATGCTTATACTGTTCCCACGATATAAGTTCTTTATTGTTCTCTTCCAACCACCATATGTGTCTATGATAGTCTCCGCGTGTTATTCTTTTCACAATATTCCTCCCATTCCTCGTTTAGAAAACTAGCGCACCGAGTGAGATACTCTTGGAAGGTGTAGATATCTTCTTGATTGTCTTCCCTCTCCTTACAGTTCTCTTGGAACATCATGTAATACCACTGCTCTTTTTCTTCGTTTTGCTTGCGAATCATCCTTCTTCTGTTCATGGCTCTTCTCCGTAAAATGAATGTCTTTCGATGTCATCCTCTCTGGTGTCCTCACCGTATTGGATCTCTATCACATGGACATCTGTACTCGATTCGTTGTATAATTGATGCCATGAGCCTACTCGTACCTGAAAGAATTGCGCTTCTTTGAGTTCTATTGTTTGGCGATATTCGGGATTCGTGGGCAATCCCATTTTGACTTTAGCTGTTCCCTTACTGATAAACCACTGCTCTGAGCGTTTTCTATGGCGTTGCATACTGATTCCACTGTTGGGCTTGATCACCAGTTCCTTTACCTTGACGCTATCGTCTTCCCATAGCACTGAGTAATGACCCCAGGTGCGCTTTACCGTGACGAGACTTGCTGTATTATTGAGGTATTTGCTGAGAATTCCTGACGAACTTTCCGTTTTCTCTCCACCTACGTTGAACAGATACTCTATACCTACGATGTTTCCTTCTGGTATATTGTCTACTGTCCTGTCACCACCATTGCAGAATGTGATAATATCTGACCATCGCTTGTCGCTCACCAGATTCTCTAGCCCTTTCCTTGCTGAACCGTCACTATCGTCATGTGCGAATACGCGAGGGTTGCAAGCGAGGCTTTCTAGGATCGCTTTGCGTTCTGCGAATGGCATGAATGCTGTGCCCTTCTTCCGTATGAGCCATTCGTCTGAGTTGAGGAGAACTACCAATTCGTCTCCATGACTTGATGCTGACTCTAGATAGTCTATGTGTCCACTATGAAGAGGATCAAAGCCACCGCTGACTACCATCGTCTTATAGTAGCGTGGCTCATCGTCTTCTACATCAAACCATACTTCGCTCATAACTTTTCCTGTCCGTGTTCTATGACTTCAGAATCGACCATGCCATATGTGATATGCTTTCTTCCACGCCTCATTACCAGGTGCAGACCATCAAAACTTACCACTCTTTCTTTGGTGTTCTTTTCAAGCCAGTTCCTGAAATCGGTGAGACTTGCGAATTTTGTTTTCGCTGGTCGTGTAGGTACTTTTTTAGCTTTCTTACCTTCCATAGTTATCTCTTCTATCGTTCGATTACATCCAATACAGGTATCCATTTCATCTAGCTTACAGATTCCTATACACTTTCTTGAGGTGGACTCCATCTAGTTCAAGACTACTGGTCTTTGCGTGACTGCTTAAACTTTCTGACTGTACCAGCGTAGTATAACATCTTCCACCATGGAGTATTCCTACGCATTCTAGGTATCGTATACTCCCATCCTTGTCCTGCTTTGTCTATCCATATCACATGATGTCCAAACCATCGCTGTGAATTATACCATTTAGCACGACCACCTTCTACGATGAGCCGTTCTAGTGTCCAGAAATAACAGTTGCTCTTGTCAGTGAATAGCCTTGCTGGCCATGTCCAAAAGAATATAAGCATGAGTGTGACGGTGAATGTCACTCTGAGTAGTTTTTCCATTCGTTTCCTGTGTTACGGGCAATAACTTGTATTGTTATTCATATATTGATCAAAGTAATACTCGGTTAACCACTCATGCCATTTGGCAGAATAGTGCTTCATATCACGTGCCTTTAATATTGTTTCTTTACTTAATTTTGTAGGTACTTGCATACCATCTGCAACTAGGAACCTTGCTCCCAGGTGTAGTGCCAATCCTTTGAGTGCCCACATATTACGTGCTGTACTGACCATCTCTTCCTGTGGTGTTATAAAAATCTGTTCTATAAGTTCACCCCAAGCAGGGCTGGATGTACCACTGGCTTTGTTAATCCCATATTGAATCCATCTGTTGCCATTATCTACCATATCTTCATTCATCAATGCAGATGTCCAATACTCTCTTCTGAGTCCTGGAGGTAATAGTAATACAATGAGTTTAGGTTTAAATATAGGTGCCCATGTCATCGCTACTCTGGTAGCCGCATCCAGTGATCCACCAGGTTGTCCCATGTTAATACAGTGTAACTGCTTCATGTCAGTTGATGCAAGTTTCTGTGAAAATAGGTAAGGTATGGTGTGCTTCTCGTATATACCCACTCCAAACATATTAGAGCATCCTAGGAACATAGCACACTTTTCTTGGAGTCTATTTGCCATAAAATGGTCAGCCCTAAAGCCATGCTTATTGATTCTATATAAGATTTCTTTAGGATCGTTTGACCAGGTATCATCTGGATTGCGCTTTACCCATCCATTGTCGATACTGATTTGTCTCGTTTTTTCATTGGACATCAGGTGTTCCCAATTCTCTTCTGTATCAGAGGGGAACCATTTACGAATTTCGGGTTGATCTTTTAGCTGTGCTCCATCGGAACTGCTTCTACCGAACGTATCATTACCGACTAGTGTTTTCATTTATGATTTATCTTTTTGTAGTTTAACCAACCAATTTTCAAAATTCCATGGTCCCTGTTCACACAGTTCTTCAACTTTTTCTGAACCAAGGCGAGTCTTGAAAAACTCTTTCATAAGATTCATACCCACAGTACCACCAATGGACATACCATATGATCTACCTGAAATATATGAACAGGTAATACCGACTGCGAATACACACAAAAACACTAATTCTTTTACTTCTAGACTAAACGCTTCTACCATTTATCAATTCCTATTACGCTGTTGTATATATCTTCCCAAGTTCTAACGACTTCGATTCCTTCTGGAATCTCCATCTGCATATTATGGGTGTGTTCTACCAGCATAGTTCGATACCCTAAGTTGTGTCCTACTATGGCATTCTTAGGCTTATCTTCTATCCAGTAGCATCCAGCATATTTATCTTGGAGCTCCAACAAGATTTCATCTTTGTCATCTCCACACCCTAGGATGTGATACTCTGCAAAGGTGTCTTCTCCAAATAACTTCTTCAGATTGCTGATACGGAGTTGTTGTGCGAATGGATCATCGCTTTGACTGGTGACTGCTACAAATCGGTAACCATGCTTCTCAGCCAGCATCTTGATGTACCATTGAGAATCACGCAGAGGAGGTAAGAACCCCATAGCGGCACTAGCATTGAATTCAGTGACCAGTCTCTTGCCCTGCTCTTTGTCAAGTCCGTACCACTCGTTCACGTTGTAGAGTTCTTTGTAGTTCTCTACTGCGGGTTGGATGGTCTTGTGTAGCATCCACATATAGAATGCTTGTTCCCAGTCCAGACATACTCCATCACAATCGACCAGTATGAATTTATCTGGGCTATTAGATTCTTGCATATCCAGTTCCTCCTAGCTTCAACTCGGCTAGTTCGAGGCGAACTCTGTCGCTTTCACGTTTGATTGCCACATACTGTGAAATGGTGAGGTCAGCGTTTCGTAGCATAACCTCGTATTTGGCAATGGCGGCTTCATAATTTTTTACTGTCATATTTCCTCTCTCAATTTACTAAGTTATTATAGCAGGATTCTCCGCATTGTCAAGCACTTTCTTGTAATTCTCTTCTAAAAACCACGCAGGAGTCTCACGATTCTTCCATACTGCGAAACCAGACTTCTCACCAATGTAGTACTGTCGATACGCTTGTATTGCGTCACTTGTTTTGTACTGGTCTGGCATAGCTGGTGTGGGCTGTGTGAAGCCGACATCAGGGATATTCTGAGGTGCTTCTCTGAGTACGTGCACCATTTTAGCACAACCATGGATTTTACCATAACGATATGTGTACTCATCAAGGGTAGCAAGAAATAGCTGGTAGAGCCAATCGTAATTGTCTTTTGATGCTCTGCACCAGATATTGGAAGGGTGATTGACATGAGATGCTTTGTATAGGATATCATCACGCCATTGGTCGGTATGTCGCCATCGCTTGATGCTTCTACCATTAGCGGTCTTGTCATACCATAATTCACCGTCTAATACGCGGTGTGCTGTTGAGAGTAGTTGTGCATACTCTACGTTCATTTTGACTACGTGCTTGTCCACATGGAATTTAGCACAATCTGTCGGCTGTTTATCTAAATAAAATACGTTCAATTATATACCTCCTTAAACCAGTATTCTGAATGAGTGCCATTCTTAATAGCATTATACTCGATTGCACCAAAGAAGTCAATGGCTAACTCCTCTGTTTCGAAAGTTTGTTTGAAACCTTTCAGACCAATTTGAATTTTAGGTGGAAACAGGTACTTGACCTCTTCCCATTCAACGTCCATCTGATCTATGCCGTTACACATTGTGCATCATCCTCAAATATTTGTAATTCGTAGTTGTTGTCATCGATCTTAGCAAGGTATTCCATAGCTTCCTTGTAAGGTAGAACATGACCATTTGCAAACTCGTAGGAGCAAGAGTAATCAATCTGCTCACCAGATATCTGTAACCAACGGTTAAACTTCTTAGCGATTGGAAACTTCATGCTTGCATAGCGGTCGTTGACCACAGTCTGCAATGCTACAAAACCATCAGTGAAGATGTCCTTCTCTAATGAGATAACAGTCTCCCATGGCTCTATATCGACGGTAGCACCATCATCTAACAGTTCCGACTGTAATACGTACTCCTCGTAGTACTCGTCCGAGCAGGTAACAGCATCGATAGCGTTATCCCAGAAAGGAATATCTTGTGCCTGCTCTACAGACACATTGGATATAACAAACGTGCGACCACCTTTGAACTTCCAGTACTGAGGGCAAGTACCAACGCCATCCCAGTCGTGGGCACCGTAGTTTTCTTTGATTTGAGTATTGATTACAATTTTCATAATTATATTCCTACTGAGATAGATTTCCAATTGTCTTGGGTGCAATTCTTGATAGCTTCGTACCACATGGTATTCGCGTCATCGTTTTCAGCAAAGCCATACTCACTAGCAAAGTCCATTGAAGAAGAAGCAAAAACACCATCTTCAGAAAGTCCATTTTCCATAATGATAGCTTGGCATTCTGCTGGAGTCTTACCGAATCCAATCATATCCCAATCTTTAGTAGGCTCACCCCCAAAGAACTGGATTCCACCCTCATTAGCACTTATATAATCTATTAACATTTGATCTCCTCTCTCATTTACTAGTATATTATGCACCATTTTGAGGTAAAAGTCAACCCTTTTTTGCATATAAATAGAAGAAAGTTGACAATATTATTATAGGATTGACCATATAATGCCACGTGCCACACGTTTCTTCCTCTTTCAGCACCGAAATGAGTTCTGGATAGTAGATGAAGACTCACTTCAGACAGTACCCAAACCTAGAGAACTGATCATCAAAAAGTCTACTGTAGAGGATGTGCGGGACTATGTGATCTCCTTGAATACAGCCAATTTCCCCATTGTAGATAAGTGTCGTGATAGAACTGAGTGGCATACACCAGAAGGTCGTGAGAGGATACGCCAAGCGAAACTGGGAAAGAAGCATCCTGCCGCTAATGGATTGAAAGAGGATCATAAGAGGAGAATCTCTGCAACTATGACTGGCACCAGAGGTGGTGAATTTAATCCTATGTATGGGCGCAAACACACCCAAGATACCATTAATAAAATACGTCTAAAGGCTTTTCAAAGACCCAAAAGAAAATGGTGCGTTGAACCGAACGGCAAGAGGCACCTTGTATTACTTGAATTTGTATTGCCAGAAGGTTGGCAATGGGGTCGCTTTTATGACCCCTATAGACCTTCGTCTTTGTCTAGGAATTCTTGACCTAATGCACCTATCACACCATCCATTCCTGCTTCAACTAGAGTTTGTTGAACATTTCTAGGAGCCACTTCACCTAATGCATCTAGCATATCATTGTAGTGCGCTACCTTTCCAAGTTCTACTTCTAGTGTCTCAATCATATCAGGGTGTTCTGCAACTGCCGCTGGTTTCTCCAATATCAGGAGTGCATTCAATACGTGCTTAGACTTAGCACCTTCAAAATACGCTCTAGCCGCCTTGACAATCTCAATCTTCATTACTTCTCCTTCTTAGCTTTAGTTTTCCGTTTAGCTTTTGGCTTGTTGTATTCTGTTATACCCAATGCCGGCAAAATTCTTTCCAGCTTTGGATAGAGTCCTAGAAGTTTACCATCTTTTACCGCAGTAAGCACCTTAGCTTCTGTATGGTGTAATCCCTCTAGTATTTGTACCCATACGTTTTCACGCTTTGCTTGGGTGATTTTGTGAATTGGGCTATCAGCTTGCGTAAAACCAGAAATCCTACGCCATTCTAGATTGATGGTAGAATGCCCCATCCCTGCTGGAATATCTTCTTTGAGTTTTGCGAGGTCTGGCATACCTTCTGGTATACCGAAGTCTACTTTTTCTGCTCCGACACCAATTCTAACAACTGGTACTAAACACTGGGTTGACTTTGCCCATTCTTTTAATCTACTGACTTGATCATCGATGGATACTCCTTCAAGTACCCATACTAAACCTTCATCAACTTGTCTAAATTTCTTCATACTAACTCCACTGGTAGTTTAATAATAACATTACTATTTAGTCATCATGGTAATCATCGTATTTTATAATCCACCAAACTATAAACACTGCACCAAAAAAGATGTATGACCCTATTTGAATATAATCCATTAGAAATCCTGTATGACACCCATCATGCCGGTTAATTGGTATTTGACGAAATAATTAAACATCTCTTGTCTGCCCTGTCCTAACTGTGACTCGTAACTCTCAACTATCTCTTCACAGATAGCTGTAGGAGTCATGGAGAGATCGACTAATGCTTTATTGCGTGTGTAGCCATGTGCCATGTCACCTGTGATCCACTGCTCTGGTGGTGATTTCTTCCACTCTGCTAATAGAGTTTTACGAATAGGTCTCTGGCGCTTGTCAGTAACAAATGTATCATCATCTGACAATATGTTTGGTACACCATCACCTTTGTCTCCAATGATAATATGTTCCATGATTACATGATCTGCTGGTTCTGTAATCTTTACCAAGCGTTTCTTACCAGGTGAGTACTGAGCCACGTTGCTGTACTTCTGCAACTGATTGAAGTCATGGTCACCAGAGATGATCATAAATGGCTTTGGCTCTTGAAACAATGGATGGTCCGTCAAGTCGTTAGTCTGACTATATGTAGCTAACGCACCAATTACATCATCAGCTTCAGCACCATGAACATTGATTACAGGATAAGGCATGAATTCATCAATCTCATCACGCACCGCATTGAGTGCTTCAAAGATGGAGTTCCAATCCAGTCCACTGTCATCTCTGCCTTTCTTACGTCCAGCTTTGTACTGTGGAAAGATTTCTCTACGCCAATAGTGTCTGTTATCACAGGCAATTACAAGTTCACCATACTCTGCACCATACTTAGTTCTGTATGAGCGCAGGGTATTGAGAATCATATGTCGTATGAGTGGTACATTCACTTCAATGGATGAATCTTTACGGTGATTTATCTCAGCCATAAAGTTACTGATTGCGGTCTGCGAATAATCTACAACAATCATGCTAGTTCCTCCATTCTCTCTTCATATGCTTCTTCACCTTGCCATGTCATGCCAATGTCTGCATAGAATACACCAATTGATCTTTTAGGTGTGCCATCTTCATGGTATGCCATTGCAATACACGACTGGCGAATCTTGTTGTTACGGTGTTCACCATAGAACAGATCATTCCACACACCTGTGCGAATGTAAGTTTCCATGTTTCTTATGTAACCATCAAGGGAAGCCACTTTAGCTATTGCACCCTTCAGACCAGATTTCTCTTCTTGTCTAGCACCAGTAAGTTTCTCTTTGTTAGACTTAATCCAACCCCTAACACTAACTAGTGAAAATGGATCGTCATCTGGTAATGCTACAACCGAAGCGGCAATGCCGGAATGCTTGGGTGGGTTCTTCAGTGCGCGAGCCGCACGTGCTTTTGCAAGTCGCTCAACTGCGGCAGCCTTCTGCTCTTCAGTCATTGGTTTACGCTTCTTGCGTATTTTCTTTGGTTCTTTACGAAATTCTTCGTACTTGATTTTAGATTTTGCCATGATAGGACTCCTGTTTATATTTTGTATTAGTATATATTAACAGGAGTCCGACCAAATGTCAAGTCTTTTTATTCAAAAGATTGAATTGATTCTAATCTCATGGCGCGCCAGTCCTGCTTATCCGTATCAAATACGGTAAGAGTTGTGTCATTGCGCTGAGTAGCAGTGATTTGCTCACCGTACATTTTGGACAACACAGCAGGGTCTAGAGTCGCATTCATCACACGTTGAGTCCCATCCACTTTCGTGAATGTAATTTTCTTAGTGCCTGATTGCAACTGTTTCACATAGTTATCTTTTGTCATTATATAATTCCTTCTGTACATACGCGACTACGTAGGTCGCTGGTTGAAAAGCGGTGATCCCGCTTATTAAAATACAGGGTGATATCACGCTGTTTGCAGATATCTTTACCTGTAAAGTCCTTTTCTCTATACTCTTCCCCTAGAATTCTTACATCCAATGAATACATGGATAATATGTCCTCTAAGTCTTTTTCAGTACTATATGGAATTATTTCATCCACATAGCGAATAGCCTTCAATTGAGTATACCTCTCCACTACGGATTGGATTGGGCTATTCTTCTCTGGTCTGTCGATACGAGGATCAACTTGTAATCCACACACCAGAAATTCACATTGTTGTTTTGCATCTCTTAACATTTGTACGTGTCCTGCATGAAGCAGATCAAATGCCGAGCAGGTAAATCCTACTATCATTTGCCAATGTCCTTGATGCTTGATTTGCCTATCACTTGATAAGCACCCTTGTTATATGCAGGTGCTACAGTGTAGCCTTGACTGATATCCAGCTTCTCTTTTTCCCATAGGTGATTCTTCTGACCACCAGTGCCGTGCATATCGTTCATAGATGGATACTTCTTACGCTCATCTTCAATACGCTGTTGTATGGGATTCTGTACTAATTCTTTAGTAGATTTGATGGGCTTTGCTTTCTTAACAGTTGGGTTGTTCTTCTTGTATGCTTTACGCTTACGACCGTTCATATCATAGCGTAAAGAACCACTAAAATTCATCATATATAAACCTCGCTATATTTTGACTTAGTATAGCACCATATTAACCACTTGTCAAGTCTTTTCTTCAGGTTTCTTGTCTATTATCCATTCCATCTTTTTCCTCAGACCTCGGTCGAGTCGCTTGAACTGCTCTGTGTCATCTTCGGTAAATGAGGGTTGTTCTTCTGAATTCCCAGTAAATGTAGGCGGGGGTCTGGGTGATTCGGGTCCAATTCCGAAATTTTCTTCAGTTTTCTCAAAATCTTTTTCGCCAATAAAAGTAATGCTTTCACCTCTACGCTCCATAATATTCATGTTAGCCGCGATCACAAGCAGGATTGCCAATGGATCAAATACAAATACAAGCATCATTATAACAAATCTCACAGCCCTGTCAAGTACTTCTGTACTAGATTCACCATATATTAATTCTGCTATGTACTTTAGGGGACCTACCTCTGCTTCCAGTAGTATTTTACTTGTCTTGAGTGGTAATAGTTCTTCTTGGTATGTCTCAATTGTCTCTATCGATGTGTCAATTGACTGACTGAGCGATGCCCTTTCTGGTTCTTGTGCTTTACGTAACGCTGTAGCACCACCCCTACCTCGTATTCTATCGTAGTCAATGAGGGTTTCAACTGCCGTATTAAGCTGGTCAGTTTGGCGCTGTGCTGTTGTAATCTTATTCTCTTCAACAACAATCTTTCTTTCCAAATTGGAGATTTGTAAGGCATTGCCACCTCCCGTCAATACGGTCTGTTCGATGTGTGCTTTAGAAAGATATCCGAAGATACCCATTGAGGTTATTACTGATAAAACTATGACTGCTGTTGTGAAATATGTACGCATGATATAACCAGCTTTTTGCCAGTTACGATACAACCAAGAAGCGGTTACTAGTTTTGCTATCTCTAATACAATGCCCATAACCATGATAGAGAATGCGGCTGTTGGAAATATAGCCATCAATCCTACAATTGAGAACCAGCCAGCTACAAATGATACTGCTAGTGCTGAGGTTATGAGTAGTAATAAAAATGCCATTTATGGTTTCCACTTAATTGGTTTAAAATCGGAGAGGTGACTCCTTCGCAATCTGATATTCAACATATCGTTTAGGCAATTGGGGTCTTCTCTCTGTTGCCATTGCAATAAAAATTCTTGCATCTTAGCATAAGACTTTTGCGTATATGTTGCTAGAGTCTCTTTCTTTAGATCACCTTCGTACTCGGTAACATACTTAGAACTACCAAAATACTTTTCATAAAGTTTTTCTGTCTTACAAGAGTACCCGATGTAGTATTTACCGTCTGGGAAATATGTACAGTACACTCGGTGTACTTTGGGTTCTTTTGCCTTGCGCTTCTTTTTCTTCACTGCCATAATAGCACCATAATAATTAATGATACTACTATTTATAGTGCTAGTAGGATACTAATTCATAATGCTGTAAGCCAACCATGGCTGTTCTATGGTTTTTCTTATTCTCTCTAATTTTAGATAGTTCATCTACACCTAGCATCTTCTTACTATTACCAAAACTTTCTATTTTGTCTTTGATCCATATATCTTGTTCGTATGCTATTTTTCTTGCAGATTCAGATGGTGTATATGATGATACTAGGTCCATATATTTTAAATGTTCACTTGGATAAGGGTGCATATCTCTTCTGTCTTGTGGCCATATACCATTGTATAAGACATCTAGTACACTTGGTTTGATTTGTTCTAACTCATTTCCAAAAACATTTGATATAGTTTTACCTCTATCATATATTGGTCCATCTTCATACTGGTCTGCTTGGTAATAGGGTACCATGCTATACATTTCATGCTTACATCCCAAATGATTTAACAACCATACTGTATTTGTTATCGTTGAATAGTCTCTTAGGGCATACCATTGTAAATCTTCAATATCTGGAAGTTTTTTATGTTTAGGCGATGATATGTTACCAGCACATTCCCAACCGTTAGTTGACCATCTATCTTCTCTTGAGATATTTGTCCACATGATAAGAACAGTATCATCTTTGGTAATATTAAATGACTTGTGGCACTGTGTGAGTCTTATTGCTATCGACTGATTACCAGAACCTGGCATACCCCAATTATAGGTTTTATCAAATTGATCTGCAATAGAATCTACCCAAGTTTGCCAGTGATAGTGTGTAAAGCTACAGCCAAAAGTAAAGAGTCTATTCATCTACAGACTCGTCTTCCCCGTATCTACCACGCTCTCTGTTGCCGTCACCGTTAAGTTCCGTTTGATCTTGTTGAATGATCTTATAGTTTTTCTCACTATTTTCCAAATCGACTTTTAATTGGTCCATTGCCTTTTTGTTAAAGATAATCTCGTAGTTCTTATCAAAGGCTTCTTTGGAAGTGGGTCTCTGTTTGCTACCTTTACTCACACCATGATTCCTTCTTGTCTCCAAAATATTCTCTTGCGTAACCATTTTCCAATAGTGCTTCTCTGAGAGACACACCATCAACGATCACATCACCCAATACTCTACCACCAAACTTGTCCCATTTCATAATCATTACTTTGATATCTTTCTCGCCATGAAACAGCATATTCTCTGTAAATTTGGATGCTTGCTCACCTAAATCTTTCTCATAGTCGCATGACCCGCGCCAAGATTTCTCAGGTGTGTCCACTCCATATACTCGTATAGACAACTCTTGCTTCAATGGTGCTGGTAAGAATGATGCTTCAAATGCTACGGTGTCTCCATCAATAACTCTTGTGATTGGAAAATCGTAAATCTCTGCATTTGGTGTGCCGTATGCCGCACCAATCCACATTCCTATGATAACAAATCCTACTATTCTTAAAAAGTCCTTCATTGGTTTCTCCTACCATTCCTGTTCTAGGTCAATTGAATTATCATCAAACTCATCGAATTCATCCTCTGTGGGTAAACTCAGTTCGATCTCTAAGTGTTCACCACAAAATACGCAATATTGTGGTGTGTAATGGGTTTCTGACATTTCGTGTTTAATATCGAACACTGCATCGCATTCCATACATTCTAATGTTTTAGGTTTTTGCATATAGTTCTATCCCTGCCTTCTTTAAAAAAGATTCACCGCATCCTTTCGATGCTTCATAAAATTGTCCATAATAAACTTTAGATATGCCTGCTTGGTAAATTAGTTTAGCACATTCTATACAGGGAAAATGCGTGATGAACAATACCGCATCTTTTGAACTTTCCGTTGACTGTGCCAGTTTCATCAATGCATTTGCTTCTGCATGGAGTACTTCTGGCTTGGTCTTTCCGTTTACTTCACATTCGTTATCCCAGCCAGCTGGTGTGCCATTGTAGCCAATAGATAGGATGCGAGTACCTTTTACGATAATGCACCCTACCTTTAGCTTTGTAGCGGTAGAGAGCATTGCTGTCTCTAAAGCAATAGTGTGAAAATACTTAATGTACTTCTCGTTCATATGTATGTTACCAATTATGTATATTTCCTGCAATAATAAAAAAACAAGTGATGAAATTAACAAGTACTACAACTGTACGTATGAGGGCTACTCTATCGGCTTCCTTAGAGTCTTCAGATGCTTTCTCACCTAAAGACATTGCCCAGATTTTCCAGAGATAAGATAGCTTCTTCATTTAGGCTGCCCACACATCTGCCCAATCACCGCCAAGGGCGCCACGGGCGTAGTCTGTGCTTCTGTTCTCAAAGAAATTTGTATGAGTAGGAGCATTGATCATCTCTTCTACCCATGGCACTGGATTCTTCTTAACTTTGAAGATTCCTCTCATGCCTAAACTAATCAATCTACGGTCAGCAATATATCTGATATACTTTTTGACTTCTTCTGAGGTCAACCCTTCCATTGGACCCATAGCAAATGCTAAGTCGATGAACTTATCTTCAAGTTCTACCATCTTTTCAGCTATAGTGTATATCTTGCCCTTTGTATCATCGTTCCAGATGTCCAAGTTCTCATCGATGTACGATCTAAACAACTTGATCATGGACTCGGCGTGCATTGTCTCATCTACGATTGACCATGTAATGATCTGCCCCATACCCTTCATCTTACCATGTCTTGGGAAGTTCAGTAGCATAATGAATGAGGAGAACAACTGCATACCCTCAGTGAATGCACTGAATGCCGCAATGTTGGTAGCGATGCTTGCTCTGTCACCATTTGCGGCTGAGAGTTCTTTAAAGTATTCGTGCTTGTCTGCCATGGCTTGATATTCAAGAAACTCATTGTAAGTTGACTCTGGCATACCAAGAGTCTCAATCAAATGACTATACGCGGCTACGTGGAGTGCTTCCCGTGCGGCAAAACCCATAAGCATCATTCTTACTTCTGGTTGTGGAAAGTGTGGTAGATAGTTATCTACGTATCCACTTGCTACATCGATATCACCCTGAGTAAAGAATCTAAAGATGTTTGTAAGGAATCCCTTCTCTGAGTCAGTCAGTTTATTCTTCCAGTCTTTTACATCTTCTGACATTGGAACTTCAGTGTGCAACCAATGTGATTGCTCATGTTTAAGCCATGCATCATACGCCCATGGGTAGTTAAATGGTTTAAAATACTCTCTCTTGTCCTGAAGTCCTAGCTTTGGTGACATTTATTGCTTCCTTATTGGTTAATTAGTTGATCAAAATCGTTTGTTGTGGCGAACTCCACTAGGTCGTTATATCCGCCTATTTGGTAATCTCCAATGGAGATTTGGGGGACTGTTCCCTCTGCTTGGTGCTGTTCTTCGTACTCTACTTCCATGCCTTCTAAAAACATTTTCGCATCACTACAATAACGGCAATCATCCCTGCTCTTAATTAAAACTTTACTCATTTCCTTTGTCCTTTTTGCCTATTTGATTAAAACCCCATTCACGCTCCTTGCACCACCAACAATCATTACATCGACCACGATCTTGTTCTGTACAGCTATGTGTAATAGGCATAATATCTTCTGCTATGCCTAATTCAAAGCCTAACTGTATGGTCTGATCTTTTGTTAAATCTGCGAACGGATGTCCTACATATTTACGTTCATTCTCTGTTGGTGTAAACCTATCATTGGGCATTGGATAGCCAGATGGCATCATTTCCCTTTGATTTGGTGGGTATGCATTCATTCCATTAAAGAGATAGTCTGCGTATCCCTTATCAAAAATTTCATGTGCGCCACTCGTTACGTAGTCTGAAGGATTTTCTGAGGTTATCTTACCGACAATGCGGGTAGGCTCAAATCCATATCCTAACTTCTCACTTGCCCATTTCAATACGAGGTTGGCATAATGTTCAGCGCCATCTATTTTAGGTACGGTGTAAGCAGTACATTCTTGTCCTCTTTTGAGACAAATACTCTTTACCATATACCAAAGACAGGCGCTATCCCAACCACCAGAAACAACTACTGCAATTCTTTTTTCTGCTGGTACTGATATGTATAATTTCATAAAAGTCGAAACTATCAACCTTCACATGCCAGACATTCTTCGTCATTTGCTAGTGCGGTCATGTCAAGTTCTTTCGTAATTCTGCGCTCAATTCGATTGGCTACCTTATCGGCTTTACCAAGTTTCTCTGAACGGCAATAATATAATGTCTTCAGTCCTTGTTTCCATGCTAGGAAATGTACTGCATGAAGGTACTTGATATTTACATCAGGTCTAAAGAACAGGTTAAGTGACTGTGCTTGGTCGATAAATGCTTGACGTTTTGATGCGTGTTCAATCACCCATCTCTGGTCTATCTCCATTGCAGTCTTATACACTAACTTCTCATTTTCATCAAGACATTTGAGGTGCTGTGCTGATCCATCATTGGCAATTATTGACGACCAAATTTCTTCATAGTCCAGCTTAGGATCATCTTTAATTTTATCCTTAATAAGGATATCCAAATGCTTATTCTTATTGAGAAACGCTCCACTGATGGTATCCTGTCTGTAAGCATTTGCACGATAGGGTTCAATAGACGGAGAAGTGTTTCCCATAATAATGCTACTACTAGCATTGGGAGCAATAGCCATAACATGACTAAACCGTCTTCCGGTGCCTCTTGCATCAATAGCTTCACCTCGTTCCGTGCCAAGTTGAATGTTTGCTTCATCTAATCTACTCCTTATTAGTTTGAACATCCTGAGATTAGCACCAGTTGTTAGTGCGCTTTCCCATGGTAGTCCTTTCTTCTGTAAGTAAGCGTGAAAGCCTAAGGCACCTATGCCAATACTACGCTCTTGTGTTGCCGAAAATACTGCTCGACTCACTTCAGCTGGTGCATTATCAATAAAGAATTGCAATACATTGTCCAACATTTCAGCCATGTCTCTTAGAAATAAGCTATCCTTACTCCAAGCGTCATAGTGTTCTAAGTTGACAGATGATAAACAGCATACGGCTGTTCTGTCTTTGTTTGTAGGTAAGATAATCTCTGAGCATAGATTACTCTGGTGTATCTTTAGTCCCAAATCTTTTTGAAACTGATTCAAATGTCTGTTACTAGTATCGATGTAGTGAATGTAGGGTTCACCAGTTTCCATTCGCATTTCTAATATTCTTTGCCATAATGCTTTTGCTGATACTGTCTCTCTGACTTCACCCGTGTGTGGGTCACATAGATTCCAACCATCATCAGCCTCGGGGTCCAACATACATCGTTCTATGACATCCATAAATCGATCTGTTACATTGACACCGTGGTGCAGATTCAAACATCGAACATTCTGATCACCGGTGCCTTTACGCATTTCCAAAAACATGGTAATGTCTGGATGACTGATATCGAGGTATGCGGCATAACTTCCTCGTCTAGTTTTTCCTTGTCGATATGCGAGACTACTTGAGTCGTAGGTTTTAAGATGAGGCATGACGCCAACAGATTTGTCATCGGCAGCACGGATACCAAAACCGATCCCCACACCACCGCCGAGCATACTAAGCCAGTTTGTTTCCGATAAATTCTCAACCAATCCCTCCGCAGTGTCGTTGATGTAATTTAAAAAGCATGATATTGGCATACCTTTCTTTGATTTACCATAAGATAGAATTGGTGTAGAGTATGATAGCCAATGCTTACTGCTATATTCATACAATCTTTGCGCGTGTTCTGGATTACTAGCGAACTGCTTACTTACATAGGCAAATCTCTGTTGAGGACTATCTTCGTCATCCCGCATATAACTTTCTTTCAGTCGCGCCAGTCCCAGTTTATCGAATAGACTATCCCGCGATGGATCTATCTGTAGTCCTAAATATTCTTGCTTTGCCATGTGTATCTACCCTATGTGATTATGCCGCTAACTGCTTGTCTATATGACTTCTGAATGTCTTCATTTGTGGGCGCAACGAAAACGATACCACCTGTGTAAAAAGCCATTGAATTAGGATTTTCTACGCCACTCACACAAACACCTCTAGCAAATCCCATACCTTCTGGTGTATTGATCAGCATACGAGGATCATTGATAGTTAATCTTGAAGTGTCTTCATCCTCAAATTTACCAATAAACTCACCTGCCGCTGTCACTACTGAAATTATATCATTCTTCTTCATTAATTTATTCTCCAAGTTTTTTCTTCCAATGTTGTAATAATAATTCGTGAAAGTGATTTCCCGGATGCATCAAATCTCTGGCTGCCGCACCGAAACCACTACTCTTTTCTTCCCATGATTGCATTGCCATGTTATGTCTTTCATCTGAGGATACGAAAACAAGTTCTACTCCTCGTGATTCTAAAAAATGCTTCAATGCAAAATAATTTTTTACTCTGGAAACATAGCGTTCTACTTTGTCACCAGCAATATTTCTCATCCAGTGATCGTCTGACCAATCCCCTGGCCATTCTGGTTTACCGTCTACATAAACTTCCCGAGTTATTGGAACTGGTTCTAACACTAATACTTTAGATGGCTTCAATTCATCTAGTAACCCTAAAATTACTCTAAAAGTATAATCAAATCCAGTTGTACAGTGTGCTAAATTCCAAATTTTTGTACCAAAATGTTTTTCAACTCTTCTTACCCAGATATTTTCGTCATGCAGTCCTGAACCAAAAGTAAAACATTCTCCTACAGCAAGCCAACAATCATCGTAGTCGGTGAGTTCTTCATCTCTAAATCCATTTGAATTGAAGTTGTAGATGATTTGATTATCTGGATCTGCCCAACCATAGTCTGCCATTATTTCTGGTTTTTCTTCCATATTTTTTAACCACACATCTTCAGCGTCAGTAGAAAACCATGGAGTCACATAAGGCTCTTTGAATTTTAATGCACGTTTATTTGAATATCGAATAGCTTCCTTAACACCAGGAATATCATCGTCTTTGTTTACCCACCATCCTTGAGCATATTCATGCACGGTGTTTCTGTGGTGTTCAATATCATCGCCTTCGCGCAATACATCAAAGGTTGTGTCTGATCCAATTTTCATACTATTCTCCTAGTAAATCTGATAAAGATGGCTTAGTATGTGGGTTATAAACTTTTTTCCAATACTTGACGTTCTTCATCTTTCCATCTTTTTCGAAAATCTTTACTCCATGAGGATACTTTTGTTGAATATATCTCATAGCGTCATAATGTTCTTTGCTTTGGTAAAAGTTGTCTGGTCTATCTTCTTCTTTTTCATACATACCAGTCCATACTTCGCGTGTATTTTTAAGTTTCTTGTCTACCATACTTCTATTATCGTACATGAATTCCGTAGACCGTCTAGTGTTTATTCCTCTAGATAAAACTTCATATAGAAACAAAACATCTTCTGCAATTCTCAACGAACATATGTCTATGTCATCAATGACTTCTGAAAGCATTCTTCCATCATAGAATATGTATGAGTACACATCTTTAGTATCATGGTATTCGTCAAATCCTGGATGGCTTCCAGCATCTGAAAGACCAACAACACCAATATCGTGTTCATCAAACCATTTATCTGCTGTTTCATATAATCTAAGTATTTCTTCTTGGGTAGCATTTCTCTTGGACTTTTCCATATCAGAAATGTCAGACCAGTACCTAGAATTTCTTTTTCTAATAATGATATCATCATCCGCAACACAATATTTAATAGATCCAGCGTGTTTGTGAATGAAGTGTCTAGTCTGTGCTAATTGAGTCCACGTACCGACAAACTCTTCTGGTATCTCAAGATACTCACAGTCGTAATTGTATAGGTGTCTTTCACCTGGCTCGACAACCATAACAACTCGCTTTTGCAGTTCTTTAGGAAGATTATCAAAAGTAATCTGATTGTCTGCTCTACGAACAGTCGGTATGTAAATTCTATCAATCATTATCTAGTTCCCGTACTGCGGTTGTAGTGTTTGGGAAATGCCCTTCAAGTATATTCCAAGCGAGTTGAGCAATTTCCATATGCTCTGCTTGTGTACCATTTGCCATACGCAACTGACAATAATGTATCCAGCTTCTGAGTGTACCAGACATATACAATGTAGTCACTGTGTTGCCTTCTGGCAGAATGGCACGTGCTTGTTCTTTTGCTATGCCATTGTCTAATGCCCACTTGTATAGTTTTTTAACTTTTTCTGTTAGTTTGATCTGTTGCATATTCCACTCTTCAGCAAGTTCAATTTGCTTGACATCTGAGCGGTCAATAGCTATACTATTCTGTCGATTCTTCTTGTCTTGTAGTCGTGCTTCACGGGTTACGAAATCTTCAGATACCGCATACCGTTGACTAAACTCTTGAAAACTAAAACTACGATGGCGAACAATCTGTCTAGATATGTCTCTTGTAGTTTTAATCTCCAACGTCACAGACACCATCTCAAAAGGAGACCAATGGTTTTCTTTGATTAGATACCCTAATAGTTTTGGTGCTGAGAGTTTGTTACTTTGATTCCCCGGATTGCTAACACGGGCGGCATAAGCGACTAACTCTTCTGCCGTGTTACACCCTGTGTTAGCACTCGGGGTAGTTAAACCTATCAAATTCACTTCTTGATACATAATATATTCCTGTTAAGGGTTGTGGTTTACTTTTTAGTCGCTTTCTTTTTTGGTCTACCGCGTCTTGTCTTACCTTTGACTGCATCGACAACATCGCCAGCTTGTTCAGCGACATCTTTAGCGGCTTCTGCTACGTCAGAAATCTCTTCCTTGACTCTTTTAACTCTACGCTTAGTCTCGGCTTTGACTTCATTTACTTTTCCTTTAGCATCCTTTAACGCATCTTTTGCATCTTGAGAGGATACTACACCGTCTTTGTTATAGTCTAGTTTATCTTCGACTACACCAAAAAAGGCTTTGATCTTTTGCCAAATCGTCATGCTATATTTCTCCTAACATTTTTTCCATGAAGATAGTTTCATCTGCGCTTGAAGACCTTTAAATGTATTTTTGACTATTATATCAGAAACACATTGTCTTGTCAACCCGCTCAGTACCATTTCATTAATATCTTTGCCGTTAATATCTTCTGGCCAGATACAAATGGAATACTGTAAGTCTATATATTTCTTCATCAATCTACAGATTTCAGTATTCTTTGGTTGATTATCAAAAACGATATTCAACCGTTCTTTGGGCAAATTGAGACTCTCTATCTTTGAGAAACTAGTTCCCGATACAGAGATCGCATTGTCCAAAAATAAGCTATCAAGTTGTCCTTCAACCACTGTGATTTGCTCATTCACATCGATCTTATCAAGACCGAATACAGTTGGTGCGTCTTCATGCACCTTAATAATTATATAACGTAATGCTTCCCCACGAATTGCTCTAAGTGCAACGGATAAAAGTCTACCATTACCATCAAAAAATGGAATAGCAAGCCGTGGTTCTTCAGTTCTTATTGACTCTTTATACTTATCATTAAGTTGAATTACATTTTTGATATTGTCTATGTAATACAATCTATCATAAGTGTCTTTGGGTATAGCCCTTGACTCACAATACTTGACCGCTTCATGGTCATAGGGGAGAGTATCAAGTCTATCCATTAAACTATCTATAACGGACTTAGGCTTGAATTTAGGCTTGAAATCTGGTAGTACGGGTTTCTTATGGGAGGTGAATTTGCTCTGTCCATTGCTGTATCTTTCCAGAACATATTCTTTATAGGATAGGGTGTCTAGCTTCTCTAACATATTACCAAAATTTGTACCAAAATCGCAATTGTGGCACTTGTAGAATAGTCCATTTTCTTTGCGATAAAAATAGCCACGCATCTTGGTCTTTTTCTTTTGGGAATCGCCACAGATTGGACATCTCACATTCCAGAGATTGTCATCTTTTCGTTTGAATAATTCAAATCTGTGGGAGATCAAGTTAAGGTACTTGATATCAATATAAAGACTCATAATATAACCCTGCTAATTAGACTACATTATAGCAGGTGTTTATTCGTATGTCAAGCAAAAATTGCCAATAAATCAATTAAATTGCCAAGTATGAATCCACCAGCCAAAGCACCACCCATAATGAGCCATTGCTTACGTTCAATGATCTTGATACGTTCTTCCTGTCGCATCCGTTGATCGTCAGCGTCTTTTACAGCCGTGCCTAGCATGATCTTTAGTTCGCCAATGGAATCCACCAGCCTTTTATAGTCATCTCTGAGTTCTTCTTTGATTTCTCTACTCTGAGTCGTAATACGAGAATGCAATTCTTTCTCCATTGCATCCTGCTCTACTCTACGTGTTTCTACCAAGTTGAAAAGTTCTCCAGTATCCGTTGCCGCTTGGGCTAATTGCACCTCATGTACGGCTAATAATTTATTAATACAATTAGACACCTCACTCATCTTCTCTATGGCATCGTCAAGTCTTTGAAACAATCCTGACATTTGTTTCATGTCGTTCTGTAAGATTGCAACCTTAGTTTCTACAGTTTCCGTATTATTTGGTGGCATCTTTTTTCTTCTTTTTTCTGCGGACCATGGGCATGAATACTGGATCTCTGCCCGGTTCTCTTTGTGATGCTGGACCTGTTCCTATTCCAGCAACTCCTCCGGCTCCTACTGACATTGCCGCTTCATCTGTGAGGAATGACTTAAACGTCATCAGATTGTAGTTCTCTAATAGACTAGCTTCTTTAATAACAGCCTCATCTGTCATATACAGTTCTAGTAAGTCTAAATGCTCCTCTGCATCTTCTCCATGTTCTCGTAGTATAGCAACTGCCGCGGCAAATGTCAATAGTCTACGTGCATTCATATCTGAAGATTTAAGAAGACTGCTCTTGACCTTTAGGACAAAGCGAACTAGCATTGTCCAAGAGTTTCTCTCTTCCTCTGTTTTCGGATTCTTTAATTTCTTTCCGTTGGCGTCAATAATGCCGAATTTGAAAGCATCAAAGTCTTCGATCTTGGTTGCGAACAACCTAAGAATTCGGTAAACAATAAGTGCATCAATCGTGCGTGACATTAAATCTTCCTAAGTATGTTTATTATATCGAAATTTAGTTGGATATCAGTCTCCTCGATTGATACCCCACCAGTAACGATCTGTTCCATTGGCATTCTATTCAAGAACACAAGGAAAGTCTTTAATATGGACCAATGTTCTCTATCTATCTTGTAGAATAACATTGGTGTAGCGGCTTTATCAAACACATTATATAGGACTATTAAATGGTTAATAATCAATCTGTCTTTTAAAATACCACTGCTTTCATATCTGTTAAATAATCTTTTTAGATACTTGAATCTTTTAGTATCCTCTTCAAAATCGTCCATTCCCGTACATTCTGGGTTATTATAATTCTTTAGAGCAAATACCAAAAAAGTATCTTCATTCAATTCTATCATTAAGTAAGTCTTTTTATGTTACGATACGGTAGCCGTACCTCCAATGCAATACCACTTGTCAGCTAAGTAAATAAGTTGGGCAGTGTCACCAGCGGATGAAAACGCAATCGATGCGTGGGCTAATTGTGAGTCAATTAAACTAACAATATGTCCAGCACTATTCGATGTCATTATAATAATTTTGATCTGCCCAGTTACACCAGCAATTATGTTCAAATTCCCTGCTGAGGAAGGATTTGTAATAAGCGTGGTATTAGTTGCAACTGAGATGGCACCCGGTGCAGTGATAGTATCTGTACCAGCAATACTAACTTTTCCTGAAAAGGATGCCGGGGTTGGAACATCGGCAAAAAGGTTAGCTATTGTAATCTTGTTACTAGCTCCACCTTTTACCAGATAAAGGTTGTCCACTGCGGCAACTGACGTTGCCGCTGTGAGTTCACTTACTTTCGAATCAGCCATTTAAAAATACTCCTGTTGTTAAAAGTATTTATATTAGCTTTCAGTCAGTGTGGCAGCGGTAGATGTTACATCATCTGCGCCTGTTTTACTAACTACACAACGGTACTTGTTAGTGCCAAGACCTGTGTTGTCTGAAATATTCAAAGTAGCTGTTGTTGCTGTAGTGTATACACCGGCATTTGATATGTTACCAAATGATCCTGTACCGCCTGTCTGCAACTGCCATTGGAACGTAATCGTACCACCAGTTCCAGTAGATGCGGCTACTACAGTGAATGACTCTGCTTCTCCAGTAGCTTTAGTGCTATTAGATGGCTGAGTAGTGATAGACAGTAAGTAATCTTCGAATTCTGTATCTTCAGCATCGCCAGTAATACCATTCTTAGATAATGCTACTAATGTTTCTGAGATTTTACGAGATCCGTTAGTTCTTACGTGAACCCATCCAGCATGACCAGCACCAATATCTGGGTTGGCTGCCATTTCGTTCTCATCTACACCAAATGTAGTTTCAGAGGTGTAACCACCAACCGAATTAGAACCAATAGATTTAGGCTTTTCGCTCAATGTGTAAGCGGCGCCTGCAGATTGTGCTACAATAGCAGTACCAGAAGCATTAGCATTTACTACCGTAGCGGCAGTATCAGATGCTATTGCAGTGATTCTGAAATCGATTGCGTTTGCGGTGAGAGTGTCACCAATTGCGCTTTCAGTAGTGAAAGCTGTGCTAGTTCCAGTAACAGCACCTGCAGTAGTAAGTGCTATAGTACCTGAACTAGTCTTATCGTCTGTTTTTCCCCATGCGGACATGATTGTATTCTCCTAGTTTTTGTTTATACGTGTTTTTTAAAATGTTCGTGTGATGTATGACCGTGACTCTGCATTCTTTCTTTGTCTGCTGGTTTGCCAGTCATATATTTAGATAAGAATTTAGCGGCATGTCCCTTGCTAATTGTATGGGATTTTCCGTCTTGAAAAGTTACTTTCTTTCCAATAGACATTGCTTTTCTTAACTGAGGAACAATATGCTCTACGCTCTTGTCCGTCTTTGCATTATGTGATACATCTGGTTTATCTTGCTTAGTAGGTGCTAAACCTCTGCTATCTTTCCGAGCATCTCTTCTAGCATCTTCTGCGGCACCTTCTTCAATTGCTAACTGTTCTTGTTCAGCAGTAAACTCATTGAAGGAGTCCATAGTAAATTCTTCAAAGTCTTCGTTCTTAGCTGAATGAGCGGCATCTACTGCACCAAAGAATTTCTTCTTATCTTCGTCAGACATATCTGCAAGTGATTTACCAGTCTTTTTAAGCATTGCTTGGAACTTTTCTTTGTAGTCCATTTCAAACAGTGCTTCAAGGTCTTCCGTAGTCCACTCTTCTGCATATACAAAGCCTTTCTTAACGGCTGAAGCGGCACGATTCTTAGTTACTTTGCGAACTCTTCCTGATTTAGGATTAGCTACAAGCGTATCTTTCTTAGGCTTTTTAACACCAGGAATACCATAACCAACTGGTTTGTCCATTTGATTTTTCTTATTCATTGATGCGCCAGATGCTGATTGAACTTCTCCGCCCTCTTGCAGAGTCTCGCCCTGTTCTTCAACTTCTTCGTTGCGCTTAGATTTTTGATAATCGTTGTACTCTTTGCGTCTTGAATCATTAGCTGATTTTTCAGCAGGATTCATGTCGCCAACTTTTTTCTTTTTGGCTAATCTAGCAGTTTCTGAGGCATCAGTAGCCATGGTCTTGAAACCACCTTCTGACAATTTATCTTGATGTGTTTTCCATACATCCAGTGGTGATGGACCAACGTGTTCTTTTTTAATGCTCATAGATGGGTTCCCCTGTGGCGTAGTAGTCGTTCCCATTACTGGTTCCATTTTACCAGTTTTTGGGTTACGCTTCTCGCCTGTTTTTACTTTAGTAGTTTTTGATTTTAGTCTGTTAAATGAATTAGAATTAGCATCTCTATCGAACACAGCTTCATCAACTGATTCTTTCTGATCTTTACGTGGCAGTTTACTAGAGTATGTGTTTAACTCGTACGGGTGTGATCCACCTTTATTGTGTACTTGCATATGAATCATGTGTTTCTTGCCAGTTTCTTTGTGTGTAGCAGGAATGTTCACGCGAGTTGTTTTACCACTACCTGGCTTCTTAGAATTTAATCCAATATGATCTGCCTTGTGATCTGGTGTAGAGTGAATGTTATCTCTTTTGGCATGATGTGAGAATGCAGTATTGACTGCATCTGTGTATGATTTGTGACCAGTTTTGTAATCTTCACTCAAATCAGTATCAATGGAGTCATCACTGAGAATTGCTTCCATTTCTTCATCAGTCAGTGCTTCGTCTTCTTCAGGATCGATGGCTTCATTGAAATCTTTTTGCTCTTCTTTCTGATTAGGATCTTCATGTTCCCAACCCTTATCTTTTAATGCTAGATGCTCTTTCTCTGTTTTGGCTAATTTCTTTTCACCAGTTTTAGGATCCCACATATCATGTGCTTTAAATTCTTCTGATACGTTATGTTGTCCACCACAATGGTCACAAGATTCGTCACAACCACAAGTTCCATCAGATTCGATTTTGTTATCACAGCAAGAACAAGATTCTTCTACATACTCTTGGACATCTTCTTGCTGGTATTTGTTCTTTTGAGTATTCTGTTTTGCCCTGTTAAAGACTGCATCATCTCCAAGCACTATAAACATGAAACTATTAAGTAACGACTTTACGGCATCTCTTTCATTTGGTGCCATAGCCTTACCATCATTCAATTTTGCTAAACCTCTTTTTAAAATAGGTAACTTAGCAGGAGACATTAAGCCCTGACGAACCAACATATCTAGACGCCTGGATTGATCAGCTTCTTGCAGTTGGTTATCGCCCGACATAATATCTTTAATGCGTCTTTCAATTGACATCGGTTATCTCCTAAAGATTTTATTTGTAATCATATTTATAAATCTAAGATACCCAGGAAAGTTTATTCTGCTTGTATTCTTCAATAACCGCTCTTCTTTTTTCTATAGGTGGGTGCATTGTCAGTCCAAGTTCCCTAAATGACTTCAATAAGTCAGTTTTTTTGTATCCTACCGATGTCCAGTTGGCTTGATTGAAGATTGGAATGCCTCTATCCCAGTATCGTTTGTTGCCATATAACTCTGTTTGACATCCTAACCACGCACTAATCATATCCCAGTGTTCGTTTTTCCATAGTACCGTGTGTATCTGATACAATGGATCATTTGGATCCGGTTTCATCAAACGCATTCTATTCTTATTGAAATCATCAACATTAGGGTCATCTAAAATTTGTTGTAGTTGAACATCAATGTTAGATATTTCTATTGGTTGAGCCTTTCTATAATTGTATTTATCTAGGTTTGTGGAGAGTATATTGCTACGAATAATAGCGTGTGGACCTGCCATTGGTATACTGAGATCAAACATTGACATTGCTTCTCCCTGCCAATTTTTATCTATCCAATCAAATGTCCAGTCAAGCGTTTCTCTTGTCTCGTACGGCAGCCCCCATATGAAACTCATCTCACCTCTATAGTACCCAGTCTGCTTTAACATATATTCTTTTGCTTCTAATATGCCATCAAGAATCTTTTTAGGATCGCCACCTTTACCCATTGCTTTAGCTGATTCTCTGTTTGTTGACTCAATTCCATATAAGTGACTATTGAATCTCATCCTAGCAAGTTGTTCTAAATCACCCTTTCTCTGTGTCATTAAATCAGCACGGATATATCCTGTAAAGTCAACCTCAAATGATAAATCTTGTACTACATCAGCGTACTTTGTTATCTTGTCTGTGTAATCATTAAAAGTATCATCTGTAACAATGTAATCTGTTGTACCCCATGTGTCATAGTTGCGCTTGAGATCGCGTTCAAAGTCTTCGGCTGATCTTGTGTGGTCATCTTTCACACCAAGAATAGGAAAGTTACAATATGCACATTGAAAACGACATCCTCTTGAAGTCTCAAATGATAGTGTCTCTTCTGGTCTTACAAAGTCTCGCTTTTCATATCCAATTCCAATATTTTTCCAAGGGAATGCATTGTACTCTTTTGTGTCCATACACTCAACAACTTTTACCGTTGGTCCACCAGGATAAACTGATTTCTCTGAGTATATTGGATTACCAGCAAGTACTGCGCTGATACCCAGTTCTCCGTATCCTACTATGGCATAGTCTATGTTGGGTATGGATGCAATAGACCACAATCCTTGGCTGCCAGCCACTGTTACTACGTCATAGTTTTCCTTGACGTATTGAAATATACTTGCTATATTGGGAGTGTTTAAATAGAAGATGCCTCCAACACCAACTAGTTTGGTATTGCGGTCTACTCTACTATCAACGATTTCGACTAGTTCTTCATATGTCCATGAGTGTAGATAGTCAACAACTTCTACGTTTAGATCATATGTTTCTCTGAGGTAGGTGGCAACTCGATACGTGCCTGATGTTCGCATCGCCATTTCATAAGAAGGTGAGGTACTCATATTTGTTACTTCATACGAATATGCGGAGATACCCGTAAAAAGTAGTACGTCTACTGCCATAATGTAACTCTAATATATTTTAGTAAGATTATATCCTACTGGTTCAACCGTCTTTATTTCATGTTTTCTCTTGTCGGTATCTATGAACACAATATTTTTAGGAGATAGCTTTTTAATCTTAGCTACGCGCCATGTTTTAGGTGCGCCCTCTGTAATTCTTGCACCATCGGGCATTATGGTTGTCTTGCCAGGAAAGAAAATAGTCAACTCATATTCTTCTAACCAGAATCTGAGCCACCATTCTTTAATCCTCGACTTTCGCACCACCACGCCACTGTCTACAACTCCAGTATCCTGCTTTAGTTCTGTCTTTTTTGTTTGCACAGTCATGTCTGGCTCTGAAACTTGCTCTTGCTTTTGGGTCATCTCGTTTAATTTCCATGTTTGGATCACCAAATGAAACTTTAACTACATTGCCTTTGTCGTTTTTGACATACACGTAAAATTTCTTTGAACCACCACGTTGAACTTTATTTAGCGCAACTTTCTTTTTCTCGCCTTCTTCCATAATTACAATATCTTCTGATATTAAATCTTCGTTCATTGCTTCGCATTCACTGCAACAAACTTCTTCAGTCCGAGAGTTCTCTAAATCAGATTTAGATGGTGCTCCCTCACTTCCTGGCTTACGCATCTTCTCGCCAGATCCGCCTTTAATTCTTTTTCTCTTTGCGTGGATGTTATCCCACAAACCTTTTTTATTACCTTCTGAAAATGTTATCATTTTTATCCTACTTCTTTTTGGCTGGAGCTTTAGCTTTCTTGGCTTTTTTAGGTGCTTTGACTTTAAATTTCTTTGCAGTATACTTACTAGCAGAACCGCCTTTAGTTACTTTAAATTTCTTTGCGGCTTGCTTCTTTCCACCACCGCCAGATTTGATTCTTTGTAATTCATTCTTTCTTACGAGTGGCATCATACGAATAGCCAAACGAGATACGAGTGGCGCCATCTTCTTTGCCATGCCTTCGATACGTGCTTTCTCTTGTGGAGGCATTTTACTTACATCTCGACCTCTAGCAAATCTCTGCTTGATTATGTTTCTTGCACCACGTTGCGCTCTCTTCTTGATTCTAGCTGGATCAGCGGCTCTTCTAGATGCTCTCATTCTAGCAACTTTAAGTTTCTGTCTGTTTCTTCTAGCCGCAAATCTGCGCTTCATTCTACCTTGTACAGATAATACTTCATCAAGTGTTTCTTCGTCTAAATCTAGATCATCCAATTCACCATCATCTGGAATGTTTTCAATGTCTTGGAAATCAAGCAACTCATCTTCGTCATACATTCCAAGATCGACCATATCTTCGAAACTCATCATACCAATTTCATCTTCCATCTGAAGTATTTCTACTTCTGAGAAAACGAATGCATTGGGAGCATCTGTTACTGCGTCATCGGCGTTGCTCTTTTTATATACATCATCGCCTTGACCAGGAGTCATATCTTTATATAACTGAGTGCCTTCTGGTGTTCCCCATTGATGCACATCTGCGTTATAAGATTCTTTGACCATATTAGCCAAAGTTCTTGCATCAACTCGGTTTGAAATTTGTCCAGCTACACTATGGGCATACCACTCAATACCATGTCTGGTCCTGCCGCCACCTTCTTTTTTCTTTTTATCGTATATCTGTTTTAATAGTTTTGCGGCTACTGCATACTGGTGTCTATACACTGTCTTGGCTAGAGGATCAAGCATCCATCTCGGTGCTTCATCAAGTTCTGCTTCTTCTAATTTACCCAGTTCTTTAGGAGCCTTTGGGTTTTTAATAGTAAGTTTTGCTCTGCGCTTTTCTGCTTTCAGTTGCATTGAAGACTTACCAAGACGATTTCGCATCGTTGTGCGAGTTCTGCCTATGTCTTCTTCTTTGATTCCGCGTAATTTTTTCTGGCTTCTTACCCAGGCTCTCGCTCTATGATTTGCAACTGGCTCTCTTGTCCATGCACCAATTCTTCTGTAGATTGACATGGTAGCACCCTGATAGTTTGCACCATCTGAGTTATCGACAATATACATATATCTACCAAACAAGTTTTGGAATTTACCGATGTTTTTCTGAACATCATTCCACATATCTGATACTACGTTATCTGGAAGAGTTCTGGCTCTTGATTGGTTTCTTGTTTTTGCTGTTTCTAGGTCAGTGTTGACAAATATCATCGCAACATCGTAACCAATTGATCTGAGTTTATTTACTTGGTTATTAATTTTTGTGAAGTCTTTACCAGTACCATCAATTACTAGACCAAGCCTACTATCAATCCATTGCTCTTGTCTCATCTTAGTGAGGAGCTTGGCTCTGTCTCGTATGGACTGACCTTTACTAGAATAAATGTTTTCTGGTGTTGCTTCTAGCCCAACTTTGGCTAATGCTCTTTCAAATGCGTCATCGCTATTAATTAATTTTAGCCCAAACGACTGAAGGGATGTTTGTCCCACAATAAAAGATTTACCACTGCCAGGTCCTCCAGCAAGGAAAACTGCCTTGAAAATTCCAGGGTCATTTATACCCTCTTCAAGTGGTCGCGGGTCAAGAAAATCTACGAATGTTTTGTTCATAAGACTATTTATACTTAGACTAAAGCTAATACCTTGGTAAGTGCTGAGACTAAATTCTCTGCGTGAATTTTCAACTTCTCATCTTTGATGCTGTCACGTATTGCTTCAACATCAGAGAAATCGTTTACTAGTTCATCATATTCGCTACGGGTAATAGCATTCGTACTCAGGTACTCTTGTAATTGGGTAATTTTGAGAGAGTATTCCTCAAATAATTCGTGTTCTGCTTCTTGCATTGTCATGTCTCCAAGTTATTTTTTAATGCGTGATCCTGTAAGTTCAATTGCTCTTGTAGTTGCGTCTTGTATGTTATCCCATTTAAGTCCGCAATATACAGGAGACGGGTTTTCTCTTGTGTAGAATTCATCTACTAACCCATGTATCTCATTGTATATATCTTTACTGGTATCGTTCATTGTACCTTCAGAGTATATCTTGAGTGCTAGTGATTTCTTGTATGTATCCAGTTTGATTGGACAATCAGTTCGTTGAGTAATTGAGTCAACATTAAGTTGTACTAGCATACCATACTCTACGTTGTCAAATCTATCTGAGAATAAGTTGGCGCAACCAGACAGTGTAAGTAAAGTTGCTATTATTAATAATCCGTGTTTCATGCTTCCTCCATTGTTATTTTTTCAAAACCTTTGCTATAGCTATACATATAATTATTGGAAAAGTTTTTACCAATAACGTGACCATATGTGTCTTCTGGAAATATCAGGCTTAAATTGTATACAATACCACAGTTAGATTTATTCAAAACTCTAACAGACTGGTTTAAACATCTGCCTAAATGAAATCCGCAAAAATAATAGTAGTCATATGTAGGTATTTCTCTTAAATCCTCTATAACCAAGTCTTTAGTTTGTATTTCTTCCATTACTTGCTCTGGTCGATGACCTCCACATTGGTGTATAACATCATAATTATATTTTTGTTTTATGTTGGATAATTGTAGGTCTAAAAATGATCCAAATAATTTATTTTCTTTTAATAACCACGGAAATTTGTTTAAGTCTTCTTGTGAGCAATACTTCCATGCGTCTATTACCACAACACAAGAATTCATCTCATGTTTCTTCCAATTTTATCATTAACCTTTCCGCACGATTTGTAACTTGATCGTGCCATCTAGAATCTCTACCTTCGATGCCAGCTTGTTTCCAATCACACTCTTCTAGTGCTTTACGGAAGTTCTGAAACTTACCTAGGCGTGTTCTGCCCATATTGAACATCATGTTTACTAGGACTTCCTGTACTGTCCCCGGCCATGTATTAAATTGTGCTTTATATAGTGCAACACACTCTGAGATTGATGTGTCAAGGTCACGTTCAAAGCATTCTCTAACTCGTTCTTCTGAGACTGGTGTGCCATCTGCTTGTCCAAATTCTGGATCAGACTCGAGGACCAAGTGTCCAACTCCGAAAGTTGGGTAGCCCAAATGGTCTTTATAAATTTCATACACAACTCCCTCATCGATTTTTAGTTGCTCAAAAACTGCTTCTCTGTTCATTTACTTTCCCTTAAAAAATTTGAAAAAGAGGGGCGACTTTCACCCTCTTTGAGTTGCATACCTTTACGTACCGCATCAAATAGCTTCTTTGCACTTGCTTGTGATGCTCGTTGATTCAGTCCTTTCTTGAATGATGTAAAATCATTGTTACTGACAAATGATCTCATCTTAGTACCACTAATTCCAGTCACACCTTCAGCGTCTGGGTCTCTTTCGCCAGCAGATACTATTGCTATCTCTTTAAAGTTGTAGTCTTTACCATTGTATTTATCTGCTATTTTTTGAAACTCTTGTACTCTATCTGAACCTGCTATCATTACCACATGGGTAAATCCTTCTTTATTCATCTTTGTTAGATGTGCAATAAAGTGTGGTTGTGCTTTAGAGGAGGCTTGGAATTTCGTGCCAGGATGAATACTTTTTAGGTATGTAATTTTATCTTGTGCTGTAAGAGGATTTTTATGCTTGTCTTGAGAATGACTCACTATTACTCTGTGATCTGCCCTACGTTTCTGGGCTTCACTCTTCACTTTATCGACTAACTTGCTATGACCAGCAGTTGGAGGGTTTAGTCGACCAAAAGCAAAAACTATTCGCTTTTCTCGTTCTTCGTGTATTGTTCTAAGGTTCATGGTTTAAATTCTCTTACTAATTAGTATTCTATATACTATTTATAAGACAAAAATAAACTATCTGTCCCAAGCCTTGATTGCGGTGAAGTTGTTGTAACTAAACTCCATTCGGTCAACTAGCTTTACTGCCCGACCAGATGTTCTGTCGATAGCAACATATCCTTCAGGATTCACTACTTTAAATCCATTAGGAGTTCTGACAAATGTGTTAGTTAATTGTTTTATCTTATTAAGTTTGGAAACTATCATCATCTTCGCAGATATTAGTAAGTTCTGGAAGATGATGACGTTTACAAGTAAGCCTGTTAGCTTACGTAGATCGCGGAGGGTCGCTGTCTTCTTGTCCTCAATCGCTTTCTTCGTTTTATCAGTTTTAACCTTTCCCGCTTCTTTGTCGAATTTTTCTTCAACCCAGGTAAGGTAACCTTTTGCGTGTTCACTAGGATTAGTAATTTCTTGACCGACTCTTACTTTAGAATTTGTATATGTTTTTATACTAGCGCCAACAAATTTACCTTCCATTGATGCTTGTATTCTTAAAAATTTTGTTAATTCCGCAGAAGATATTTTGGCAAATGCTTTTCCAACTTCAGACAATTTAGCTGTTACTTGATCTGTCTCTGCTTTAGTAAATGTGGCTGTTCCACTTTCATCTTTGTAAGTGGCATCATCCATCCAGATAGACGTAGGTTTTCTAAGACTCTTCGTATCTGCACCGAATGATGCTTTCATGTTTTCTAGTGACGTTCCTGTATATGTAGTGTGCCAAACTACACCGATCTTAGCGGCTTTCATCTTTCTCTCTAAAAATGAACCTTTAGGAATTGCGTAAACGATTGTGTTGGGCTGAAATGTTGTATATGTTTGACCGTCTATTTTGTCCGTTTCTAAATCGGCAGACGTATACATCAAGTCACCCTGTAGGACGTTCTTGATACCCAATTTACTAAATTCTGTGAGAGCAATCTTGAATTTGGGTTTTAGTGATGCGGGTAATCTTGCATCGGAATCTATTTCTTTTGCAGTCTTATACAGTAAAGGTGTCTTATTGAACACGCTCTTTTTAGCTACAAAGAATTTACCGTCTGCAGGATCTATACCCGCGAAAATAGCTGGAGCTCCATCCCATTTAACAGTCATGTTAATGGAACTACGTGAGTTGCCAGCCATCATATCTCTTAATGACCGAAGAAAGTTGACTGCGCCTCTAGCACCGCCAATTCCAGAATTAATAATTTCGTCCTCGAGATGCTCCAAATGCAAGTTTTTGCCATTTGCGTCTTCGGTTAGAAATGTTGAAAATCTTTTCATTCTTCTTCTTTTGCTTTCTTCGCTCTTGTCCGTTTTACAACGGCGCGTTTGGGTTTCTGTACTTCTACTTCCTCTTCTACATAAGATTCGGAGGGTGCAAAAGACTCTTTTTTCTTCTTAGCCGCTTGTTGCAATTTTTCTTTTTTTGCTTTCAAGTCTCTGGCTATACCTTTCAATTCAACAATTTCTTTTGTGAGGGCTTTGTTGTTCAAATCCAAAAGGTTTTTAACATTTTGAAGTTTGTCTCTATGTATTGTAGTCTCTGCTAGTTCTCGCTGAGTAACAATAAGTTTAGCATATATATCAAACTTCTCTATATAATCAACTCTTAGTGCTTCTTGTAGCACCCGAACTCTTTCATCTTGATAACGCTCTTCTTCAGACTTTTTTGCCATTTCTGGTAGTGCGTCATTTAATTCCAAATTAGGACCAACGTCACTTTCGATATCATAATATTCAGTCATATTTATGTGTTTCCTATTCTACGAAACTCTTACCATGGTATAATTGTCATACCTATCATGTTTAATAAGATTTCTATAATTATCAATCCGATAAAACCCCCAAGTAATTGCCAAGCCCACCATTTCCATCCGGTAAGGTTTCTTGACCATTCTGCTAGAGAACTATCATTCGCTTTGTCATACGCACCAGTTTTATCGCCAATTTTGTCTGCCCAATAACTAGGGTCTATCCAATCAGCTATCTTTTTAAGGAATTTAACTATCAATTGCTGGACCCACTTTCTTTCTAACATTGTCTACCACATTTCTGAGTTTGACTGAAGTTGGATCTTTCTTGCCATACTCATTCGCTATTGGTGCGTATGGATTTTGATCAGCGATACGTGAGAGAACTTCTTTAAAGTCTCCTTTTGGTTTGACAGAATCACCCGTACCACCAATAATTGCCATGGTTGTTGGGAGTTTATGTATATTTCCGTTACTATTTTCTACCAATTCTTCACTAGCAGATATGGACATAAACTCTTCCCATTCTTCACCAGTTTCTTTATTCTTGAAACTATATGTTGGCATTACAATTTTCCTTTACTAATGTTATACTATATATGCGTGAAATCTCTCGCTTGCTCTAATCCCAAAGATTTTCATAATACTTGCCAAACAATTTGAAGCCGTTTGAGATACGCTCTTGGTATGCTGTACGCCCTTCCCAATCAACCTCATATGTGTCGTTAGGACCTTTGACCATTTTACTATGACCTTTGAGTTTACCTTCAATTAGTTTAACCCACTGAATGTCATGTTCACCGGATGAAAACTGGGTTTCCCAGTCTGTATGTTTGCTCTCAAAGGCAAAAATCATTTCATCTAATACCCAATCCCAACGCTCAAAGAACTTAGGATCAGTATCACCATTTTTAGTGTATGCTGTTAGTTCTTTCTTAGTAGGGCGCAACTTTGCTGGCACATCTTCTGGATATACGTAAGGAGCACCGTGCTTGGTAAGTTTGAGTTGCTTCAGCATCGGCTCAATGATATGTGCTAACGTATGATCCATACTCCAGGTATCAAAGTCATCTATATGCACAGATACTTTAGGCTCATTACCGATACCAAACTTTTCATATAGAAAGTTGTGATACCATCTATGTGTTGGATACTTGCCTATTTTAATTTTCATATCAACTCCATCCAGTCGGTATCTTCTGGCATCAATATAATCTGGCCCTTAAAGTGTTGCTGTGAACACAAATCCTTATAGATACCAGCAGTACTCATTTTAAGTCCGTAGGCTCCTTTAGGGCATCTGTAGAGTGAACCGCTTTCACCATGGAAATGAAATTCATCTTCACGATCAAACACAAGAGTAATACCACTATTCATTCTCCATGAGGAGCCATCCAAGTAACCACCACTCCAACCTGCTAGAACTTTATAGAACGGGA